GAACTCTGGAGTGAGATTGCTGATGCTCCCGGTGAGATATTTGACCTGCCCGAACTTCGTGAACTTGATGAAGAAAAGTTCAATCTAAATGACTACCTCAACTCTAACATTGATTACTGAAATGACTACGATTTCTTTCACATCTGGCGAATTGTATGATATTATCTCTGCTCTTCAACTTGTAGAAGAAGGAGTGTATGATGATGGAGACCTTCAAGGTGCTGCTTATTATCAAAATATGATTCAACAATTTGAACTCATTTCTAATAAACTTCAGGAGTTTGTTCCTGAAGATCGTGTTGCTAACCTCGCCCTAGTTGCTAATTAATCATGACACCTGACTCTTACAATTTCACTGGTGATGCCGTAACCTACCTGGGTTTGATTGGTGTCATCAGTACCGCAATCATCGTGGTTTCGGTGTTTCGTTCCTACTTCAATTCTCCCCTAAGGAAATGAATCCCAAACTTGAAATGTTGAGTGCTCGTGAACAACTTATGAGCGACATTGAATGTATCGTTGAATCGTTGTTTTGGGATACCTGGGGTGATGAATACGTTAATACACAGAATGAATTGATAAAAACTCTGTGTGATTCTGTTTGTGCTAACTTTCCCTCTAATTGATGATGGCAACCCTCACTCTCCAAGTTACTGAAGTTCAGTTTGATTTTGATGACTTAGACTTCACCCCCGAAGAGCAACAAGCAGTTCTAGATGATGTGCTTGGTAATGTCTTTGAGGTTGAAGTTGATGATGGTTATGATGATGAAGTCGTTGCCGATGCTCTAGTTGAAGAGGTGACAGATTATGCCGGTTGGTGTGTCTGTTCTCTGGATTTCGTTCACGTTCTCAACACTCACTAATGACTTACAGCGTAGCACCAAACTTTAACTCTGAACGTGAAGAGTTGTTGTATGAATCCTGCCTCAAAGATTCCGACCTATTAGCAACAATCATCACAGAATATATCACTCGGTTGAGTGATACTGACCTGACTGAACTTGACGACTTTCTCACTAACAACTTCGGAGACAACTAATGGCACGAACTCTACAACAACTCAAAGAATCCGTTGAGCATTTGATTGAACAACAGGGTAATGATGCTCCTGTTGCTTACTGGATCTACACAAATGAGGATGTATTTGTAATGGATGAGAATGGTAATCCCGACCCTGTGAGTCGTGAGATTGCCGAAACTGTGCTTCATCAATTAGATGAATATGACCACATTTACACTGAGATTGCTGATGCTATTGAAGCAGAACTTAAGCAGATTCAATGATACTATGTGACAGTTGATAAGGTGACACAAGACCCCTAGACTTCCTGCTTCAATCCTGTTATTCTACATTCATACCAAACAAATCCAAATGACACTTAACAAAGCACAATTCGCCCAGTTCGTTGAGAACTATGTTTCTGATATTGTAGAGGGTTTAGATGTAGACCAACTTTCAACTATTGCCTTTGACTTACTTGTTCGTGAGTATGAGACTTATACTGAAGAGCAAATTGTGAATGAGATTAAAGAGATTTATGATGATGAATATGCTCAGGGTTTGTTAGAATCAGCAACTGCTGTGCCAGTTGCCTAAGTGGCACAGAGGGGGTTCCGCTGCCCCCCCTGACCCCTTATAATTGATTCATACCAAGCAACCCCACCAAATGCGTAAGATTGAATCCCTGATGAACGATGCCATCACCAACGGCACTGATTTTCGTTCTGCTAATACTAACGTTGTGCAGGCAGATGGCATCGCTGTTGTATTGCTTCACGGCAACAAGATTGCCGAGGTTGGTGATAATTTCGTCCGATTGTTTGATGGTGGATGGCAGTCTAATACAACCAAATCCCGCCTGAATGCTATTCTTCAGGTTCACGGGATTAAGGGCGAATGTGTATTCCAGAAGAAAGGACAGTGGTTCCTAAATTATGCTGGAAACGGCGTAATTCCTTTCTTCTCAGGTATGCGTCTGGCATAGAGTGCCACTCGGGGAACTGGCACAAGGTTCCCCCCAGACCCCCTCCTGACCCCTTATAATAACAGTATGAAAAACACCCACCTCGAACACCCCGAAGATTCTATCCTGACCGGGGACCTGACCGTTCTGGATTGGTTCGTGAATCCCGGCACCCTAAGTGTAAAGATTGACGGAGCGCCTGCTATTGTTTGGGGCACGAATCCTGCCAACGGTAAGTTCTTTGTTGGCACCAAAAGTGTCTTCAACAAAGTCAAAATCAAAATCTGTTATACTCAAGAAGATGTGTTTGCTCTGTATGGTGAGCAACCCGCACTGATTGAGATTCTAGCGGCATGTCTTAAGTATCTGCCCCGTACAGAGACAATCTATCAGGGAGACTTCATCGGGTTTGGTGGTTCTAATGAGTATACTCCGAACACCATCACTTATAAGTTTTCTGAGATTGTGCGGCAGACTATTATCATCGCACCCCACACTTGCTATTATGCCGAGAGCGACATTCGTGATGCGGTTGCAATGCCTGACCGTGCCATATGGAATGATACCGACAGCGTAAAGTTTGTCAAACCAGATACTTATATCCTTCACAATCAGGAGTCCTTCGCTGATGTTGAGGAAGTGGTAAAGTTTACCCGTGCTATGGCACTTGCTGTAGAGTTTGTTTCTGACAAGCAAGCAGCAAAGATTAAGAAACAACTGAATGCCTGTATTCGTGCCGGTGATGCTATCATTGCCCAAACGTTTGAGGACTTTGATTGTGACCCTAAACTGATTGGACTGTGGGCACTAGTGAAGTCAATCAAAGATGATTGTTTGTTCCTGTGCCGCAATAGTGGTCCCGCAGCATACATCAACGGCAACCGTATTGATTCTGAGGGTTATGTGATGACCAATGAGTTTGGTATGTTCAAACTGGTCAATCGTGAGGTCTTCAGCTATGCTAACTTCAATCACGGGAGGTTTCAGGTCGCATAAGCAACACTGATGGTTCGGGGGGTTGACCTTCCCCCCTCTGACCCCTTATAATTGATTCATAAGCAACCCACCCGATGCTCAACACTCTCCAAGTCGCCGCTCAACTCAAGGTCACCAACTTTGATGCATTTGCCAAACCCGGTAAAAACAAAGGTTCGCGTGGGCAACTGATTGAAACTGCCCTTGGCATTCCTAACAGTTCCAACCTGAAAGATTTGGTGGACGGTGAACTTAAGACTTTCACAGTTGGTGAGTCTATCGCCGTCACACAGTTGAAGCACTGCCTCTCTGAAATCATCGAAGACGGTGTTAGTTTCACTGATAGTAAGGTAGGAGAAAAACTATCTCAGACCATCTACGTTGGTTTCACCCGTGCCAATGATTATGTGGGTACTGAGGTTCTGAATCCTGAGACTCACCCTGAGCACTATCAGGAACTGGCAGAGGATTACACCTTCATTTGTGATACCATCCGCAGTTCATTTGACTCTGGCAGTATACTCAACACTATCACCGGACCTAACGGACTGCTGCAAATCCGCACCAAAGCATCTAAAACTAACGGTCGCTATGTTCCTCTGACCTTTGCAAATTGCACCCTCAAAGATAAGGGTATGGCATTTTACCTCTGTGGCAAGTTCGGGAAGGAGGTCCTGTGACAGTCTGACCGCTGGCACACTGGGGGTCCGCTGGCACCCTCCGACCCCTTATAATTGATTCATACCAAACAACCCAACCGATGCGAATCGAAGTCCGCTACCAGACCCCCTACAACCAGACCGAGTGGCGCTCCCAGTGGTTCCCCACCCTTCCCGAAGCGGAGCGGATGGTAGACTTCTACCGCTCCTGCGGGTCACCCTCCCACATCTGCCCCTCATCGCTGGCACAGTTCGCCCACCTTCAGTAGTGGCACACAGGGGGCACCTGATGCCCCCTCTGACCCCTTATAATTGATTCATACCAAACGAACCGACCCGAATGACCCGCAACGCCATCACCGCTCAGGACCGTGCCGCCCAGTCCCGTGCCATCGCTGCCGCTGCCATCGCTGAGGCAGACCGTAAGGCAGGCACCGCTGATGAGCGTAACCTCAACACCCTGATAGGTATTCTCACCCTGCCCCGCTGCGGTTGTAATGGTCATCCTGCCTGCCCCCGCTGCGGTTGGATGTGACAGTTGCCCTAGTGGCACACGGGGTCTCCCAGGACCCCTCTCCACCCCTTATAATTGATTCATACCACGCAACCCAAGCAAATGCAAATCACTAAAGTCTACGCTGTCATCGGTGGTTTTGATTATGAAGGTGAGGACTTCAAATCGCTCCGCTTGTTTGACTGCTTCTCCACTGCAAATGCATACCTTGTGTATCTTGAGGAGCAGGAGGGTTATGATTACTCCAAGATGGATGTTCGGGAGGTGAATATGGAATCGGCACTGCTGTGTGCCGCCTGAGGCACTGGCACATCGGGTGCCCCTGGCACCCTCTCCACCCCTTATAATTGATTCATACCAAACAACCCAAGCAAATGACCGTCACCACCTACCAGACCTGCCTGACCGACCAAACTTATAACGGTTGGACCAATTATGAAACCTGGAACGTAGCTCTCTGGATTCAGAATGATGCTTGCGTTCAGGATGCTATCGCAGAACGTGATATCTGCTGCTATGAAGAACTGCTTGAATTGATGTATGATTGTGGTGCCAAAGAGACCCGCGACGGTGTGAAATGGACTGACCCTAAAGTCAACCGCGCAGAAATCAACGGCGACATTTTCGACTTCTAAATCTCAAGTCCTGGGAGAATGACTCTAAACTTCTCCCACACTTTCATTAACATTTTTCTTTCTACATTATGTCCCGCGATGTCCTCCTCTCACTCCTTGCTAAGGGTTCCAATGGTGAGCAAATTCTCCAGATTCTTGATTCAATTGTTGATGGGGTTTCTGATAGTGTCAGTCCTGATTCCGCTGCTAATCCTACTCTAAGTGAGATTCAGTTCTGATACCTAACCAATTGCCAGACTGGCACCGGGTCACCGGGACCGGGACCCCTGACCCTGTAGACTAAAGCATACCAAACGAACCGAGACCAAATGACCGCCTTCAACCCCTACGTCGCAACCCTGATTGAAATGGGATACGATGAGCAGGACTGCCGGAACGTTGCTGCCGCTGGTTTGGATGCCACGTATCCCCGAACCATCCACGGGCGGACCTTCCAAACCAAAGCAGAATACGATGAGGCACTGGCAGACTTCCTCAACGGAATCTGAGGGGTCCTGCCCCCGACCTGCTACAATACTATCAACCGCAACCGACCCGAATGACCCGCGCTCTGTTCCCCATCGGATTCTGTGCCCTCTGCCTGATGATTGGCAACGCTGCCCTCTCCACCATCGGCGCCACACTGGAAGCGGAGCAGGCGGAAATCTGCCACCGTAGCGGTTCGCTGGACTGCCCCCCATTGCCCCGCTGACCTGCTACAATACTATCAACCGCAACCAATCCCGATGATCCTCAAGGTTACCCGCTTCTCCCGCCGAAACAAGGTCACTCCTATGGTTCAGTTCGTCCGCTTCCCCGAGGGCGTTTCCCCTCAGATGGGATATCGTCTGTTGGGCAACCCCTCCAACGGAATCAATATCAAGCGGGCAACCGTTGAGCAGGTCGGACCCGATCAGGTCACCAAAACCCCTAAGGTTTATGATTTGCGGGTCGGACGGGTTCTGACTGCTGCCTGACCCCTGATCTGCTACAATACTATCAGTTCCACCGACACCGACCCCGATGACCTCTGCCGAACTGACCGCTGCCATTGCCTCCGGAGAATTCAAGGTCACCCGCCTGCCCCGCCGTGGTCCCCGTCCCGGTCAGGCAGCGATGACCCGTAAAGAGGACCTTGCTGCCCGCCACCTTGAGCGCCGCATTAAGCAGGGGTGGGTTTCCCTCTGACCCCATTCCATGCTATGATTCTCTCAGTTCCAAACCAACCAACACCGATGGCACTCTTCTCTCCAGCAACCGACCTTCAGACCCGCCAGACCGTATGGGTCTCCCGCAACGTTTCCAAGGGTCGCCCGCAACTCAACTCCCACCGTGATGATGTGCTGGGTCGCTCCATGGAGTCCGATGGTCTATCCGCCGTTGAGTTGGCAGACCTTCACACCCCGTTCGTGGGTTGGCAGGGTCCGGGTCATCAGTTCTACTGTAACCCCGAAGCAAAGCGCCTGACCTGGTTGGGGTGAGTTCGTGGGGGTGGGGTTCGTTCCCTGCCCCCGATTCGTGGTATGATTCTCTCAGTTCACAAGCAACCGACCCTCATGCGTAACCCCCTCTACACCGTCATCATCTGGCAGGACGTACCGAGCAGCGCCTGCTCTGAACTCCGCCTTCGCTTCCGGAAGCGCAATATCACCGTCTTCTGGCGGTCGGGTCACCTCAGCACCCATACCGTCCGCCGCCGTGATATGCTCCGCCTGCTCAATCCGCAGCAGAGCGTTGGGCAGTGGTTGAACCGTTATGCTCTGGGGTGACCCTCTGGTCGTTCCTGGTCTGGTTGGGGTTCTGACCCCATTCGTGCTACAATTCACTCAGTTCACACCCCCCCCCATCATGGCACTTCACAACCAACACACCGCCATCGGTCATCTGGGTTCCGGCGCCGATGGCGTTCGTGCCTCTATGGCAGTCAACTCTGCCAACGGTTCGGGGCGTGGCATGACCCTGACCCCCGTAACCGGTCTGGGTCGGCAGTGGGTCGGAGACAAGACCACCAACGCCCAACGCTTCGCCGCTCAGGCAAAGGCAGACCGAATTGCCGCTGCCCGTGACCGCCGCCTGAATGGGGTGGGTCACTCCCCGCTCGCTGCCCGCTTCTGAGCGGGTTGGTCGTTCGTGCCGGGGCAGTCTGGTCGTTCGTGTGGGGACAGTGCCCATGGCGCGGTGCCGACCCCCCGCCGCCCCGTATATAAAAACGCCTAACTACCCTAACCTACAAAGTGTTACGGAAGCGAGAGATGTATAAACACCAAACATAAAAAAATTTTTCGCTATATAAAAAATAAAATAAAGTTTTATAAACACGAAAATGAAAAAAAATTCCGAGGAAATTTTCGAGTCCATACAAGTTGATCCAATTACCGGGCAATATTTTTTAATAATCCCCGAACAAATTATGAACGAACTTTCTTGGTATGAAGATACCGAAGTCAAGTTTTTATTGGATGGTAAAGATGTGATTCTTTCCGAAAACGATTGATTGACAACTGATATATAATGTTGTATGATACTGAAGTAACTACTTACTATTATGGCTAAAGGATTTACCGTTAAAGCATCTGCCCCCGTAGCAGCAAATAAAGAATTAGAATGGGATTACGATCTAGCAAGGGAAATGGTACGAGGCAAATCAATTGTCTTTTGTCTTCCCGGAAGAGGAGTCTCCTATACATATCTGAAAAGTTTTGTTCAATTGTGCTTTGATCTTGTACAGAACGGTGCAAGCATTCAAATCTCACAAGACTATTCATCCATGGTAAACTTTGCACGATGCAAATGTTTGGGTGCGAATGTACTCAGAGGTCCAAATCAACTTCCCTGGGATGGAAAACTCAATTATGATTGGCAACTTTGGATTGACTCTGATATTGTCTTCAATAGTGAAAAGTTTTGGCAATTAGTTCTTATGGACAAAGATATTGCATCTGGATGGTATGCAACCGAAGACGGGCATACAACCTCAGTGGCACACTGGATGGAAGAAGATGATTTCCGCAATAATGGTGGAGTCATGAATCATGAGACCGTCGATAGCATCTCCAAGCGTCGCAAACCATTCACAGTTGATTATGCAGGATTTGGTTGGTTACTGATTAAGAAAGGAGTCTTCGAGCACTCGGAGATGACATATCCATGGTTTGCACCAAAGATGCAAGTCTTTGAATCTGGAGAAGTTCAGGATATGTGTGGAGAAGATGTATCATTCTGTTTGGATGCAAAAGAAGCAGGATTTGAGATTTGGTGCGACCCTCGTATTAGAGTCGGTCACGAAAAGACAAGAGTAATTTGATGACTAACGAATCTTACAATATAATCTGTAAGGGTCGTAAAATTTATTCTAATCTTACAGAAGAAGAATACTTCAATACTATGGAGGATCTGTCCGTACAATTTTATCAGACGGGTTCTCCAAATCCAAATGAAATTGAAACTGAAATTATAGGAGAAAATTAATGGCAATTAAAAAATCATCAGGTGGTGGTGGGAAGCAAGTAATTGAATCTCTCCCCAAGAAAACTAAGCAAGGTTGTGGTGCTCATACTAAGTATGCGGCATCTTCTCGTAATAAAGCTCGTAAGAAATACAGGGGACAAGGTAAAAAATGAATCCATTGCTTTTCATTTCTGAAGATAAAGAAAAGGCACTAATTCAACAAATAACTTATCTCATTCAAGTATCGGAGATTGATATTCATCCTTCCGATACTTGTTTTTTAATGGTTTCTCCCGATTATTCCGCAATTGTGACACAACATCTTTCACATTCTTTAAGTATGGATGGAGAAATATTTCATATAGAATCAGTTAATGTTCCATTTCCGGATGAAAATGTAAACGAATATCGTAAAGATTTTATTGAAAACTATTTAAAGTGGTCAAAACAGTGGAAAAAATTTGTTTTAATTGAGGCAGGAGTTATAAGAGGAGGTAATTATAAATGGATTACGGATATAATTGACAAAAAATACTATACAGTAGCATTATGTGAGAATATTCATAGTAAATTTAAAAGTGATTTTGTCTCGTTATACTATGATGATAGTAAAGTAGACCTTCATTTTTGGTGGGAAAGACCAAATAATCATTGGAGATAATAGACTAAATATTTTTTTTACATAAAATTTAGTTGAAACAGCATTCGATGGGAACTCATCTCCTTTTGGAGGTGTATGATGTTAAATTTAACCTCTTAAATGACGTAATATCTCTCCAAGAAACAATGGAGAAGGGTATTAATCGTGCAAATATGACTATTTTGAATATTTTTTCTCATTGTTTTTTTCCTCAAGGATGTACTATTGTTATTGCACTCTCAGAAAGTCATGTTTCTTGCCACACCTGGCCTGAAAATGGTTGTATAGCAATTGATGTCTATACTTGTGGTGAAGGAAATCCTAGACTAGTTGCAATTGAATTATTAAAATATCTAAATTCTGATAATTACAATCTTCGAGAAGTAAATCGTTAAATAGTAATAGGAGATAGAAACCTCCTTTATAAAAGTTCTGTTTTAAATTAAAACAGGAGTTTCAAAATGCTATTCGAATCAGAAGAAAATCAAAAAAGACTCATTCAAGAAGTGGTCTATGATGTTGCACCGAAGCATAACCTAAAAAAACAAGTTGAACTGCACGAAAAAATTCGTAATGATGAAGACTATGATGATTGGTCTTATGGAACAGAACCAAACTATGGTTCTTCCTGGAAGTAGGTATAAATAAATAAAAAACTTTCGTTCGATGGCAATTCAAAGGATATCCAGATCATTCAAAGATATCAGTTTATCCTTTGAACCACATCCAGTGACAAAGGATCTGCCGATACTAAAGAATGAAAATGCAATTCGTAGATCAGTAAGAAATATTGTAGAAACTATTCCAACGGAAAGATTCTTCAATTCACTCTTAGGATCTGATATTACAAAAAGTTTATTTGAATTTGTTGATTTTGGTACTGCATCAGTAATACAAAGTCAAATTGAAATATCCATTAATAACTTTGAACCAAGAGTTAATAATGTAGAAGTTCAGGTAGATCCTATTCCAGATGATAATACCTTTAATGTAACAATTATTTTTGATATTATAGGGCAAGAATTTCCAACTCAAGAATATTCATTCATACTAGAGGCAACAAGATAAAATGCCTTTTACTAAATTTACAAATCTAGATTTCGATCAGATAAAGACATCCATTAAAGATTATCTCCGTGCCAACTCCACATTCACGGATTTTGACTTTGAGGGATCTAATTTTTCTGTACTAATAGACACGCTAGCATATAATACCTATATTACCTCATTCAACTCGAATATGGTTGTGAACGAATCCTTTCTGGATTCTGCAACTGTTCGTGAAAATGTTGTTTCACTAGCAAGAAATATCGGTTACGTACCTCGCTCCAGGACGGCAGCAAAGGCACAAATATCATTTAATATCCCCACAACCGCAACTCCCACACTTACCTTACAGAAAGGTCTAGTCTGTATAGGTTCTGTAGATAATACTTCATACACATTTTCAATCCCAGACAACATATCATCAAATGTTGTAGACGGAGCAGCATCTTTTAATAATATTAATATCTATCAAGGAACATTTTTAACTAAACAATTTACAGTAGATGGATCTCTGGATCAAAGATTTATTTTAAACAACTCATTTATTGATACTTCCACCATCTCAGTCTATGTGAAGGGAATTAATGATAGTGGTCTTGGAGTAGAATATTCTTCTGTTGATAATATTCTTAATGTAGATTCATCCTCAAGAATATATCTCCTACAAGAAGTTCAAGATGAAAAATATGAATTACTTTTCGGTGATGGACTGATTGGAAAAAAATTAGAAAACAATTCAGTAATTACAGTAAATTATATTGTTACCGATGGTGAAGATGGTAATGGTGCTTCTTCATTTTCTTTTGCCGGGAGCACTAGTCCAAATAGTGAAACAGGTTCGGTCTCTGTTATAACGAATCAGTCATCTCAAAATGGTTCTGAAATAGAATCCATAGATTCTGTCAAATATTTTGCCCCAAGAATTTATTCCTCTCAATATAGGGCAGTAACATCAAGAGATTATGAGGCAATTATAAAAAAAATATATCCAGATACCGAATCAGTTGCTGTTATTGGAGGTGAAGAATTAGATCCACCAGAATTTGGTACAGTATCAATAAGTATTAAACCAAAAAATGGAACTTTTGTTTCCGATTTTAATAAAGAACAAATTAAAAATAAATTAAAGCAATATAGTATTTCTGGAATTAATCAAAAAATAATTGATCTTAAGATATTATATGTAGAAATTGATTCATCAATTTATTACAACTATGCTCAAGTATCGGCAGTAGAATCATTGAAAACAAAAATTATAAATTCATTGACAGAATATTCCGATTCTGTGGATCTCAATTCATTTGGTGGAAGATTTAAATATAGTAAGGTTCTTCAAATAATTGACAATACTGATATTGCTATAACTTCTAATATCACTAAGGTTAGAATTAGAAGAGATTTGAAAGCGCAGATAAACCAGTTTGCACAATATGAACTATGCTTTGGAAATAAATTTCATATCAATAGTGGCGGTTTTAATATTAAAAGCACTGGATTTAAAATTTCTGCAGATTCGGATACCGTATATCTAACAGATGTACCTAATAGCGATGGAAAAACTGGAATACTATCAATAGTAAAACCTTTAAGCGATGGAACTACAAGAATAGTTGCAAAATCTTCCGGAACAGTTGATTATGTGAAAGGTGAAATTAAATTGGGAACCATAAACATTATTTCAACATCTAAAGAAAATGATATTATCGAAATACAGGCATTCCCAGAATCTAATGATGTTCTTGGACTAAAAGATTTATATTTAAATTTTAGTATTTCAAAAAGCACAATAAATATGGTAAGAGATGTAGTTGCCTCCGGTGATGAAATATCAGGTACATTATTTGCCAGAGACTATTATACATCAAGTTATTCAAACGGGAATTTAATAAGAGCATAATATGATACAGACTGGGTTCGAATCTAGAGTTAAGGTTCAGCAAGTTATTGAAAATCAACTTCCAAACTTTATTTTGGATGAAAGTCCAAATACGGCAGAATTTTTAAAGCAATATTATATTTCTCAAGAATATCAAGGTGGTGTAGTTGATATTGCAGAAAATTTAGATCAATATTTGAAATTAGATAATCTAACTCCAGAAGTTGTAGTTGATAGTACGATACTTACAATAGGAATCACAACAACATCAAATATTATTACAGTAAGTAGTACTAAAGGTTTTCCTCAAACTTATGGTTTATTGAAGATTGATGATGAAATTATTACATATACCGGAATAACCACAAATACATTTACAGGATGTGTTCGTGGGTTTAGTGGCATTACTAATTATCATTCAAATTCAAATCAAGAAGAATTAGTATTTTCAGAATCGATATCTACATTTCATAGTGCTGGATCATCCGTACAAAATCTAAGTTCTTTATTCTTAAAAGAGTTTTATAAAAAAATAAAATACACTTTTACTCCAGGTCTGGAAGAAGTTGATTTTGTATCAAATTTAAATGTTGGTAATTTTATAAAGGAAGCAAGATCATTTTATCAGGCAAAGGGGACTGACGAATCATTTAGAATTTTATTTAATATTTTATATGGAGTAACTCCTCTGGTAGTAAATTTAGAGGAGTTTTTAATTAAACCATCTTCGGCAGAATTTATAAGAAGAGAAATTGTAATTGCAGAAAGAATTTCTGGAGATCCTTCTAAATTGGTAGGTCAAACAATTCAGAAATTTAATGATGAGAGCACTAGTGCCTCAATTTCTGAAGTAGAACTATTTACCAGAAATAATATACAATATTTTAAGATTTCACTTTTTGTTGGATATGAAAATTTTTCCGCTGTTCTTGGAAATTTTACAATTACTCCAAATACAAAAAGTCTAAAAAATGTTGCCATCGGGTCGTCAGTAATTTCAGTAGACTCTACAATAGGATTTGCTGGAATTGGAACCATCATATCTGGAATTAATACTATCACTTATACAAGTAAGAGTATTAATCAGTTTTTTGGATGTACTGGAATTACATCTTCAATTTTATCATCTGCCGATATAAGATCTGATGAAATTTATTTTGGATATGAAAATGGAGATTTGGATAAAAAAGTTGAGTTAAGACTTACGGGAGTATTATCTAAATTTGTTCAAGTATCAGATACTTTAAATTTGGATGAAGGGCAAAAAATATCAGTTAAAAATATTGGGGATTTGATTCAAAATCCGCAGCAGAATAAGACATATAAAGAAATATTTGCAAATTCGTGGATATACAATACTGGATCTAGATATGAAATAGAAAATATCAGTAATTTTACTTTAAAAAGTCCAATTGACAGGTCTAGTTTAAAAATTGGAGATGAAGTAGAAATTTTAGAAAAAAATAGTAATGTTGTAGTTTCATCTTCTGGTGCATATATTTCGGATATTATATCTTCACAAAATAGAGTTATTATATATAATTTAAACTTCACGGCAGAAAATGGAGTGAAGTATGATTTAAGAAGAAAAATTAATACCGCAAACAGTACAGTAGTTCCAATAGAATTTGGAAATAATGTTATTTTATCAGATATTCAAAATTTATATACTGATGATGAGTATGCCTATGTAGCTTCTAACTCATTACCATCGGGTAGAGATGGATATGATGGAAATTTTACATATAAAATAACAAAAGATATTAAAACATCAGTTGGAATAGGAACTGCTGATGTAATAGATAACAACTACACAAGTATAGTATTTCAAAATCCAGTTCCATTTATCACTGGCGATAGAATTTACTATCAACCATCAGGAACACCTATTGTTGGATTAGATACTGGAGATTATTATGTACAAGTTCTAGATCCATCTAATAAAATAAGATTATATTCATCATTATCATTTGTTGGAACTGATAATTTCTTAACATTTTCAAATTCAAATTTTGCCAATCAAACTCATAGATTTACATTATATTCTCAGAAATCTGGTATAATTGGTGCTCAAAAATTACTCAAAAAATTTCCATTATCTGAAAGTATCGATACTGGAACTGGAGAATTAACAATTCCAGGTTCAGTCGGAATGTTAATTAATGGTGTTGAAGTTAATAGTTATAAATCCAATGATAAAGTATACTATGGTCCTTTAAAATCTATTAGTGTATTAAATGGTGGAATAGACTATGATGTTATTAATCCCCCATCAATATCCGTTTCTTCTGGAATTGGATCTACAGCATTAGTTAGACCAGTAGTTGGTGGGTCAATTAAAAAAGTTTACATCGATTCTCAAGACTATGATATCAATACAATTGTATCTATTGGTGTAACTGGTGGTAATGGGTCTGGTTGCGTATTAGAACCCATTCTTACGAAGAGAAGAAGAGATATTTTCTTCGATGGAAGATTGACCACAAATTCTGGGGGAATTAGTTCAACGACAAATCAATTGTCATTTTTAACGAATCACAATTTAAGCAATGGGGAATTAGTAGTTTACAATTCTAATGGAAATTCTTCAATTGGTATTGGTACTACAAATTTAACTTTAGTAAATAATGCCACATATTATTCTAAAGTTGATAATAACAGAACTATCAGACTTTATCAGTCCAATTCTGATTATCAGTCGGGAATTAATACTATCAAATTTAATGGAATTAGTGCCGGAGGAATACATAAGTTTTCTACTGCATCATTTAAAAATACCATATCAGAGATTAAAATATTAAATGGTGGGAATGGATATACAAATAGAGAGTTAATTGTTTCTTCAACAGGAATATCCACAATAAACTACACGATTAGTTTCGAAAATCATGGATTTAAGAGTGGAGAACTTGTAACTTATCAATATGAAACATCTACAATTGGAATTTCTACATTATCTCAATATCATGTATTGAAAAATAATGATGATTCTTTTAGACTTTGTGATGCTGGAATTGGTGGAACTGACATATCAAATTATAATAGAAAAAATTATATTAAATTTTCTTCTACTGGATCGGGATATCAATATTTTAGTTATCCTAATATTTCTGTTTCTATACAATATACTCCTGTTGGATTTGGAACCACAAGTCAACAGATTCAATCTCTTGTAGCAACTCCTATTGTTAAAGGTAATATTATAGATGCTTATCTATATGAAAGTGGAACTGGATATGGATCGACAATTGTAAATCTTGAGAGAAGACCATTAATAACGATAAAAACCGGAAAGGAGGCAAAATTAAAACCAATTATTGTAAATGGTCAAATTAATTCCGTAAATATTCAATATGGTGGGGTTGATTATTATTCAACTCCTGATTTGGTTGTAACAGATTTAACCGGTGCCGGATCCGGAGCAGATTTAAGACCAGTCATTACTAACCAAAAAATAACAGATATTAAGATAGTAAATCCGGGAATTGGATACTCAAGCACCTCAACAATAATTAAAGTAAATCCTTCAGGTTCTAATGCAATTTTAAGTGCCAATATTAGAGATTTAACAGTTAATAATAACTTAAAGTTTGGTGATGAAATTTTAATAGAAACTGAAAATCAATTGCAGTATTCTGTTTGTGGATATTTTGAAAACTTAAGAACTTCATTTGGTGATAGTGGATCTCAGGTTTCTAATATAATTGGGTGGGCATATGATGGAAATCCAATATATGGAGCATATGGATATTCTAATCCGGAGGATACCAATTCTACTCCTAAAATTTTAACTTCTGGATATACATTAAGTTCTTCTAACATTATTGATAGACCAGAATTGCCGTTAGGGTTCTTTGTTGAAGATTACAAATACACAAATTCTGGAGATTTGGATGAAAATAATGGAAGATTTGGAAAAACACCAGAATTTCCAAATGGAGTTTATGCATATTTTGCAACTATTAACCCAACCTCTTTCACTTCACAATTCCCATATTTTATAGGAAACAAATATAGATCTAATACCATAAATGAAAACTATACTTTAAACCAAACATTTGATTTTAACAACTCAAATTTACTTAGAAATACCTTACCGTATAAAGTATCCGATAATTATGCAAAAAATGATTTTATAGTAGAGACTAATGAAATTACATCACAAGAGTCGATTGTTGAGTCGGTATCTGAAGGATTTGTAAGTTCTTTTGATATTATTAATTCTGGATCTGATTATAAAGTTAATGATATTTTAAATTTCAACGATAGTGGCACTTCTGGAGGTGGATTGATTGCAAGAGTATCTTCAATAGAAGGAAAAGATATTACAAAAATAGATACTTCTATAGAAACTTATGAAAATTCTATTTTTACATATAATGCTGGAGGGGAAGTAAAAGTTACAATTAAACCATATCACAATTTGTCCAATAATGATTTTGTTATGGTTTCAGGATTTTCAACCAACTTATCAAAGTTAAATAATTCATATAAGATTGGAGTATCTTCGTATTATTCAAATGTTCTTAAGGACATTCCATCAACATCAACATCAGGATTGACAACTGAAATTTATATTACACAACTTCCAGAAACCGTATCTATAGGAAGTAGCATCGCAATAGGTAGTGAAAGACTATCAGTATTGGAAGTATATAAAAACCTTAATATACTTAAAGTAGAAAGAGGATCTACCGGAGTATCTCACACTGCAACTACTCAAATAAACTTTATTCCAGATTCATTCATTATTTCACAAAAAATAGATTATTTTGAATCTAATGTAAATGACAAAGTATTTTTCAATCCAAAACAATCAGTAGGAATTGGTACTACACCTGGAATTACAAATAAAATAACATTTCAATTTGGAGATTCTAATATTACCAGAACTGTTCCAACTCAAGGAATTTATATTGAAAATCACCCATTTAAAAATAATCAGCAGGTAATATTTGCGAGCAATGGTAATGGTGTAATATCAATTTCAACTTCACTAAGTACAGGTACATTTGATTTACCTCAAAATGTATATGTAACTAATAAAAATAAAAATACAATTGGAATAAAAACTACTCTCAATTCTTCCGAAGTATTCTTCATTACTAACGGTAGTGATAATGATAAGTATTCATTTGAAAGTACATACCCACAAATAGTTGGAAAGGTTGAAAGAGTTAAATCTACAGTTTCAGTATCAACTTCTCACGAACTTTCTAGCGGAGATGTTATTAGTTTAAGTATAGAACCAAATCTTTCTGTTGGTATTGGAACTTCTACTGGCATTAGAGTAAAAAGAGATTTAATAACTGGAAACATTTTAATCAATCCAATTGGATTTACTTCAACCGGAATTAACACATCAACAAATAGCATTTCAATTAATTCGCATAACTTAAAAACTGGAGATAAAATTCTATATTCATCTAATTTAGTTGCATCTGGATTATCAACTGGATTTTATTATGTTTACCGAGTTAATGATAACACAATAAAACTTTCTGAAACATATCTAGACTCTAAAACCATTCCCCCAACAACAGTAAGTATTGCCGGAACTGGTGGTTCAAGTCAAAGTATTTCATTAATAAATCCCCAAATTGAATCAATTAAAAATAATAACCTTATATTTAATTTATCAGATAATTCTTTAGCGGGATATAAATTTAAACTTTACTACGATCAAGATTATAATAATGAATTTATTTCAACTCCATCTTCTAATTTGTTTACACTATCTGACATTGGAACTATAGGAGTTTCCACTAATGCCTCTCTGGCAATTAATTATAGTGAAAGTTTACCAACAAAGTTATATTACAATTTAGAAAAATCTGGGTACATTAGCACTTCAGATACAGAAGTAAATAATTATTCCGAAATATTATTTGCGAATAGCGTATATCGTTCTAATTATATAATTTCTGGTGTAGGAGCAACTACATTTAATGTTTCTTTATCTAAAAAACCAGAAAAATTAACATATATTCAAAATGAGTGTGATAAATTACAATATACTACTACTTCATTATCGGCAAAAGGTCCTATTGATAGAATTGATATTATTTCTGGTGGTTCTGGATATAAAAAACTTCCAACATTTGTAGGATCTAATTCTGCGAACGGAAAGGATGCTTACATTACTCCAAAATCGACATCTATAGGCAATGCAAAAGAAGTAAGAATTGTCAATGAAGGATTTCAATATTCTTCAGATAAAACTTTACAACCAGTTGCATTCATATCTCCTCTAATCACAATTAAAGACTCAAATACAATTGGTATTGTTACAGTTAATAATGGCGGAAATGGATATACTGATTCCCCATCTGTAATAATTGTGAATTCTAGCACTGGAGAAAAAATTGATAGTGGAATATTGGAAGCAAAACTATCAGGAAATTCTATTGATTCTATAAGTATTATACAGCAACCAAATGGTCTTCCAGAAACAACGGTACAATTATTCACCACCAATAACACTAATGGAATTAGTATTCAACAAGTTCAATCTTCTTCAAGTGGAATATTTACTTGCTTCATAACAACACCAACTTTAGGATTTTCTACCTTTGTACCATATCCTTTTAGTGCTAATGATCAAGTATTTGTGGAAGGAATTCAAAAATTTAGTACCGAAGGGACTGGATTTAATTCTGAAGACTATGGATACAAATTCTTCAAGATTCAGAGTATTAATACTGCTGGAGTTCTCGATTCAGTAACAATCAATATTTCTGGATTAACTACAAATACTGGTATAGCAAAAACAATTCAGGATTCTGTTGGAAATATCATAAAAAGAACCGACTATCCATCATTTACTGTTACTCAAATTCCATCTCAATTTATTGTTGGAGAAAAACTTATTTCAAATGATACTGAGAGAGACTTAGAAATTTCTTCATATGAAAATTCATTTATTAAAGTATCCGGAACCTATGAGTTGTCTGTTGGAGAAATTATTATAGGAAAAGAATCTGGAAATATAGCAACAATAGATAAAATTGAATCTGGTATCGGTAGATTTAAGATTGACTATTCAGTTGAAAAAAACATTGGATGGTCTAATGATATTGGTAAATTAGATCAAGATAATCAAGTTATTCCGAATAATGATTATTATCAGAATCTTTCCTACACGGTAAAGAGTCCAATTACATATCAAGAATTAAGAACACCAGTTAATAGTTTAGTCCATACTAGTGGATTGAAGAATTTTGCAGATACTGGAATCACATCAACTACAAACTTTGGTGCTATAAATTCTGAGAATGCTACATCTATAATTTATGACATAATAGAAGAAAACCGAGTAGATACAATTTATGATTTTGATTTAGTAAAAGATATTGATGTAGTTGGGACTTCTTCAAAGTTCTTAAAATTAAAAAATAAAAAATTAACTGATTACATTGAGTGTAGAAGTAATGTAGTTTTAAAAATAGATGACATAAATCGACAATTTTCCGACTCCGATGGAAATCCAAGTGAATTTCTCAATTTACTACAATTAAATTCTGGAGTATCTTATAACAATATACTAGTCCGGGTTTCCAGTCTTGATAATACAGAAATTCAATTAACGGAATTAGTTTTATTGAATAATGGAAGTAATCCATTTTTGGCAGAAAAATCAACTCTAGTCAATACTGGAGTAGGACTTACACATATCTCCGGAGAACCAATAGGAAAATTTATATTAATTGAAGACGATGTGGATGATAATACTTACTTAAGATTTATTCCAAATAATCCATTCGATATTGATTATGATGTTAAACTAATTAATAGTAATTTTAATTCTCCTTTAGTAGGAATTGGGACAACTTCTGTAGGATTCATCAATTTAACCGGTTCAAATAGAACTGCGGCATCTGGAATACAAACTTCACTTGTATCCGTAGAATCTAATAAGTTTTCTTCATTGTATTTAAATGTCCAGATTGTTGGTTCAGCAACAACTCAAATGAACTTTGCTGAAGTTTATTTGAATCATAAAGAATATGTAAACTTATTATCTACAACAATTAATTCAACTGTTGGAATTGGATCAACTGTAATTTTTGTTGCTGATACAACTGGACTTATAGTTGGTGTAAGTTCTGTAAGTGTGGTTGGCGCCGCAATTACTAACAGACCAATTGTTGCCATTGGATCTACATTTGTTCAAATCGGCACTGCATCTACATCATCAAGCATAATTGGTGTTGGCACTGTCGTCAATTTTAGTACTATCATCGATGATACTTATATCTCAGAATATTATTTTGATTCTGAATTTTCCAGCAATTATTATTCCGGTAATAATATAGGAATATTCACGGCAAGTATTTCTCCTTCTGGAATTTTATCATTAAATTATATTAATAATTCATCAAATCCAGTAAATGTCAGGTCAAAAGTTGTTGGGTTTGGAACAACATCTGTAGGAACTGGTGCATATAGATTTATATCTCCAGGTCAAATACCAGGAAATGAAAGAAGTGCAGTATATCAATCAACTTATTCATCCACAGTTTCTTCCGCATCAACTGTCATATCATTGGATAAATCTAATTTTAATGCAGTTAAATCTTTGGTGGAAGTCAGTGTTGGATCAACAAGTGCTCTTCATCAAATTATGTTAATACAGGACGAAACTGACATTTATGTTCAACAGTCACCATTTCTTTCTGTTGGAAGCACAAATGGAATTGGAACTTTTGGTGGAGAATATTCTGGTAGTAATTTTATACTAAAATTCTATCCAGACACAACAATAACTTCAAAGGTTAATATTTCAGCATTTAATCAATGTTTCTATACAACTTTAGATATTCAAAATACTGCTCCGAATTTAAGTTACGGAACAGTAGAAGAATCGATTGATATTAAATTATATAATGCAATTAATGGAAGTAGAATTAATAAAACTAATTTTAATCTAAACTCCAATGGAATTGAAATTTTTAGAAAAAGATTTAATCCAATAAATCCATTAACTCCAGACCCATCAACGGGAATATTCACTATACAAAATCATTTCTTTAGTAATCTAGAAAAACTTATCTATACGCCAAAATCAACATTTATTGGAGTTGGTGCCAGTGCCGTTGGAATTGGTTCAACTCTAAATTCTGTAGGTGTTGTAACTACAATACTCCCATCTGATGTTTATGTTATAAAATTATCAGATAATACATTTAAATTATCCACAAGAAAGGATTATGCTACACTAGGAATTGGAGTTACATTTACTTCATACGGTAGTGGTAATGCACACCAACTTGAAATGGATAAAAAACTTGAAAAATCACTTATTACTATCGACAATATTGCCCAATACCCATTACAATTTACTCCAATAGCATATAATTTGCTTGGTAATGGTGGGCAAATAAGTGCAGGTTCTTCAATATTTGCCTTGAGTGGAATATCTACAATTATTCCAAAAGATATTCTAAAAATTGATAATGAATATATGGGTATAATTAATGTTGGATTGGGAACTACTAATGTTGGACCTATTACAAATAGTGGAAATGTTAATTTAGTTGAAGTCACTAGAGCATTTGTCGGATCATCGGCAACAACTCATACAGACACTACTTCAGTAAGAATTTATAAAGGATCTTATAATATTGTTGATAGTAATATTTTCTTTGCCGAATCTCCAAGAGGTAATCCACAAATAGAAAGAGATTCTAGTAATTTGACTTTCGAAACTTCTGATTTTACGGGAAGAGTTTTCTTGAGAAATGATTACACATCAAATCAACTGTATGATGATATTTCAAGTCAATTTACAGGTATTGGTAGAACTTTCACATTAACTGTTGGTGGGGCAAACACTGTAGGACTAGGAACCACTGGAGGAAATGGAATTTTGTTTATAAACGGTGTTTTCCAAACTCCAACAACTATTAATAATCCGCAAAATAATTTTAGTATTATTGAAAATACTGTTTCTGGAATATCTAGCGTAGTATTCTCTGGTATTACATCTTCTGGTACTGGTACAATTATTACTTCAGATTTTGATGTAAATCAAAATCAAACCCCCAGAGGGGGGATAATTATTTCGTTGGGTTCTTCTATTGGTCTTGGATATGCACCTCTTGTAGGGGCAGCAGTAACTGCCGTAGTTGGTGCTGGGGGCAGTATAGTATCTGTTGGACTAGGAACTACTGATAATCTTGGTTCTGGATATAATGGTGTTGTTTCGGTGGGAGTTTCCGTATATCAAAGTGATCATATTGGAGATACAGCAATCATAACTGCATCGGTTGGAGCGGGTGGAACTCTATCATTTACTGTCGTTGGTGGCGGAACTGGATACACAAATCCTAAAGTATTCGTATCTGAACCATCATATGAAAATTTAAGTGTAATTGGCGTATCTAGATTGGGACTTGGGGCAACAACAAGAACTGGAATAGGTCTTTTACTCAATGTTGAAGTTGGAGCAAGTTCTGCAACTGGAATAGGATCAACATACTTTGAAGTTTCTAGATTTAGTATTTCTAGACAGGGTTACTCATTCCGAAGAGGGGATGTATTTAAACCAGTTGGATTGGTGACTGCTAAAGGATTGGCATCTCCATTATCAGAGTTCCAGTTGACAGTAGTTGATACATTTTCAGATTCTTTTGCCGCTTGGCAGTTTGGAGAGTTTGATTATATAGATTCAGTAAAAAATTATCAGGATGGAGTTAGAACAAGATTCCCATTATTCTATAATAATGAATTATTAAGTTTTGAATCTCTTGAGGATTCTCAGATAAATCTTTCAAATGCTCTATTAATTGTCATAAATGGAGTCATTCAAGATCCTGGAGTTGCCTATGAATTTGATGGTGGAACTAGTTTCGTGTTTACAACTGCTCCAAGACCAGAGGATAATGTTGCGATTTTCTTCTATAAGGGTACTGATGGTGACGATGTTATTGTAAATGATACGATTAATGAAACTCTAAAAAGAGGTGATACTGTACAGGTTCTTAAAAATAATTCAATTCCCGGAACAATAACACAAGATAAGAGGACAATATTTGATTTATCATTCTCTGATAAGTTTGAGACTAATTTATATTCAAATCAAGGAGTTGATTCAGAAAATAATAAACCATTAAGTTGGATTAAACAAAAAGTTGATAGGAAAATTAACGGAGAAGATGTTTATAAAACTAGAGATTCTATTGAGTCTTTAATTTATCCAACTGCTAAAATTATCAAAGATTTTTCAACTACATCTGATGAAATATTTGTAGATAATGCAGAATTCTTTAATTATGATTTGACAGCACCAGAAAAATTTGATGCTTTAATTTTTTCTGGAGTTGCTGATCCAGTATCTGCTGGAATAACTGCAATAGTTTCTATTGCGGGAACAATTCAATCTCTATCAATTAGTAACCCTGGAAGTGGATACACTGGAGCATCAGTTACTGTTAAGATTGCTGCACCATCAACAGTTGGCATTTTGACTTCATTACCTATGGGTGGTATTGGTATTGGGTCTACTGCAACCGCAACTATTGCAGTCTCTGCTGCAGGATCTCTAACAACTCCAATTACAATTATAAATCCCGGATTGGGTTACAGTGTTGGGAGACCACCAGAAGTTATTGTTCCACTTCCAGATCCAATATATGAAAATATTACAAATATTTCTCTAGTAAATGGATTCTCTGGAACTATTATTGGAATTGGAACCACGACAGGTAGTGGTGGAAATCCCCTAGCACTTAAGTTTACTTTAGAAGGACCTGTTGGATTTCCTCAATTGCAAACTGGATATCCAATTTATATTTTTGATACAAGAGTTGGAAAAGGAGTAACTTCTATCAACAGTTCTAACTCTGCAGTGGTTGGAATTGGAACAACCTTTGTAGATAATATTTACTATATTCATCAAATCTCTTCTACTAGCACTACTGGAATTATTACTTGTAATATACTATCAACTACATCTGTGGTTGGGTTAGCATCTACTGGAAGTATATCAAACCCCATAGGTAAATTCTCTTGGGGTAGAATGTCTGGATTTAATAGATCAAGTTCTGCAATTTCAATAGGAGTGACTGGAAATACTGTAGATGTTGGATTGTCAACTTTTGCAACAATTCAAAGAAGAGGAGTTGGTATTAGACAAACCGGAGCACTTCCAAAACTTTTATAAATACTTAAAAAATATCAATATGGCGGCAATAGTAACGGATCAATTTAGAATATTAAATGCAAGTAATTTTATAGATTCTGTAACTGGTGGTAACGATTCTTACTATGTTTTTTTGGGTTTGGACAATCCAGTACAAGATGCATTTGGAAGAACTACTGATTGGAACACCAATGCCCCAAATCCAACAGATAATTTGAAATATTCCTCACACTATAGAGATACATCTTTATTTGGTAAAAAAATTACATCTAGTAATATTAGAAGACTTATAAGAAAAGTTACTTGGACTTCTAATACATCATATGAGATGTATAGGCACGATTATAGCATTCAGAATCCAACACCAAATTCAAATTCAAGTAGATTATATGATTCTAATTATTATGTAATTAATAGTGATTTTAGAATTTATATTTGTATAGATAATGGTTCTTCTGGAACTAGTTTGAAAGGTGGCAAATCCCAAGATGAGCCCACATTTACAGATTTGGAACCTTCAGCAGCGGGAACAAGTGGAGATGGTTATATTTGGAAATATCTCTTTTCAGTTTCTCCCAGTGATATTATAAAGTTTGATTCGACAGAATATGTTGTTGTTCCTAATGATTGGAAAACATCAACAGATTCTCAAATTGTAAGTGTAAGGGAAAATGGAAATTCTGGACCTACAAATCCAAATCAAATTAAGAAAGTATATATTGCATCTGGTGGCGGTGGATATAGTGAAGTTGTAAAAACTGTTGATATTCTTGGTGATGGAGTTGGCGGCAGAGTTTCTATAAAAGTAAGTGGCGGAAAAATTACTGAAACTCAAGTTGTTGCAGGTGGTTATGGATATACTTGGGGAATTGTTGATTTAGGAAGTCTTCAACCTATAGACAGTCTTCAAAATCCAGCAAAACTAATACCAATCATTCCACCATCAAAGGGGCATGGTTACGACATTTATACCGAATTGGGAACAGATAAGGTATTGGCATATGCCAGATTTGACGATTCAACTAAAGATTTTCCAACGGACACTAAATTTGCTCAAGTTGGAATTATAAAAAATCCAACTACATTTTCTTCGGATACTGTTGTTTTTACAGAAAATCAGTATTCATCACTATATGCAGGAATTACTACATCAATTAGTGGAAATCCAGTTATTGGAGAGGAAATTGAACAAACCAGAGCAGATGGAAAAATTGCAAAGGGATATGTAGCTTCATATGACAGTGAAACTAAAGTTTTAAAATATTTTAGGGATAGATCTTTATATTTCGGTAGTATAAATGAAGATGAAACTGATTATAATACAGTTAGTGCAGATTCTAATGTATATGACTTCCAATCTAATGGTGGAAATATTGTAAGTGTAAATGGAACATTTACCGCATCTATAGACACGTCATTTAATGCCAATAAGGTTACGGTTGGAGGTAAAGTTATAGACTTGGGGGTAACTTTTACAGAAGGTCTTGCAAATCCTGAGATAAATAAAAAGACAGGAGATATAATTTATATTGATAATAGACCCCTGGTAACAAGAGACATTAGGCAAAAAGAAGACATTAAAATTATCCTGGAATTCTAAAAAAAATGACACAGAAAACAGATTTAAACATCAGTCCATATTATGATGACTTTGATTCTGAAAGGAATTTTTATAAAGTCTTGTTTAAACCAGGATATCCAATACAGGCAAGGGAATTAACAACTCTCCAATCTATCTTGCAGGATCAGGTAAAATCTTTTGGAAGTCATATATTTAAAGAGGGATCGGTAGTTATTCCCGGAAATATTGCCTATGATGGAAATTTTAATTCTGTAAAACTTAATCCAACTAATTTTGGAGTTGATATTTCTCTTTATATTAATAATTTTATTGGTAAAAAAATAACAGGGCAAATATCAGGAACAACAGCAATAATTCAATTTGTTTCCCTCCCCGATGGAGAAAATGTAGAAGATTTAACAATATATGTAAAATATTTGGATTCTGATAATAATTTTCAGTTTAATCCGTTTGAAGATGGAGAATCATTAATTGCAGAAGAAAATATAACTTATGGTAATACTACCATTAATGCAGGAACTCCATTTGCATCATTAATAGCACTGAATGCAACATCCGTAGGTTCTTCTGCATCTATTGGTGATGGAGTTTATTTCATTAGAGGTTATTTTGTTAATGTATCTAAACAAACTATAATCTTAGATAATTATACAAATACGCCCTCATATAGAGTTGGACTAAAAATTGACGAATTAATTCTCAGTGCTGGAGATGACAGTTCATTGTATGACCCATCTAAGGGATTTACAAATTATGCAGCACCCGGAGCAGATAGATTTAAGATTGATTTAACTCTAACGAAGAAATTAATATCAGACCTCAACGATACTGATTTTGTTGAACTTTTGAGAGTTGAAAATGGAAAAATTAAAATTATTGAACAAAAAAGTCAATATAATATAATCAAAGATTATATGGCAGAAAGAACTTATGACGAATCTGGTGATTATACTGTTGAACCTTTTAATGTATCTGTAAATAATTCTTTAAATGATAGATTAGGTAATAATGGTTTATTTTTCAATACCGAAACAACTGAACAAAAAAACTCACCATCAGAGAACTTGATGTGTTTAAAAATATCCCCAGGAAAGGCTTATGTAAGGGGATATGATATAGAAAAAATTTCAACAACAATTATTGATATTGATAAACCAAGAGATACGGCAAGAGTAGATAATGTAAATGTTCCTTTTGAAATGGGAAATGTTCTAAGAGTTAATACAGTATCCGGAACTCCAAAACAAAAACTTACAATAGATTTATTGGATCAATTTGTGGGATCTGGAACCACTATCGGAAACGCAAGAGTATATAATTTTAGTTTGACCGATGCCTCTTATACCAATAATGCTACTAATTGGAATTTATATCTTTATGACATTCAGACTTACACAACTGTCGGTTTAAATACTTCAGTAACAAGTGTAGAATTACCTGCAACATCGTTCGTAAAAGGAAAAAGTAGCGGCGCTAGTGGTTTTGCAGTTTCTGCTGGTGGAGCATCATCTACTATTAACTTAAGACAAACTTCCGGAACATTTTCAGTTGGAGAGCAGTTAATTATCAATGGGATTGATTTTCCAAGAACTATTAGAACAGTAACTGCATATTCCACAGAAGACATTAAATCAGTAAAACAAACAACCACCGTATCCGGACTTTCAACAAATTTTACTGCAAATTGTTTTCTTGAAAGATTTAGATTACCTAATGGTGTTTCTCAGGGAACAATTAGTGGTGGAAACACCTTAGTAAGCCCAGGAAAATTCTTCACTGGTGTAAAAGTAGGATCAATTATTAGGTATCAAACTACAACTGGAGATGAATCATTTAATCGGGTAACTGCAGTTCCTTCTTCTGGTACATCATTAACAATTGCTGGTATCACCACAGTTTCTGGAGTATTTGACGGTGCCGTTGCAAATGGAACTTACAGTAACATACTTATGGGTGCTCCGGTCATAAGAAATGAGAATTCTGGGTTCCTATATGCACAATTACCAGATCCTAATGTTTCTTCAGTAAATCTTTCAGATTCATCATTAACAATTTCCGAACAAATAACCGGACAAGGCACAAATGGTAGTGGAGTATTGGAATTCAATACTTCAGCAATTAGTGGAATTTCTAGTGTATTTTTTGAGTCATTTGATCAGGAAAGATATTCAATACACTATAGTGGAGGTGGTATTGGTACGATAACTTCAGATCAATTTGTTTTGAGCGGAAATACGGTAACTATTAGTGGATTGTCTGCTTCACAATCAAATGTTGTTGTAAATACTACACTAGTTAAAAATGGAATACAAAGCAAAGTAAAAACATATAATAGAAGTCAACCTTTAAATGTAACAAGATCAAAGTATCCACAATCAGGAACTGGTATTAGTTCTTCAATTGGAGACGGTCTTACTTATAATCAATTTTATGGACTGAGAGTTCAAGATGAGGAAATATCACTAAATTACCCAGATGTAGTAAAAATTATTTCAGTTTACGAGTCATTCGATTCTTCTGCACCTACTTTAGATAGGATACAATTTGGTGCTAGTGCTAATGTATCAACTAATGCTATTATTGGTGAAAATATTATAGGAAACAATAGTAAAGCTGTCGCAAGAGTCGTTTCAAGTCCATCTACCAACATCCTTGGAGTAGTATACTTAAATTCAGAAAGATTTACAGATTCTGAAACAGTTACGTTTGAGGAATCAAACATAACCACAGAAATTGAAGCAATAACTCCTGGAAAGTATAAAGATATTACAAATTCATATAGACTTGACAAAGGGCAAAAAGATCAATATTATGATTATTCCAGAATCGTCCGGAATAAGGGAACTACAGAACCATCAAAACAACTTTTAGTTGTGTTTGATTATTATTCAGTTCCTTCTAATGATGGTGGTGATGTATTTACTGTATTAAGTTATGATAAAGAACGATTTACACATGATGTCCCTTTCATTGGACCAAGATCTGTAAGATCTTCAGATACTTTAGATTTTAGGCCAAGAGTTTCTATTTTTACCTCAGATAGTTCTTCTCCATTTGATTTTGCATCAAGAACTTTAAGTCCAACACGAATTTTATCACCAAATGAAAGTTCATTGCTTGGTTATGATTATTACTTAGCTAGAATTGACAAACTATATCTTGATAGAAATAAAAATTTCATCCTAGAAAAAGGAATATCCTCAAATACCCCTAAGGCACCGGATAAAAATGATGCTGTAATGGAAATTGCAACCATAAAACTTCCACCATATCTTTACAATCCTGCAAATGCTGTGGTGACCTTGAAGGACAATAGAAGATATACTATGAGAGATATTGGACTAATTGAAGATAGGGTAGAAAACTTAGAGAGGGTTACTTCACTGTCTTTACTAGAAGTAAATACTCAGACTTTGCAGATTCAAGATGCTGATGGTAATAATAGATTTAAGAGTGGATTTTTTGTAGATGATTTTAAAAATTATTCTTTTATTAACAGGGGATTATCTTCCATTAGAGTTAATACATCTACAAATGAAATAACACCTGTTATTAGTAGAAATTCACTAAAATCGCAAATTGCACCAGAGTCTGCAATTACTGATGAAAATTTAGATTTTTCAGAAAATTTTAAGTTACTAGATCCAAATGTAGTAAAAACAGGAAAAGCAGTAACTTTAAAGTACGAATCTATTGGATGGATAGAACAAGCTTTTGCAACGACAGTTGAAAATGTAAATCCATTTAATGTAATTGTTTATAGTGGTGATATTAAATTAAGTCCAGAAATTGACAACTGGGTGAGAACAATTCAACTTCCAGATAAAAATATTAGCATAACATTAAACTCTAGCAGAACTCTTACTAATAATTTAACAAGTAATGTTTCCGTTACTCTGACACCAATTAATACTCAAACAAGTGACACAGTTAATCTTCCTGATATTTTTGGGGAAGGTAATTTTACTACAACTGTTGGTAGTGACCAAACTCAAACTTCATCAACTGCTACAAATACTACTTCCAATACTGCAACAACTGAAAACTTTGATACGGTAAGTAATACTGATACGACAATAAGAAATGTATTAATATCTTCATCTAGCGAATCATTTATGAGATCCAGAAATATTCAATTTTCTGTATCTAATATCAAACCATCTACACAATTTTATCAGTTCCTTGACGGAAATAGTGGAGTTGATTTTATTCCAAAATTAATCGAAATATCAAACCCATCTAAAGCGTTTGTAGTTGGAGAAACTGTTATTGGAACATCTGGGGGTAATAATTTAATTTCATTTAGAGTTGCAGCACCAAATCACAAATATGGTCCATATAATGCACCATCTACTACTTATACAATTAACCCATATATTAGAACTGAATCTATAGCATCAGGATATAGTCAATCATCAAAAGTTTTGAATGTTGATACGGTTTCACTATCAGAAGAAGCTCAAGGAAAGTATTCTGGATATTTACTTAGAGGTATGCAATTGGTTGGTCAGACTAGTGGATCTGTGGCAACCGTAAGTGACTTAAGACTTATTTCTGATAATTTTGGAGATTTGATTGGAACGTTCTTTTTAAGAGATCCAAATACAGTCCCAACTCCAACTGTAAGAATTTCTACTGGAACTAAAACATTTAAGTTGAGTTCAAGTTCAACAAACGATCCAGGTCTTCCAGGAAGTTCGGACACTTCAGTTGCTGAAACAAATTTTAATTCTGATGGTACTCTTGAACAGTGGGAAAATACTGTTACGGCAACTACGAAAAATCTAACGACAAAAACAGTAACTAACTTAACAACAAATACAACACAATCAGTTACAACAATAAACACTCATACTAGAACAACTATCCAGAGATTCGTAGACCCTCTTGCACAATCTTTTGTTGTTGGTGGAAATATAGAGGCTCCAGATTCTTCTAGAGAAGGATTGGCAACTGATGATTCTAATGGTGCCTTTTTAACTGCCGTTGATTTATTCTTTGCCAAAAAAGATAGTGGAAATGCTACAGTAAAGGTTGAAATAAGAACTGTAGAACTGGGAACACCCACAAGGATTGTTATTGGAAATTCGGTTACATTAAGACCAAGTGAAGTAAATATTTCTTCAGATGCTTCAGTTGCAACTAAGGTTACTTTTGATGAACCAATTTACCTACCACCAGGAAGAGAGTATGCTGTCGTAATTATTTCAGAAAATAGTGATCAGTATGAGATGTGGACTGCAGTTATGGGTGAAAAAACTGTCAATACCAAAAATCTCCCAGATGTAAATGCCGTAACCTACTCAAAGCAATTTGCGATGGGAAGTCTGTTCAAATCTCAAAACGGATCTATATGGACAGCAAATCAATATCAGGACCTCAAATTTAAACTTTATAAAGCACAATTTATTGAAAATCAACCAGGAACTGCATTTTTCTATAATCCAACATTAGATGAAAGTAATGGATATGTTCAGAGATTAGGAAACAATCCGCTAACAACATTACCAAAAACACTTACTCTTGGAATTACTACAATAACCAATGCATCATTGATTTCTGATTTATCCAAAGGTAGAAAGGTTGCTGGATCACAACCTTATGTCTATGGATATGTAGTTGGAACAGGAAGTTCGGTAGCAACAGTAGGATTAACTACGGGAGGAAGTAATTATGTTACAGATTCTAATGTAAGCACTTATAATATTACTGGAAATGGTTCTGGACTTGTTTTAAGTATTACAGCAACTTCGGGAACAATTTCCGGAACCCCAATAATTGTAAATCCCGGAAATGGATATGCGGTAGGGGATGTTGTTGGTATTGTAACTTCTACAGTAGGCACCGGAACTTCCGTGCGTGGGCGTGATGCAAAAATTACAGTAACTGGAAACAATAATAGTATTGATACTTTATACCTTTCCGGAGTTCAGGGTAATACTTTTACAGTTGGTGCCGGACTAAGTTACTATAATAATTCCAATACAATAGTTTCTCTTGCAAGTACTACAATTAGAAATTCTGCACCTTCAACTGATCAATATTCTGGAAATTTCATAAGAGTAGAACATTTTGACCACGGAATGTATGGAAATACAAATAAACTTAGAATTTATAATACAGAATCTAGTACCGCACCAGTTGTAATTACTTCACCAATAACTTCAACGTCAACAACAATTGCTATCGGAGATACTTCAAACTTTGGAACTTTTGAAGGAGTTTCTGTAAGTGGATCTAATCCTGGATATGTAAAAATTGGAAATGAAATAATTAAATATCAGTCTATTGGTAGTGGATTCTTAGGTACTATTACTAGGGGTATTGATTCTACCATTCCAATTGATTATAATATCAATACTTTAATATACAAGTACGAACTGAATGGTGTTTCTTTAAGAAGAATTAATAAAACTCATGACATCGATGATTTAGATATCGGACTAGATGGATATTATCTCCAAATTGATAGAACCGCAAATGGAGAAAATAGAAGTACTGATGGATTTATCGGTGCAAATGCCGCAAATGCGCCACAACTGCAATTTACCTCAGAAGCAACTTTAGGAGGTTCTAAAGTTCTGGCTACAGAAAATATCCTTTACAGCTCTGTAGTACCAACATACGACATCATTACTCCAGGATCTTCCACATCGGTTTCGGCTGTGATTAGATCTGTTTCTGGAACAAGCGCAAGTGGAAGTGAGATTTCATTCTTAGATAATGGATTTGAACCAATTCAGTTGAATTCATTAAATACGTTAAAATCTATGAGACTTGTATGTTCTAAAGAAAATGAAACTGAATATCTTAATAATTTACCAAGAAATAAATCATTTACTACAGGAATAACTTTAAGTACAACAGATTCTAATTTATCACCCATAATATTCTTAGATACTGCATTTACTGAGTTTATTTCCAATCGTTTGAACAGTCCAGTTTCTGATTATGCATCTGATGGTAGATCTAATTCTATATTGGATGATCCACACGCAGTAGTGTATGTTTCAAGATCAGTAAATTTGGTGCAACCAGCAACTTCTCTTAAAGTTATTTTATCTGCATATCGTCATGAATCTGCCGATTTTAGAGTTTTGTATAGTCTGTTTAGGCCGGACTCTTCCGAAGTTGAACAATCATTTGAACTATTCCCCGGTTATGATAATCTTAAGTCTACGGCATCCGGACTTTCGGTAGTTGATTCTTCTCTCAATAATGGAAAACCCGATTCTTTTGTAAGTTCTAGTTTAGACAATCAATTTAAAGAATATGAATTTACTGCAGATAATCTTGGATTATTTAATGGATATGTAATCAAAATCGTAATGTCTGGAACTAATCAGGCATATCCACCAAGAATAAAAGAACTTAGGACGATTGCCGTAAGATGATTAGGGTGAAGGGGCATACAAATCTTTATAGAGATGAAAATAGTGGAGCTATTGTAAATTGCGATTCTACGGCATATAATCAATATCTTAATATAATTAATAATAAAGAATCTCAAAAAAAAGAATTAGATACGATTAAACAAGATATTAATGAAATTAAATCACTATTAAAGGAGTTATTAAATGGATCCAAATGAAATTAAATTGCAGTCAGTCAATAAGTTATTCGAATATGAAAAACACTGTAGAATTATTGATGAATTGAGTTCTGAACAATTGAAAAATTTCTCAAAACTTTACTGCAAATTATATTTAAAACAGCAAGAAACTTTAGCAACTATGAGTAAGATATAAATAAATTGTAGATCTAAAAAAGATAGATGGCAGCAGTATACGTAAATAATCTAGTCATCAATTCTGGTTCCCATTTTAGTCAGACTTTTACTTTAGAAGGATCTGATAGCAATTCTCCATTAAATTTGAACAATTATGAAGTTGATGCCCAGATGAGAAAGTGGTCTGGGAGTTCTTCGGCAATAAATTTTTCGACAAGTATAATCGCACCTTCTACCTCAGGGAAAATATCTATAGGATTAACATCTGGACAAACTGTAGATTTAAAATCGGGAAGATATATTTATGATATTTTAATTATCGATCCATATGGGATAAAAAATAGAGTTATTGAGGGAATGGTTCTTGTAAGAGAGGGAGCAACTAGGTAATGTCTGACATCAAAGTAAGAGTAGGACAACAAAATGCAGTTAAAGTTATATCTAGTATTTCTGGAGCTGCTGGCGGATCTGCCATTACTGCTATTACTGCCGAAAATGTTATTGGTGGAATTGCTTCCGTAACTTCTCTCCACGTTTCCGGTATCTCTACTTTCGTAGGTGTAAGTACCTTTAATAATGATGTATATATTAATGGCGATCTTTATGTTAGAGATGATTTATTATTTGATGAATTTACTGCTCGGAATGCAAATATTACCGGAATCCTTACAGTAGGTCAATCAATTTATTATCCGTTAGGACAACCTTATGGTGTTGCATATTTTGATCCTAATGACCGATTAGTTTCTACCGGAACTACTTCATCGGCAATATCAGAAACTAACTATATACTTACAACTGACAATTCAGGAATACCAACCTGGTCCAGTGTTATAGATGGAGGAACCTATTAGTGTCTAAACCAGCAAGTAGACAAGAACTCGTAGACTATTGCCTAAGACGCCTAGGTGCCCCTGTACTGGAGATTAACCTTGCCGACGACCAAATAGATGATTTAGTAGATGATGCCCTACAGTACTTCCAGGAGAGGCACTTTGATGGCGTAGAAAGAATGTATTTGAAATATCAATTTACTCAAGATGATATTAATAGAGGAACCGCATCAAAAGGAAGTGGAGTTGGATTAGTAACTACAACAGGAACATCAACAAATATATCAGGTCTTGGAACAATTACTTCCAACTTTTATGAAACATCCAATTTTATTCAGGTTCCGGATTCTGTAATTGGAATAGAAAAAGTTTTTAAATTTGATGCTAGTTCTATCTCTAGAGGTATGTTTAGCATTAAATATCAACTATTCTTAAATGATTTATACTATTTCAATTCAATTGATTTATTACAATATTCGATGGTAAAAAGTTACCTTGAGGATATTGATTTTCTTTTGAGTACTGATAAGCAGATAAGATTTAATAAAAGACAGAATAGAATGTATCTCGATATTGACTGGGGATCTCAACAAGTTGGAACTTTCCTAATAATTGATTGTTACAGAATTTTAGATCCAAATACTTTTACTGACGTTTACAATGACAGTTTTTTAAAGAAATATCTAACTTCACTTATGAAAAAACAGTGGGGTCAGAACCTAATTAAATTCAGAGGAGTTAAATTACCGGGTGGAATTGAACTGAATGGTAGAGAACTTTATGAAGATGCTGAAAGAGAGTTGGAAGATATAAAACAAAGAATGGTACTTGAATATGAACTTCCACCTTACGATTTTATTGGATAATAATGGCACTAAATCCCTTTTTTCTTCAAGGTTCACCAAATGAGCAAAGACTTGTTCAGGAATTAATCAACGAGCAGTTGAGAATTTATGGTGTAGAAGTAATTTATATTCCTAGAAAATTTGTGAGAAGAGAAACTATACTTAGAGAGGTTTCTTCATCCAAATTCGATGATAATTTTGCACTAGAAGCATACATAAGCAATTATGAAGGATATAGTGGACAGGGAGATATTCTTACCAAGTTTGGAATGAGTTTGAAGGATGATTTGAGTCTAATCATATCCAAGGAAAGATACGAAGACTTTATTGCACCTTTTCTTGAGGGTGATAACGATGAAGAAATTGTTTTATCTTCAAGACCCAGAGAAGGAGATTTAATATACTTCCCACTAGGTCAAAGACTATTTGAAGTTAAATTTGTAGAGCACGAGCAACCATTTTACCAGTTAGGTAAATTATATGTTTACGAACTAAAATGTGAACTATTCGAATATGGGGATGAAGTTATTGATACATCTATCGATGAAATTGATACTCAAATTGAAGATGAAGGATATATAACCACACTAAATTTGATTGGACTTGGAAGAACTGCTACTGCAACAGCAGGAATTGGAAGTGGTTATATTAGGCAGATAACATTGAATAATGATGGATATGGTTATACTTCTCCACCAGTAGTAAGCATATCCTCGGCACCTTTTGGGGGGACAAATGCAGTTGGAGAAGCAATTACAGAACTGAAATCCGGTATTTATTCAATTAAACAAATAGTATTAAAAAATGCCGGGGCAGGTTATACTTCTGCTCCAATCATTACAATTACGGGTAATGGAAGCGGAGCGGCAGCTACTTGTGGAATTGAAACCTCACAGTCTGGGGTCATATCTATAACTCTTACAGATAATGGTGTTGGGTATTCGACTGCACCTCTTGTGACTATTGTTGGAAGTGTTGGTTCCGGAGTAACTGCAACGGTAATATCGTCGGTCGTTGGTACTGCTCAGAGTGTATCTTCTATAAAAATTGCAAATACTGGAATAGGATACACTATTGCCCCTCAAGTTATCATTAATGGACCTCCAATTCTAACTGGAATTGGGACCTATCTCTTTAATGAAATTGTAACCGGATCTAGGTCTGGCACAACAGCAAGAGTTAAATCTTGGGATTTTGATACAAAAATTCTTAAGATTTCTTTTGTCAATAATGTAACACCTAATGGATTTTTCCCAGGAGAAACAATTGTGGGATCAATTTCTAGTGCTAGATATTCCGTAAACGATTATAATAATTGGAATCCTTACGATAAATATGGAGATAATTTGCAGATTCAGACTGAAGCAGAATCTATTTTAGATTTTTCAGAATCAAATCCATTTGGTTCTTATTGATACTATAAATATATAATACGATAATGATTGGATAATCGGGTATAGAAAATGCTAGGAACCTATTTTTATCACCAAATTATTAGAAAGACTGTTACTGCATTTGGAACTCTTTTTAATGACATTTATATTGAGCATAAAAATTCATCTGATGTAGGAATCAGTCAGATGAAGGTTCCTCTTGGATATGGACCGATGCAAAAGTTTCTGGCCAGAATTGAACAACAATCTGAATTGAACAAACCAATTCAGATTACTCTTCCCAGAATATCATTTGAAATGACTTCTATTCAGTATGATTCTACAAGAAAGGCAAATGTAACTCAAACATTCAAAACTTGTGGTAATGGTGATACTGTAAAGAAGGTTTATATGCCAGTTCCATATAATATTGGGTTTCAATTAAATATTATGACTAAGTTGCAAGATGATGCTCTGCAGATAGTAGAACAGATTCTTCCAAGTTTTCAACCATCATTCAATCTAACAGTAGATTTGGTAGATTCTATCGGAGAAAAAAGAGATATTCCCGTGGTTTTAGATAGTGTATCTTTTACCGATGATTATGAAGGAGATTATTCAACTCGGAGAACCCTAATATATACTTTAAATTTTACTGCTAAAACTTATCTGTTCGGACCAATTTCTGATAGTACAGATGGTCTTATTCGTAAGGTTCAGGTTGATATGTATACGAGTACCGATACTACAACTGCTAAGAGAGAAATGAGATATACTCTTGTTCCAGACCCGATTGACGCAGGTCCGGATGATAATTTTGGATTTAATGAAACTTGGGAAACATATAGTGATGCTAGAACTTATAGTCCAACTCAACAAAGTGATATTTGATATATTATGAAAAATAATTATGAAGATTTGGATAAAGCTCTGAACATAGAAAGTAGTATTATTGAGGTAGAAAAGTCTATTACACCAATTGATATTATTCCTACACAGAATAATGATATAAAAAAAGATTATGAATATACAAGAGCAAATCTATATTCACTAATTGAGAAAGGTCAGGAAGCCATTAATGGAATTATGGAACTTGCCGGTGATGGTGGAAGTCCAAGAGCATACGAGGTGGCGGGGCAACTTATTAAGAGTGTGGCGGATACAACTGATAAATTAATAGATCTTCAGAAGAAATTGAAAGATGTTCAGGAGGATAATACTAAAATTGCCAATAATGTTACAAATAATGCCGTGTTCGTTGGATCTACTTCGGAGTTGTCAAAATTACTGAAGCAAGGTTTTCTAAATAATAAAGAATAATGTTTTCCTAAAGTGCCTAAATTAAAATCCCACCAGACGGTTGAAAGTATTGCGAAAAAGCATCGTCAGGATATTTCTTTTGTAAGAAATCAACTTAAGATGGGTATTGCTATTGAAAAGGAGCATACTAAAGATAAGGATCTTGCTGCTGATATTGCTCTTCAACATCTTGACGAGTTTCCAGATTATTACACTAAGTTGAAAAAGATGGAGTCTGATGCTAGAAAAGAGCATAAAAACTTTAAGGATGTGAAAGAGAGTCTTCGTGATTGGTTTGGTAAATCTGAATCAATCGGTAAAAAAAGAAAACCTGGTTGGGTTGAAGTAGTCTCCGGAGAACCTTGTGCCCGTGAAGAAGGCGAAGAGGATGAAACACCCAAGTGTGTTTCTTCAGATAAAAGAGCAAGTATGACTAAATCTGAAAGAATATCTGCTCAAAGAAGAAAAAGTGCCGCAGACCCAAATCAACCAGAAAAATCGGGTGCTGCTAAACCAACTTATGTTTCTACCGATAAACCAAAAAAGAAAATGAACGAAGAATCAGATGTTAAAGGTAAAGGAAGCGGCACAAAAGATGCTTGTTATACTAAAGTAAAGTCAAGATATTCTGTCTGGCCTTCAGCATATGCTTCCGGAGCACTTGTAAAATGCCGCAAGGTTGGTGCTGCTAATTGGGGAAATAAATCAGAATCAATAAATTTATCATCAAAAGATTCTATTTCAGAAGAAATGGGTATGAGATATTGCCCCAAATGTGAAAAAGATGAGACTAGAGATGTATGCAAATATGGTCCCAAGTACTGGGATATGTTTTCACTACCTTCCAGATTATCCCCAAATCAGATGAAGTTTAGTATTGCTCAGGTTCATCCTACTAATGAGTCTAAGGAACCAGACCACGAATATTCTATGGCAAGGTCTGAACTCTCTACAATTATTTCTGCTGCAAAAAGACTCCGTGGCAAATTGAATGGTGAGGGTAATATTGAGGCATGGGTTCAATCAAAAATTACAAAGGCAGCAGATTATATTGATGCTGCTGCTGACTACCTAGATAGTGGAGAACACGATGTTAAAGAGGCGTGTTGGAAAGGTTATAAGAAAAAGGGTATGAAGACGATGTTTGGTAAAAAATATCCAAACTGCGTTAAGGTTAAGGAATCTATTGATGTATATTCCAATTGGAGGGAAGATTTTGGTCTGAATGAAGCATCCGCTGCCTGGCAAAGAAAAGCAGGTAAAAATCCTGAGGGTGGTTTAAACGCAGCAGGAGTTGCATCTTATAGAAAAGAAAATCCAGGTTCAAAATTGCAAACTGCCGTTACTACTAAACCATCAAAATTAAAACCCGGTTCTAAGGATGCAAAACGCAGAAAATCATTCTGTGCTCGTATGAGTGGAATGCCTGGACCTGCGAAAGATGAAAAAGGTCGTCCAACAAGAAAGACATTATCCTTAAGAAAGTGGAACTGTAACTAAAATGAAATCCTTCAATCAGTTTATTTCAGAAAGTGTTAATATTGCCGGAAATTTCAACGGCAATCTTTATATGAATGGTTCAGAATCTCAATCAGAACCCGTTGGAGAGTCTTTTACCGCAGATATAGTTTGGGAAGGTAAAATGTATAGATTAGAAGTTGAAGGCAAGATGTTAAACAAAAATGAACTTGCAGAGCAACTTCAGGGAGAATATCCCGGAGCAATTGTACATAACATTTACCCTCAAACAACAAATTCTTTAAAAATTAAGAACTCACAAAGATATCAACCCGAAAGACTAACTTCGACTGATTAATTATGGCACAATGGAATAAGAAAACACAAGATTTTTTAGATCAAGAAAGAAGTCTCTTTGAGGTTTATAATATCGCAGATCATTGGGGAAACCAGACTGACTGGAGACCCCAATTTACTAACAACAACAGATTTAAAATATCTCCGTTCCAAACAGTATTCTTCAACACCTTCCAGTATGGAAAGGAAACTGATGTATGGGATGAAAGAGTAGTTGGAGTTGGAACTGCAACATTTAATGCAAATGCCAGTAATGTTGTAATGCAAGTTGAATCTACTGCTGGTAGTAAAATCGTTCGCCAAACCAAGAATGTGATGAGATACATTCCTGGTAGGGGTGCAACTCTTGCATTTGCAATTCGTCTTGAACAACCACAAGTTGGTATTCGCAGAAGATTTGGATTGTTTGATGAAAATAATGGTGTTTATTTTGAGGATAATGGGGGAACATATTCTTATGTGCTCCGTAGTAGTGTAACTGGAATTGTTACAGAAACCAGAGTATACAGAGATGAATGGAATGGTGAGAAGTTTTATGGTAATGGGTGGACTGGAGTAACCGCAGATCCAACAAAACAACAAATGATTTCCATCAATTATGAATGGTATGGTGCAGGTATAATTCAATTTACTTGGTTGATGAAGAATGAGACTGTTGCATCTCATACTTTTGAGAACTCAAATACTAATCCGGGAGTTTGGTGTTCTACTCCATTCTTACCTATTAGACTTGAGATAGAAAATATAACAGGTGTTGCAGGAACTCATTACATGTATCAGGGTTCTAATTCTCTGATTCAGGAAGGAGAATCAGAAAAACTTGGAACTCTTTTGAGCATCTCAAATCCCATCACAGGGACAACGATGTCATCTGCAAATACATTTTATCCAATTATAAGCATTCGTTTGAAATCTAATAATCTAACTGGTGTAATTCTCTTGAGATCATTACAGGCAGCAACTGATGATAATACGAATGTTTATTGGCAACTTTTACAAAATGCAACACTGACTGGAGGAACTTGGGTAAATCATCCCGATCCAAACTCTTTTATGCAGTATAATATCACTCAAACTGCAGTATCTGGTGGAAGTGATCTTTTGAGTGGTTTTGTAATTAATGGTAGTGGTGCGTTAGTTGATCTTGATGTTAGAGCAGCACTTCAGTTAGGTAGAAGTGGTATTGGAACAATTAGTGATACTTACACTCTTGCTTGTGCATCTCCAAACACTAACAAAAAAGCACTTGCGGTATTGAATTGGATTGAACAAAGGTAATTTTTATGGATATTCAAGACATTCAACTAAAGATAGGTGATGCATATCTCTCTAATCCAAATCTAAAGAGAGCAAATACTCCAATACAATTTACCGAAGAACAAATTATTGAGTTCTTAACTTGTAAGGAAGACCCCGTTTATTTTGCCAAGAAATATATCAAGATTGTTAATGTTGATGATGGTCTTGTTAAGTTTAATATGTGGCCCTTTCAAGAGAGATTGGTCAGCAACTTTCATAAGAACAGATTTAACATAGCAAAGATGCCACGCCAGGTTGGTAAGGCATTAGCATTAGATACTCCAATACCAACACCTGAAGGATGGACGACGATTGGGGATATTGAAGTTGGGGATCAAATACTTTCTCCCGATGGAAATTCAGTTTCTGTAACATTTAAAACAGAAACTATGATTAATCACCAGTGCTACAAAATATTTTTTGATAATGGAGAAGAAATTGTCGCTGATGCAGATCATTTGTGGGAAGTAAATAGTTCTTATTGGAGAACTGGAAAAAAAGTTATCAATACTGATGAAATATATTCAAGATACTTAAAGAAAACTAACAATAAAAGAGGTAAAGGTGTAGAAGGGTCACTTTATATTGACTTATCTAAAGCAATTAATGGGAAAAATCAAAATTTGCCTATAGATCCATATCTTCTTGGTGTTTGGTTGGGTGATGGATATTCTGCAGACGGGAGAATAATAGCACATAAAGATGATTATGAATTTTATAAAACAAAACTAGATATTGAACACGAAAGAGAAGATAATAATTGTATTCGTTTTAAGTGTAGGGATTTAAGAAAAAAATTAAAAGAAAATAATTTATTAAAGAATAAACACATTCCACAAATATATCTTCGCACATCCATAGAACAAAGAATGGAATTATTGCGAGGATTGATGGATACTGACGGTTCAATTACAAAAAATCAATCATTTGAATTTTACCAAAAGAATTATGAATTTATTCTTCAAGTTGTTGAACTTCTATCTTCTTTAGGTATAAAATCCAGAGTAAGTAGAAGGTTAATAAATCAGTGTTGGTATCATACTGTTCGTTTTCCCAGTAAGGAAAATATTTTCAATCTTCCAAGAAAGTCCGAATTAATAAATTTTGGTGGAAAGGGAAGACCTCAAAATAAAAGACATTATATACAAAAAATAGAAAAGGTCGATAGTGTCCCAGTTGCGTGTATTCAAGTAGATAGTGATGACCATCTGTTTTTATGTGGAAGAACATTTATTCCCACACATAATACAACAACGGTAGTATCATACTTATTACATTATATTGTTTTTAATGACAACGTAAATGTGGGTATTCTGGCAAACAAAGCATCAACATCAAGAGAAATCTTAAGTAGACTTCAATTATCTTATGAGAATCTTCCAAAATGGATGCAACAGGGTATTGTTTCCTGGAATAAAGGTTCATTAGAATTGGAAAATGGGTCAAAAATTATTGCGGCATCAACGTCTGCTTCTGCCGTTCGAGGAATGTCATTCAACATTATTTTCTTGGACGAATTTGCGTTTGTTCCAAATCATATTGCCGACGATTTCTTCGCATCAGTATATCCCACAATTTCATCTGGTAAGTCCACCAAGGTTATTGTAGTATCCACACCCAAAGGTATGAATCATTTCTACCGTATGTGGCACGATGCAGAGCGTGGTAAGAACTCATTTGTTGCCACAGAGGTCCACTGGTCTGAAGTGCCCGGTAGAGATGAGGAATGGAAGGCACAGACGATTGCCAATACTAGTGAAGAGCAGTTTAGGGCAGAGCACCTTTGTGAGTTTCTGGGGTCGGTAGGAACACTCATCAATCCAAGCAAACTGAAAATATTAGTCTATGATGACCCAATAAAAAGAAGTAAAGGTCTTGATGTTTATGAAAATCCAATAGAAGACCACAGTTATTTAATTACGGTTGATGTTGCTCGTGGAATGGGTAATGATTATTCGGCATTTGTTGTTTTTGATATTACGGAGTTTCCTTACAGAGTTGTGGCAAAATATAAAAATAATGAGATTAGACCGATGCTATTTCCAAGTATTATTAATGAGGTGGCAAGAGGATATGATAATGCCTGGTTACTTATAGAAGTAAATGATATTGGAGATCAGGTTGCTAATATTCTTCACTACGATTTAGAATATGATAATATCCTAATGTGCTCTATGAGAGGTAGGGCAGGGCAATTAGTTGGGTCTGGATTTAGTGGTAAAAAATCTCAACTTGGAGTTAGAACAACTGCAGCAGTTAAAAAATTAGGATGTTCAAACTTAAAATTACTTATTGAGGATGATAAATTATTTGTGAATGACTATGATATTATTAGTGAACTTACAACATTTGCCCAAAGACATAATTCATTTGAAGCGGAAGAAGGTTGTAATGATGATTTGGTAATGTGCCTTGTAATTTTTGCCTGGTTAGTCGCTCAGGAATATTTCAAAGAAATGACTAATAATGATATTCGTAAAAGAATATATGAAGAACAAAAGAATCAAATAGACCAAGATATGTCTCCGTTTGGATTTATTTCAGATGGATTGGAAGATATGGAGGTATTTGTAGAACAAGAAACTGGAGACAGGTGGATGTTTGCCACTTCAGAAAACGGAATACAGACACAAGATATTTGGAATGTTGATGAGTACGGAGATGTGTCAAATGAGTGGGATTACAGATAAGTATATTGAAGACAAGGAAATTATAAATACTTTTAGAATAATTCGGGATAATACGGAGAATAAAGATGCCGCTAAATTTAGCATCTCCTGGAATCGTAGTAAGGGAAGTTGATCTAACCTCTGGTAGAGTCCAACCAGCTTCCAATAAGATTGGGGCAATTGTTGCACCTTTCGCAAAGGGACCTGTAGATTCGCCAACCTTAGTAGAGAATGAAAATGATCTGCTGAATAATTTTGGCGAACCATACTCCACAGATAAGCACTATGAAAGTTGGATGGTTGCTTCATCCTACCTTTCGTATGGTGGTTCATTACAGGTAGTCAGAGCAGACGACGCCGATCTAAAAAATGCCCGTGTTGCATCTGTAGGAGTTGCAACCGTTAAAATTAAGAGTTTAGATCATTATGAAGAATTGGGGTATGATGAAAATACCATTCCAAATGTTATTGTAGCAGCAAGAAATCCTGGTTCTTGGGCAAACGGAATCAAAGTAGCAATTATTGACTCCAAGGCAGACCAAATTTTAAGCGGTATTGTAACTACGCTTGCCAGAGTTGGTTACGGTGTAACTCAATCCCTTACCGGAAAAGCAGATGTTGGAACGGGTACTTCCATATCGTTAACTGGTTCTTATCTAAAAGGAATCATTACTGAGGTTGGTGCCAGTTCAATTGCTGTTAAGATTTTAAGTAAGGTATCCTCCGGAAATACAGAAACAATTGTTGATTATCAACAAGACGGAACTTATTGCTTTACCGAATCTGGAATTGTCGGTATCGTTACAACCGGAGACTCTCTGGTTTCATTGGGAACCACATCTTACGCTAGTGAACTTGATTGGTTCAGTCAGCAATATATTACTCCCAACATTCAGTGGAATAATCTAGCACCAGCACCAGGAACTTCGGCATTTGCAGAACCAAGAGGATCAAGATTTGATGAAGTTCACGTAGTAGTTATTGATGATTTGGGAACAGTTACTGGTAATGCCGGAACAATTCTTGAAAAGCATATAGGTCTTTCTAAGGCAACTGATGCGGAGTTTTCTGCCGGAAGTACTTCTTATTGGAGAAAATATATTGCCGCAGGTTCTGCAAATATCTTTGCTGGTGGTGCTCCTGCTGGTCTTACCACAACAGGATATGATCCGAATCAATTTGACTTAACGACCGATAATGGATGGGACCAACCCGCAGAAGGTATCATTTTTGGTGCCGCAGGTGCAAATACTTACACGTTAGCAGGTGGTCTTAACTATAATGGACAAACAGGAATTGGAACTACCGGTGCTCTTACCGCAACTCTAGCAGAACTAAAAGACGGATATGATTTATTTGAGAACACAGAAGATATCAAAGTAGATTTCTTATTGATGGGATCTGCTGGTTATGCGAAAGAAACTGCACAAGAACTAGCAAACAAACTTATTTCGGTTGCCGAACTCAGAAAAGATGCAATTGCCTTCATTTCACCTTACAGAAGTTCTGCCCTTACTGATACGTCAGTACAAACTGAAGTTACGGTTAGAAACTCTACTGATATTACAAATAATGTAATTAGTTTCTTCTCTTCCGTAGCATCTTCGTCTTATGCAGTATTTGATTCTGGTTATAAGTATATGTACGATAGATTTGCAAATACTTATAGATATGCTCCTTTAAACGGTGATATTGCCGGTCTTTGTGCTCGTAGTGACATTAATTACTTCCCCTGGTATTCTCCAGCAGGAACCTCAAGAGGTGCCATCTTAAATGCTGTTAAACTTGCTTATACTCCAAGTAAGTCTCAGAGAGATCGTCTTTATACAAACCGAATCAATCCAATCATCTTCTCACCAGGAGCAGGTATTATTCTGTTCGGTGATAAGACTGGATTAGCAAGAACATCAGCATTTGATCGTATTAATGTTCGCAGACTCTTCATCTACCTTGAGGATGCTATTTCTCGTGCCGCTAGGGATGTGCTATTTGAGTTTAACGATGAAATTACAAGAACTAATTTTGTAAATACTATTGAACCATTCTTGCGTGATGTTCAGGCAAAGAGAGGCATCTTTGATTATGTCGTAATTGCTGATGAAACTAATAACACGGCAGCAGTTATTGATGCTAATGAGTTTAGAGCAGACATCTACATTAAACCAGCGAGATCGATTAACTTCATCGGTCTTACCTTTATTGCCACCAAGACTGGTGTTGATTTTGAAGAAATAATCGGCAACTTTTAATTAACAGAGGTTAAAAACTATGGCAACCAGAAATCAATTAAATCCACCCCCTTTAAGGAAGATTACAGACTTCAAGAGTAAGTTATCTGGTGGTGGTGCTAGAAGTAACCTCTTTGAGGTTGTTCTTTCATTCCCAGATGCTGCTCCTGCTGACACTAATGTTCTCGACAAGTCTAGATTTTTAGTCAAAACGGCGGCACTTCCAGGTTCAACGGTGACTCCACTGGAAGTTGCCTTTAGAGGAAGAACTCTAAAATTAGCAGGAGACCGCACCTTTGAAAGTTGGACGATTACCGTCATTAACGATACTGATTTTGCCATTCGTTCGGCATTTGAAAATTGGATGAATGTAATCAACCGAGTTTCTGATAACACTGGAGTTACTGATCCTGCACTATATCAGGCAGATGCATTTGTTTACCACTTAGATCGTGATGGTTCAACTCTAAGAGCATATCATTTCTATGATTTGTTTCCAACAAATATCAGTCCAATTCAGTTAGCATATGAAACTGATGCAATTCAGGAGTTTACTGTAGAAATGCAAGTTCTCTGGTGGGAAGCAGTCAAGGGTGATTCTCCTGCTGCTGGTGGCGAAGATATCAACTAAATAAACTATAACAGGTAAGCATACTTTATAAGATGGCGAAACTTTTTGGTTTTTCAATTGAGGATAATGAAAAAAAATCCAAATCTATAGTCTCCCCCGTTCCTCCTAATAATGAGGACGGGGTTGATCATTATATCCAATCGGGTTTTTATGGGCAAACTATTGATATTGAAGGTGTTTACAGAACTGAATATGATCTAATTAGAAGATATCGTGAGATGGCTCTTCATCCAGAATGTGATGGAGCAATTGAAGATGTTGTTAATGAAGCAATTGTAAGTGACTTATATGATTCTCCAGTTGAAATAGAACTATCAAATTTGAATGCGAGCGATAAACTAAAAAAAGTTATAAGAGAAGAATTTAAGCACATCAAAGAAATTATGGACTTCGATAAGAAGTCTCACGAAATTTTTAAAAACTGGTATGTTGACGGAAGACTATTTTATCTCAAAATTATTGATGTAAAGAAACCTGAAGATGGAATTCAGGAATTGAGATATATTGATCCTATGAAGATGAAGCACGTTCGTCAGGAAAAAAAGACAAATAATAATTCTGGACCAAATTTATCTGCACTTACCAATTTTAATGTAAATCAGGTTACATATCCAGAAATTGAAGAATATTTTATCTATACTCCAACCACTAATTATCCCTCAGGTACTTTTAGTTCATCAGCAAAGAATTCGGTAAAGATAGCAAAAGATTCTGTTACTTACTGCACTTCTGGATTAGTAGATAGAAATAAAGGAACAGTACTATCATATCTCCACAAATCAATTAAGGCACTCAATCAACTTAGAATGATTGAAGATTCTCTGGTGATTTACAGATTATCCAGAGCACCAGAGCGTCGTATTTTTTATATTGATGTTGGCAATCTTCCAAAGGTAAAAGCAGAGCAATACCTCAAGGAGGTTATGAGTCGCTACCGCAATAAATTAGTTTATGATGCACAGACAGGTGAAGTTCGTGATGATCGCAAGTATATGAGTATGCTTGAGGATTTCTGGCTTCCAAGAAGAGAAGGTGGTAGGGGAACTGAAATAACAACTCTACCTGGTGGTCAAAATCTTGGCGAACTTTCAGATATTGAATATTTCCAGAAAAAACTTTATAGGGCACTTGGAGTTCCAGAATCCAGAATTGCTGGTGGTGGTGATGGATTCAATCTGGGACGTTCATCAGAAATTCTAAGAGATGAACTTAAGTTTTCTAAGTTTGTCGGACGCCTAAGAAAGCGTTTTGCAAATATGTTTAATGATATGCTTCGCACTCAACTACTCCTTAAGAATGTTGTAACTCCAGAAGATTGGGAGATTATGAGCGATCATATTCAGTATGATTTCTTATATGATAATCATTTTGCCGAACTTAAGGAGGCGGAATTACTTACAAATAGATTGTCACTTGTTACTTCTATGGAGGCATATATCGGAAAGTATTTTTCTACCGAATATGTTCGTAAAAAGATTCTTCGTCAAACTGATTCAGAAATTATCGAAATTGATGCTCAGATTGATGATGAAATTGCTAAAGGTATTCTCCCAGACCCGAATGCTCAGGTAGATGAAATGGGAAATCCAATTCCAGAAGGTGGGGAAGTTCCACCGGCAGAAGGAGTTCCAGAAGAAATTCCACAAGAACCTGTTGCTCCAGAACCTCCTCCAGAACCTAAAGGTGGCAAGATATAAATAATCTTATAATAATAAATTGTTTTTATGGAAGAACTTATCGATTTGATTGCAACAGATGCTTCGGCATCCGATGTATCCGATAGAATTAAAGAAATATTATACGCAAAAGCATCGGACAGAGTTGATTCTGCCCGACCTTATATTGCGGCATCGATGTTTGGTGATGAAGACAATACGGAGGACCAAGAGTAATGGCAATTAAGGTTGTACAAAAAGTAAATAGAATAACTGCAACTGCGGGTGCAGCAACTACTAGCAATCCTATTGCTCTTAAAAGTGGATATTTGAGAGTTTCTACTGGACTAACATCGGTCTATGTTGAAATTGATAGTGAACCTGTTGCCACCGTAAATTCTTTTCAAATTGGTCCATATGGTAATGAAGTATTGAAAGAAAGACTTGCAAGACAAAAGATTGCGGGAATTACTACGGGAACATCAACAATTGTTTCTTTTAGTGAAAATGCAGGAAATCCATTTTTAGTTGGTGATTATGTTACTATCCAAAATGCCCAACCGGCAGGAATTAATACAGAACATAAATTAGTCACTCAAGTGCTTAATGATTCTTTAACAATTTCACACAATAGTTCTTCTATTGTTGGAGTAATTACTACAACTAATGCAAATATTGCAAGAAGTGTGAAAGTGAGTGTTCTTGCGGCAGATGGATCTCAAAATGTAAGTATCACAGAAATCGTTCAGTTAGTCACCGAATAAAAATGAAACTCATCACAGAAGAAGTCTCACACGTAGAGTTTATTACCGAAAAAGTAGGTAAAGAAACTAAAACCTTTATTCAAGGAGTTTTCCTTCAGGGAGACATTTGTAACCGTAACGGTAGAATGTATCCGATGGAAACTCTTGCGAAAGAAGTGGCAAGATATAATGAAGCATTCGTTTGTAAAGGTCGTGCTCTTGGAGAACTCGGACATCCAGATGGTCCTACGGTAAATCTTGACCGTGTTTCTCATAAGATTGTTTCCTTAGAACAAAAGGGATGCAATTTTATTGGTAAGGCACAACTTCTTGGAACTCCTATGGGTAAGATTGCCGAATCTCTTATTAAAGAAGGCGTTTGTCTTGGAGTTTCTTCTCGTGGTGTTGGATCACTCCAAATGACTAATGAAGGTCATAAAATTGTTGGTAAAGACTTTATGCTCGCAACTGCTGCTGATATTGTGGCAGATCCTTCTGCTCCCGATGCTTTTGTACAGGGAATATTTGAAGGGAAGGAATGGATTTGGGAAGGAGGAATCCTTCGTGAAAGACTTGCAGAGCAAACAAAGAAGAGAATTAATACTCTTGTAGATGAAAAAACTCTACAAGAGCATAAAGTTCAATTGTTTCAAGATTTCTTAGGAAATCTATAAATTATAAATAAATATAGATTATAATACAAGATCTAAAAAAATGTCCGTTGGTAGAAATTTACAAGAAATGGAAAACGTAGTAACCAAAGGAGCCTCACCTGCCGAAACTCCTTCAAAGAGTGCAACTCCTATTTTAACTCCAGGTCAAACTGGTTCTTGGGAAGATTTGGGTGGTCCAACTCCAGAAAATTATCGTCCCGATGACGATTCTTCAAAACTCAAGGATCCTGCCACAACTCTTGCACAAGTTAGAGATGTTGTAAATGCTAAGGCATCTGCAGCAGATCCTATGAAAGGTGTTAAGGAAGAGACTGAAGAAGATGAAGATCTTGTCGATGAAGAAGATGAAGAAGAAGATGTAGTATCTGAAGAGTCTCACGAAGACGAAGAAGAAGATCCAAAACCAAAGAAAGGTAAAAAGTCTTCTAAAGAAGAAGAAGATGAAGACGAAGATGAAATGAAGGAAGACTTTGACATCGAAGAAGATGTTAATGCTCTCCTTGCTGGTGAGGATCTCTCGGAAGAGTTCCAAGAAAAGGCAAGAACAATTTTTGAGGCAGCAATCCGTTCTAAGGTTGTTGAAATCAAAGAAGAACTTCAAGAAACTTATGAAAATGCACTCATTGAAGAAATTGAAGTAATCAAAGAAGGTCTTGTTGATCGTGTCGATGCATACCTTGAGTATGTTGCTGATGAGTGGGTTTCTGAAAACGCACTTGCAGTTGAGCACGGTCTCAAAACTGAAATGACCGAATCATTCCTCCAAGGAATGAGAGGTCTTTTTGAAGATCATTATGTTTCAATCCCTGAAGATAGATATGATGTAATCGAGAGTATGGTAGATAAACTTGATGAAATGGAAGGAAAACTCAACGAGCAAATTCAAAGAAATGTTGCTCTGAACAGAAGATTAGCAGAGTCGGTTGCCGATGTAATTTTTGCAGATGTCGCTGAGGGTCTTGCACTTTCTCAGAAGGACAAACTCGCTTCTCTTGCCGAAAATGTTGAGTTTGATAGTGAAGCAAACTATCGTGAGAAACTGGTAACTCTGAGGGAATCTTATTTCCCAACATATACTAGTGCTCAAAGAGATGACTCTGAAACCTTATCCGAAAGTACTGATGTCCAGTCCCAACAACCACAAGTTGATGGAAGAATGGCAACATACCTTCAGACTCTGGGAAGAGTCGCCAAACTGTGATTTTTTAAATAATAAACAATCAAACAAAAACTTTTAACAAGGTAAAACAAATGCAAATGTTCAACGCAGAATATTTGCAGGAGAAGTGGGCACCAATTCTGGATTATTCCGGAATGGATCAGATCAAAGATGCACATCGCAGATCTGTAACCGCTATCCTGCTAGAAAACCAAGAGAGAGAACTCCGCGAAGAGCGTGACTTCCTCTACGAATCTCCAACCAACTCTGGCAATGCTGCTGGTGCTTCCGGTGGATTTGGTGGCAGTGCTCAAGGATTTAATGCTGGACCTACAGCTGGTTTCGACCCCGTTCTGATTTCGTTAATCAGACGCTCGATGCCTAATCTGATTGCTTATGACCTGTGTGGCGTTCAACCAATGAACGGACCTACTGGACTCATCTTTGCGATGCGTTCACGTTACACCAGTCAGTCTGGAACTGAAGCATTCTTTGACGAAGCAGACACAAGATTCTCTGCTCAGAGTGCTACCAACAACCTTGTATCAGGTAACGTCGGTTTCGGTACTACTGCTGCTCAGTCAGGAACCAACCCAAGCGTTCTGAACGATACTCCAACCGCAGGAACCTACAACGTTTCCACCGGTATGAATACTGGCGATTCAGAAGCACTTGGTGATGGCAATGCATTCAACGAAATGGCATTCTCAATCGAGAAAGTCACTGTTACTGCTAAGTCCCGTGCTCTGAAAGCTGAGTATTCACTTGAGCTCGCTCAAGACCTCAAGGCAATTCATGGTCTGAATGCTGAAGCAGAATTGGCAAACATTCTCTCAACTGAGATTCTTGCCGAAATCAACCGCGAAGTTATCAGAACCGTATACAAGATTGCTAAGCCTGGTGCTCAAGCAAACACTGCTACTGCTGGTACTTTTGACCTTGACGTTGACTCCAACGGTCGTTGGTCGGTTGAGAAGTTCAAGGGTCTTATCTTCCAAATCGAGCGCGATGCTAACGCTATCGCCCAGCAAACTCGTAGAGGAAAGGGTAATATGATTCTTTGCTCCGCAGACGTTGCTTCGGCACTTGCGATGGCAGGAGTTCTTGATTACACCCCAGCACTCAACGCAAACCTGAATGTTGATGATACCGGCAATACCTTTGCTGGCGTTCTTCAAGGTAAGTATAAGGTTTATATTGACCCATATTCGGCAAACGTTGCTCCTAATCAGTTCTACGTTGTTGGTTATAAGGGTTCTTCTCCTTATGACGCAGGTCTATTCTACTGCCCTTATGTTCCTCTCCAAATGGTTCGTGCCGTTGGTGAGAACACCTTCCAACCAAAAATCGGATTTAAGACCCGCTACGGCATGGTCGCCAATCCATTCGCTGAAGGTACAACCGTGGGTCAGGGTGCTCTTAATAACAACCTCAACGCTTATTACAGGAGAGTCAAAGTTGCAAATCTCATGTAAGGTTATAAACCTAATGTGATTACTAGTATAAATAAGAGAGTCTTACGACTCTCTTTTTTTATGCAACATTTTATATACAAGACCACACATATTTCTGGAAAATATTATATCGGAAGGCACTCAACTAAAAATATAAATGATGGATATTTGGGCAGTGGAAGATGGGTGAAATCAATAAAAGAAAAATCAAATCTTTCGAGAGAAATACTTGAATATTGTAATAATGATAAAGAACTAATAGAAAAAGAAACTCTTTTAATAGAACAAAATATATCAAATTCTTTATGTATGAACTGGAACGATAAAGGTGTCGGTTGGTCGTCAAGGTTTAATCCATCCAAACTAAATCCAAGTAGATTTGCTGGAGATAAAAATCCAATGAAAAATGAAGAAGTTAGAAATAAAGTAAGTGAGTCTGTAAAAAAAGGATATGCCGAAGGAAGAATTCATCCCCTACTAGGCAAAAAACATACTGAAGAATCTAAAGAAAAAAATAGACAAAAGCATCTTGGTAAAAAACTTTCACCAGAAACTATTGAAAAAATAAGAAATGCCAATATAGGAAAAGAACAAACAGACTACCAAAAGCAAAAAGCAAGAGAGGCAAATGAAAAAACTTGGAAAATAATCACACCAGAGGGAGAAGAAGTCATTATAACAAATCTACGCCAATATTCCTTAGAAAGAGGTTTAGACCCAGGAAATATGATGCATGTGGCAAGAGGAAGGCAAAAGCAACATAAGGGTTATAAAGTATCTAAAGTAACTTAATATACAAATCACTCTAAATAAAAATAAAAATGCCTTGCTCCTTCCCCAACCAAATTGATAATAGAAACTTTCTATCACCAGTTGGGTTTAAGTTTTCATTAGCAAAAGAACCTAAAGTTGCCTTTTTCTGCAATACGGCAAGAATACCAGAAATTACATTATCTCTCAACATCCAACCATCATACCTAAAAGATATTGATGTTCCTGGTGATAAAATTACGTATGGTGATTTATCTCTAAGATTTTTGGTTGATGAGAACATGGAGAACTATATGGCAGTTCATAATTGGTTGACAGGTCTTGGATTTCCAGAAACAGCACAGCAATATAAAGATTTAATAACTATAGTAAATGATACAACACAAGCACAAGACCCCAAAAGAGCATTTAGTGATGGAAGTCTTTATATTCTGAATAGTAGCTATAACACAACTGCCGTGGTAAAATTCAAGGATTTATTTCCAGTATCATTAAGTTCTCTTGAGTTTGATGCCACACAAACAGACATTCAGTACTTTACAGCAGACGTAGCTTTCAAGTATACTGTGTATAATATCCTTGATAATAATAATCAACCCCTATGAACCTTGATGAAATCCAGGAAATGTGGCAAAGAGATTCTGTCATAGACCCTGATAACTTACACGATGAATCACTAAAAATTCCTCAACTTCATTCCAAATATTATACTCTATATAATACCATCACTCTTCTTCGTGAAAAAGCAAGAGAAACACATAATAGAGTCAGGTTGGAACGCTATAACTACTACACAGGAAAGGCAACAGCAGAGGTCTATGCCGAAGAACCATTTCCGTATAAGGTAAGAGAAAAGGACGCCATACAGAGGTATATGGACGCCGATGAGAGACTGTCTAAGATTGATTTGAAGATTAGATATTATGATGTTATGCTTAAGTTTCTTGAAGAAGTCATTAAGATGATTACGAATAGAAATTACTCCATCAAGAATGCTATAGACTGGCACAAGTTTACGGCAGGGTATAACTAAATAAAAATAAAATGAAAACTTACCCACCTTTTTATGTGTATTATTTTGTATAAATAGGAGTATGAGTGGATATTTTAAATGGCATATATTTACAAAATAACCAATTTAAAAAATAATAAAATTTACATTGGTTTTACAATAAATGAAATTGAAGTAAGGTTAAGGAATCATATAAGAGCATCAAGACAAAATAAAGAAAGACATACATATCTCCATTCGGCAATTAGAAAGTATGGTGAAAAATTTTTTATAGTTGAAGAAATAGAGAGTGGTGATGATAAAAAACTTTTAAATGAAAGAGAAAAATATTGGATTGATTATTTTAAACCAGATTATAACCTAACAAAAGGTGGAGATGGTTGTTTAGGTTATAAGCATTTGGAGGGGACAAAGTTAAAAATAACTGGGTGCCCAAAAGGAGCAAAACAAACTTTGAGTGAAGAACAAAGAGATATTCTTTCCAATAGAGCAAAAATGATGAATGAGAAGAAGGGAAAGGGATATAAATTAAATGTTAGTGAAGAAGAGAGACAAAGAAGGAGAGAAAATATGATTAGAATTAATAAAGAAAGAAAAGGTCAAAATACAACTTTAAATAAAAAAAGAGATGATAAGGGTCGGTTTTTATCGAAATAAATATCTATAACTGAAATTTTGTAAATGGTCAATTTGGTCATAGAAAAAAAGAATGAAGTATATTTACATATTACTGCAGAACCTCATATTTATTATGAATTAAAGGACTCTTTTCAATTTGAAGTTCCTAATGCAAAATTTTCTCCTGCATATAAAAATAAATGGTGGGATGGTCGTATATATTTGTTTAATGTAGACACAAGAGAAATTTATATTGGACTCTTAGATAGAGTGATTCAGTTCTGTAAAGACCACGATTATACTTATGAATTTGTGAATAATAAGTTTTATGGACTCCCCTTTGAGATAAATGAAAATATTTCAAAAGAAGGTGTAAAGGATTATTTAAATTCTATTTGCTCCCATATTCCACGCGATTACCAAATTGAGGGAGTATACGACGCTTTAAAATATAATCGTAAATTATTGATATCTCCAACTGCTTCTGGAAAGTCTTTGATGATATATGGTATTGTGAGATATTATGTTGAGAAAGAACAAAATATTCTCGTAGTTGTTCCAACGACTTCCCTTGTAGAACAAATGTATAAAGATTTTGCAAGTTATGGGTTTGATGTTGGTTCATACTGCCACAAGATATACGCTGGTAAGGAAAGAGAAACTGATTCCCAAGTTATTATTACCACCTGGCAGTCTATTTACAAACTTCCCAAGCAGTATTTTTCCAGATTTAATGTAGTCGTAGGAGATGAGGCACACCAGTTTAAATCCAAGTCATTAATATCTATAATGACGAAACTTTGTGATGCAAAATATCGTTTTGGATTCACCGGAACACTGGATGGGTCTCAAACTCATAAGTGGGTTTTGGAAGGTTTATTTGGACCTTCATATAAGATTATTAAGACAGATGAACTGATGCAGAAAGGTCATCTTGCTAAATTAGATATTAAAGTTCTACTACTGAAGCATCCTCCTCACAGATTTGAAGTATTTGAGGATGAGGTTCAGTATATTATTAATCACTCAAAGAGAAATAACTTTATTAAAAATCTTGCTCTTGATTTAAAGGGTAATACTCTTGTTCTTTTTGCCAGAGTAGAAGGGCATGGGCAACCACTTTACGAACTCATAAATAATAGCAAAACTGACAATAGACACGTATTCTTTGTTCATGGAGGGGTTGCTACTGAAGAACGAGAATTAGTTAGGGAAATTACCGAAAGAGAGAATAATGCAATCATCGTTGCTTCCTATGGCACTTTTTCTACTGGTGTCAATATCAGAAATCTTCATAATGTTATATTTGCTTCACCTAGTAAATCAAGGATACGAAATCTCCAATCCATCGGAAGAGTCCTGCGAAAAGGAGAAAACAAAGTAAAGGCAACTCTATATGATATTGCCGATGATATTAGTTACAAATCAAGAAAAAATTATACACTCAATCACCTTATTGAAAGAATCAAGATTTATAATGAAGAAAACTTTAATTACGATATTGTAAATATACCACTTAAGGATTAATATGGGAGAAGAGTTTTACTGTATTTTAAAATTAGTATCAAGTGAAGAGATTCTATCACTTATTATGATAGATGAGAATGATGGCGATCCAATTATTATTCTACAAAATCCAGTACTTATGAAACCCGTAACAACCTCTACCGGTGATTCTTATGTGAAGATTAAGCCCTGGATAGAAATGTCTAGTGATGATATGTTCTTGATTAAACTTGATAAAGTTATTACGATGACTGAAACACAAGACGTTAAATTAATTCAGTTATATGAACATTATGTAAGTGATGATTCAATAGAAGTATATAAACCGGCTGGAGAAGTCAAACCTTCATCAACTATGGGTTATGTATCTTCGGTAGAGGAAGCAAGAAAGAATTTGGAGAATCTCTATAAAGATAATAAAGAAAGCTAAGACTTATCTTCAACGGGGACAAACCTAGTCTATACGGTTTTTCAATACTTGTCAAGCCCTTGCGGTATGTGCTATAATAATTACAACTTATACTAAAAGTTCGATGCTATGCCTAAAAAGAAATCAGAACATTATGTAAACAATAAAGAGTTATTAGAATCTCTTATTGTTTATAGATCTAAAGTAGATAAGGCAGCACAGAAGTATTTTGAGAAGTATGATAAGTATCCCCCTAAGTCTGGTGCTTGGGAAGGAAAACCTAGAATTCCAGATTATATTGGAGAATGCTTCTTGAAGATTGCCACTCACCTTTCATATAAACCCAATTTTGTAAATTATATGTTCCGTGAGGATATGTGCTCCGATGGAATAGAGAATTGTGTTCAGTACATTCATAATTTCAATCCAGAAAGGTCTCAGAATCCTTTTGCTTATTTCACTCAGATTATTCACTATGCCTTTTTGAGAAGAATTCAGAAAGAAAAGAAGCAACTGGAAATCAAGACAAAAATTATTGAAAGAACCGGTTATGATGAGGTTATGACAATTGATGACGGAGTGCTTTCTGGGAACAATAGTGAATACAACAGTATGAAAGACGCCATCCAGTACAGAAACGGAAACCGATGATTTTTAGATATTATTTTTATAAATAGTATCGTGGTAATAAAAAAATAGAATGAATATTCTTTATAAAATAACATATCTTCCTCATCTAAAAAATCAAACTCCCCCTTATTATTATGTTGGATCGAAATACAACTATGGTAAAAAATATTTCGGATCTCCGTCATCCAAACAAAAAGATTGGTATAGTGGAGACCTTACTATTTGTAAATGGTGGAAAGAAAAAATAAAAAATAATATAGATGATTTTTATTTTGAAATAATATCAGAATATGGTGAAATATCTCCTAAGCAATTAGTTGAGGAGGAGAAAAAAATTCATATGGAATTAGATGTTAAAAATAGTAAAGAATATTTTAATAAATCTGTAGCAACTTCTGGGTGGGTATCTGTTCCAAGAACAGATAATACAAAGAAAAAAATAAGTGAGATTACCAAAAATTATTGGGATCAAAATAGTCAAAAAGCATTAGAAAGAAGGAAAGAATTGAGTGAAAGAAATAAAAAAATAAAATCTAAAGAATTAAAAGAAAAATGGAAAAATCCAACTGATAAAATGTTGGATAATTATGAAAGATTTGTCAATATGGCAAAAAACCAAAAAAGGGGGAAGGATAAATCTAAAAGAAAACAAAGGACCACCCAAAAAGTTTTTTGTTGTGGTATAATATACGAAGATGCCGTTGAAGCAAGTAAAGTCGTCGGCATAAATCCAGTCAATATTCGTCGCAGATGTAGATTAGAACAATATACCGATTGGTATTATTTGGAATAAAATTATGAAAGTTGCAATTTTAACAGACACCCACTGGAGCGCCCGCAAAGCTTCAAGAAATCTTCACGACTATTTTCAATTGTTTTACGATAATGTTTTCTTCCCTGCTCTAGAAGAACACGGGGTAGAGACTGTAATTCATATGGGTGATGCCTTTGATAATCGTAAAAGTATCGATTTCTGGGGTCTTGATTGGACTAAAAAAGTAGTATTAGAACCTCTTAGAAAGTACCAAGTCCATATGATTGTGGGTAATCACGATATTTTTCTTCGTAATTCTACTGAAATTAATGCTCCAGAACTACTCCTAAAAGATTACTCAAACATAAAGACTTATAGTTCCCCAACGAATACAAAGGTTTGTGGAATTGATATGACTTTTATTCCTTGGATTTGTAGTGAAAACTATGATGAAACTCTAAAAGTTATTCAGAAGTCAAAGGCAAAGATTGCGATGGGGCACCTTGAACTCAAAGGGTTTCGGGTTAATAAACATCTTGTAATGGAGGAGCATGGACTGGAAGCAAATCTTTTTTCAAACTTCAAAAAGGTATTTTCTGGTCATTACCACACTCGTTCTGATAATGGAACTGTGTTCTATCTCGGTAATCCTTATGAAATGTACTGGACGGATGTAAATGATACTCGTGGATTTCATATCTTTGATACCGAAACTCTAGAGCATACTCCAATCAACAATCCTTATAAATTATTCTATAACATTTATTATGAAGATACTCCACATCAGACTTTTGATGCCTCCGAGTATTCTAATAAGATTGTCAAAGTAATCGTCCGTAAGAAAACCAAGCAAAAAGATTTTGAAAAGTTTATTGACAAACTCTATAAGATTGGTATTCAAGACCTGAAGATTGTTGAAAACTTTGAGATTCAGGAAAATGAAAACTTTGTAATTGATGAGGAAGAGAATACTATTTCAATTCTGAATCGTTATATTGATGAATCCGAATATGACTTTGATAAGAGTACTATCAAGAGTATATTCCAAGACCTCTATAAACAAGCTTGCGAAGTGGAGTAAAATGTTTCTTCTAACTCTTAAGGGTCGTAAAGATGATGGTGCATATGCCGTTCAAGACCAATATGGAGAAAAGGTTTTATTTTTATTTGAAGAAGAGGATGATGCCACTCGGTATGCTATGATGCTTGAGTATGATGAAGACTACGAAAAAGAAATGGAAATTGTGGAAGTTGATGATGAACTTGCCATAAAGACTTGTAAGCATAACAACTACAAGTATGCCGTAATTACTACTGATGATATTGTAATTCCTCCTAAAAATGATAACCTTCAAAAAAATTAAATGGAAGAACTTTCTTTCTACCGGACAGCATTTTACGGAGATTGATTTCCAAAAGAATAATACAAACTTAATTATTGGAGCAAATGGTGCAGGGAAATCAACTGTACTGGATGCTCTTACTTTTGTTTTATTCAATAAAAGTTTTAGGAAAATCAATAAAAATCAATTAATCAATCAAACAAACGAAAAGGATTGTTTAGTTGAGATTGAGTTTTCTGTCAATAGTCGTGATTATTTGGTTCGTCGTGGAATCAAACCAAATGTCTTTGATATTGAAGTAAATGGAAAACAACTTCATAAGGAATCTGATGACCGCATTAATCAAAAATTACTAGAAGAAAATATTCTAAAGGTAAATTATAAATCTTTCACTCAGATTGTAATTTTGGGTTCCAGTACCTTTGTGCCTTTTATGCAACTTACGACTGCCAATCGTCGTGAGGTGATTGAGGACTTATTGGATATTCGGATATTCTCTACGATGAACACTATCATCAAAGAAAAGATTCGTACTAAAAAGGAAGAAATAAAATCTCTTGAGTTGAAGAAGCAAAACCTTAAGGACAAGGTTGAAATGCAGAAGAGTTTTATTGAGGAACTTGAGAATCGTGGCAATGCTAATATAAATGCCAATAAACGGAAAATTTCCGATTTAGATACTGAAGTCGGTACTTATATGACCGAGAATGCCAAGACTGAAGAAGACATTTTCAAATACACAAAAGAACAAGAGGAGGTTATTGGTGCCGCAGAGAAGTTAGGGAAACTCAATAATCTTAAGGGTAAAATCTCTCAAAAAGTATCTACGATTACTAAAGAGCATAAGTTTTTTAGTGAAAATACGGTATGCCCTACTTGTACTCAAGGTATTGATGAAAGATTTCGCCTAGATAGAATTGCAGATGCTCAAAATAAAGCAAAGGAACTCCAGAAAGGTTTTCAGGAACTTGAGGAGACTATGAAGTTTGAACAAGAACGAGAGCGTCAATTTCTAGCACTATCACAGGAGATTACGAAACTCAACCATGAGATTTCTCAAAACAATACTCGGATTTCACTCAGTCAGAGACAAATCCGAAACCTTGAATCTGAAGTTCAAACTATTACCGAACAACTTAAAAACAGAAATACTGAAAATGAGAAGTTAGAAGAGTTTAGAGATAATCTTCAAAAAACATTTGATGACCTTTCGGATAAAAAAGAAGAAATCGTTCATTATGATTTTGCCTATTCCTTACTCAAGGATGATGGTGTAAAAACGAAGATTATTAAAAAGTATCTCCCGTTCATAAATCAGCAGGTGAATCGTTACTTACAGATGATGGATTTTTATATCAATTTCCATCTTGATGAAGAGTTTAATGAGAGCATCAAGTCACCCATTCATGAGAACTTTTCTTATGCTTCTTTTAGTGAGGGTGAGAAAATGAGAGTTGATTTGAGTTTGCTATTTACTTGGAGAGAAGTCGCAAGACTTAAGAACTCTGTAAATACAAATCTTTTGATAATGGATGAAGTTTTCGACTCATCCCTTGATGGATTTGGAACCGATGAGTTTCTTAAGATTATTCGTTATGTCATAAAGGATGCTAATATATTCGTGATTTCTCATAAGACCGGACTTGAGGACAAATTCCAAAGTGTCACAAGGTTTGATAAGAAGGCAGGATTCTCGTATAAAGTAGAAACATAAGCAAAAGGAAAATGCAAGTACCTAACAGGCATCACCACTCACGCAAGGAGCAGAAGCGGAAACTCAAACCGCAGGCACTCCGACAGGCAAAGGCACGACTCAAAGCCTTTAAGAAAAAGCACTCTTCGGAGTGTTTTTTTTATAAATAATTAGAAAGTTTTGGAAAAATGAGAGAACAAGAAGTTAGAAATCTTTGGGAAGCATATCTGGAAGTTTGTGAAAATCAGCAACTTGATGAAGTTTCTGATGAACTTGTAGGTAGAGCTGTAAATAAACGTATTGCTGCTACTGGTGCCGCAAATGATACGGAAATGAAAGACCGCACTCCTGAAAATATGAGAGCTTCTGTGAGAGCTGGCGAAAAGGAAGCAAGTATGAAGACTGCTGCCGCTAAAAGAAGGAAAAGAATGAATAAAGAAGAAGTTGACCTCTTTGACACCATTCTTGAGCACCTAGTTGCCGAAGGTTATGCCGATACAAATGAAGCAGCACTTGCTATTATGGCAAATATGAGTGAAGAGTGGATTGGTAGTATTGTTGAGGCAGTAGACCCAGACTATACGGGTCCATCTCAAGATCCGTTATCTAGAGCAAGCAGAGCAATTGGAAATGCTGTAAAGTTTGCTACGGGACAACAAGCTGCGGAAGTAAGAGCAAAACAAAAAGGTGTTCCCGGAAATGTTGTTGTTAAGCAGTCTGGTCCCTTTTCGACAAAAAATGTTCCAACTAAGGGATCTTTTATTTCTGATACTGAAATGAGAAGGAGAGGTCAAAGTACACAACCAATGGGACCCATAGGAAAATAAACCACTTTCAAAACTGGCACACCAGAGGGTTTCACGACCCTCTTTTTTTGTATAATAGGTTCATAAGACAAACGAACTCCTAATGACCGTAAATTTTGAAGTAAAAGGTATGCTTGCCCGTCTTCTGGCAACGGAAGACCTGATTGTGGAACACAAGAAGGTTGAGACTGCCTGCTTTAATGTTCATACGCGGGTCCTGACGCTTCCTATGTGGCAGAAGGCAAGTAATTGTGTCTATGATATGTTGGTTGCCCATGAGGTATCCCATTCACTTTATACACCTGATGAAGACTGGACGGAGCAGGTTAGGGTTCCTCAACAGTTTGTGAATGTCTGTGAGGATGCTCGTGTGGAGAAACTCATCAAACGCCGTTATGCCGGATTGGCAAAGACCTTCTATGGTGCCTATCGGGAACTTCAGGAAGAAGATTTCTTTCAGATTGGTGATGATGACCTTTCAACACACAATCTTGCCGACCGTGCGAACCTTTACTTCAAGGTTGGTAATTTCTTGACTCTTGAATTTACCAATAGGGAGCAAGAAATTGTTGATATGATTGGCAAGGCAGAAACCTTTGATGAAACTCTGGATGCTGCCAAGGTTCTTTATGATTACTGTAAGCAAAAGCAAGAAGAACAAACAAAACTTCCGAGTATTGATAATCACGAAAAGTCTTCTGGTTCTGGTGCCGGAGAGCAACCCGAAGAACAGCAAGAACTTTCTCCCGAAGAGGATGGTGAAGGTGAGAGTGATAAGCAACAGACTTCTGAGTCTGAGCAACAAACTCAAGGCGAAAAGTTTGATGACCAGAATACCCAACAAACTGGTGGACAACACGCCGAACCAGATGTGAAGACTATGAGTTCTCTTGAGGAAAACCTTAAGGAACTGGTGAATAACAACATTCAGGAAACTAATTATATTGAAGTTCCTAAATTGAATCTGGATTCGGTGATTATTTCTAATCAAATTATTCACAATACTTGTAAAGATAATTGGGAGAAGCAACTCTTTATTCACGAAGATAGTGAAATCTTTACCACAGTGGATGCCGAGTATGTATCTTTTAAGCGTTCGGCACAAAAGGAAGTCAATTATCTGGTGAAAGAGTTTGAGTGTCGTAAGGCAGCAGACTCTTATGCCAGAGCATCAGTTTCTAAGACTGGTGTTCTGGACTGTACGAAACTTCATACCTATAAGTATCAGGAGGATTTGTTTAAGAAAGTAACCACATTTGCCACCGGTAAAAATCACGGTCTGGTTTTTATTCTTGATTGGTCTGGGTCTATGAGTAATGTTCTTATGGATACGGTCAAGCAACTTTATAATCTTATTTGGTTCTGTAATAAGGTTAATATTCCTTTTGAGGTTTATGCCTTTACAAATGATTGGAACTATAGGTCTTCATATGATGCCGATGGTAAAGTGACTAGTACTCCTCAAGAACATACAGTTCGTAAAGAAAATGAACTAGTGGTTGATTATACATTTGGTCTTCTGAATCTCTTTACCAGCAAGGTAAAAAGTTCGGTTCTTGATACTCAACTCAAGAATATCTACCGGGTTGCCAAACAATATGATCGCACTGGTTGTGGGGGTTGTAAGTATCAATCCCCCCATAAACTAACTCTTTCTGGAACTCCACTGAATGAGTCACTTGTTGCCTTACATCAGATTCTTCCATATTTTCAGAAAGAACATAAACTTCAGAAAGTCCAGTGTGTAATTCTGACTGATGGTGAAGCAGCTCCTCTGAAGTATTATCGGGAAGTTAAACGTACTTGGGATAATGGAGAGTCTTATTTGGGATGTAATTATATTCAAGATAATTCTTATCTTCGTGACCGTAAGACTGGAAATGTATATAAGTTTTCTGAAAAAAACTGGAATAATAATACGTCTTTTACGGACCTTCTTCTCCGAAATCTTCGTGATAAGTTTCCCAGCGTGAATTTTATTGGAATGCGTATTCTTGATAGTCGTGATGCCGGGCATTTTATTCGGAATTATACTGGTTATACTGACGGCACTTACGATAAAGTGATGTCCCGTTGGAGGAAAGAACGTAGTTTTGCCATTACCTCTTCCGGATATCATACTTACTTTGGTATTTCTTCCTCTGCTCTCAATAGTGATAGTGAGTTCAAGGTTGCCGAAGATGCCTCAAAGGCACAAATTAGAACCGCATTTGTCAAGTCTTTGAGTTCTAAAAAAATGAACAAAAAGATTCTTGGTGAATTTATTCAATTAGTTGCTTAACTAAATACTCAAAAAGTGCTTATAAAAATGAAGACCTTTCAGGAATTTATGGTAGAATGCTATTCTATTCAAGAGACTTCTCTTACTCGTGTAATGAGTAAGTCCGAAAAGGGTGGGATGGCAATTCTTTCTGGGCAGAGGGGTGACAAATCAAAATCAGAAAATAAGGAAAGGTCTGCAAGAACTGAAAGAAGAATTAGAGGTGCCGGTCTTCCGGGTCCAACAAAAGTATCTGGAAGATATACGGAAAACCCAGGAACTCCAGATGAGAAAAAAGTGGGTGAAAAATCTCACGTAGTTTCTTCTGGTAAAATGGGTAAGAAGAGGTTTAAGAAAACCATAGAGAAACTTGGAACTGAAAGAGGACTCAAACAAAAGCGTAATGCTCCTGAAGGTTCATCTAAAGACGACCAAGATTCCGTATTGATTCAACGTAAAGGTGGGGGTGAAGCATCACTCAAAGGAACATCCAAAACATCTTGGCCTGGTAAAGGTAAGAATGTTGGAGTCGGAAAAATGAAACCAGGAAGAACTGGTGAGTTTGATACAAAAGTCAAAAACAAAACATTTACTTATGAAAACTAAATTGAGATTAGAACACGTTGTAAATCACGACACCAAAGAAGTTTGGGTGAAGTGTGACAGTGCGATTACTGCTATGGGTATTCCTGCTATGGTAAATGAATATTATCCTGGTTATAGGGGTCATTGTGCGAGTCTTGAGTACATAGATAAACTACGAAACCAGCAGGTCCAATCTTAAAACCGTCCATAGGGGGTCCCACGACCCCCTTTTTTATTGTATAATTACTTCAGTTAAACAAAACCACCTAACTAGATTATGCCTCGCAAAACTGCCGTGAATGACGCCCAACTGATTGAAGCAATCAAAGAACTTTATGGTACTGAAATTACTTCTGGCGACCTCAAGGGTTTCTGTGCCTCTCGTTCGCTCAACTATCAAACCGTAAGCAATAAACTCTCACAATACAAAACTTCCCGTGGCAAATGGAACCTTGAAGTGACTCAAGAGCGTGTAGAAGAGATTGAGCGTTCTTTCCAAAATGTTGCGGTTCTTCCTGAGCATCAGCAAAACCTTATTCCCGATAAAGATGATACCTTCGTCAAGTTTGGTAGTTTTGCTGATGTTAAAAAAATTCTTCAGTCCCGTCTTTTTTATCCTACGTTCATTACGGGTCTTTCGGGTAATGGTAAAACGTTCAGTGTGGAGCAAGCGTGTGCTCAACTAAAGCGGGAACTTATCCGTGTGAATATCACTATTGAAACCGATGAGGATGATTTGATTGGTGGTTTCCGTCTCGTGAATGGTGAAACTGCTTGGCACAACGGTCCTGTGATTGAGGCACTTGAGCGTGGTGCCGTATTGCTTCTGGATGAGGTTGACCTTGCTTCCAATAAAATCCTGTGCCTTCAATCCATTCTTGAAGGTAAGGGTGTGTTCCTGAAAAAAATCGGACGGTTCGTCAAACCTGCTCCCGGATTCAACGTGATTGCCACCGCAAACACCAAGGGAAAGGGTTCTGAGGACGGTAGGTTCATCGGCACCAACGTGCTCAACGAAGCGTTCCTAGAGCGGTTCTGCGTGACCTTTGAGCAACCATATCCTGCTGCTGCTACTGAGATTCGCATCCTTCAGGGAATCGCAGCATCTCTGGGTCTTACCGAGATTGATGATTTTTGTAAGCGGTTGGCAGATTGGGGTGACGTAATCCGTAAGACATTCTATGATGGTGGTATTGAAGAAATTATCTCTACCCGCCGACTGGTTCATATCGTCCGTGCCTACAGCATCTTTGGTGATAAGGCAAAAGCAATTCAGGTTTGTATCAATCGTTTTGATGATGAAACCAAAACTGCCTTCTTGGAACTGTACGATAAGATTGATGCCGATTTTGTAATGCCTTCCGAAACTCTTGAACTGACTATTGAGGGTGGTAGGGAGATTGACATTAACCTTCCCTTCTGATATAATTGGGGGAGGTTAATTATGACTTCTCCCCTTATGTTTGGACCTGAAGACGAACAAAATCTTATCAATAAATTCAATCTCACTATGAATGGTGAGACTGGCATACTTAATGTTACAAAAACTCCTGTTACTATGACTGATAAAACAAATCATCTTTGGAAATACAACGAAGATAAAATCCTTAAAGATGTTGAAGAATATGTGACTACTACCTATCACGGTCATTACTGTGGTGATAGTGATGGTTATGCCGATATTCAGACTATTGACCTGATGGCAGCAAAAAAACTGGCAGCAGGTTTCTGTCAGGCAAACATCCTGAAGTATGGTTCTCGTTATGGGGACAAGGATGGTCGCAATAAGCGTGACTTGATGAAAGTCATTCACTATGCTATGCTACTTCTCCACTTTGACGGGCATTATACTCGTAAAGATAATGGACTCTCCGAATTCAATCGCTGATTATTATGAAACTGAAAGAAAACACTATGAAACTCTCTGACAATACTCTGACTCTTCTCAAGAACTTTGCCGGTATCAATCAGTCTATTCTCGTAAAGCAGGGTAATAAACTTCGCACAATTTCTATTGCCAAGAACATTTTGGCAGAGGCAGAAATTACCGAAGATTTCCCTCGTGAATTTGCGGTTTATGACCTGAATCAGTTCCTGAATGGTTTGAGTCTTCATCAGGACCCAGACCTTGATTTTACCGAAGATTCTTATATTACCATTCGTGAAGGTAAGCGTAGGGTCAAGTATTTCTATGCCGACCCTAACGTAATCATTTCTCCTCCAGAAAAAGAAATCAAACTTCCTTCCGAAGATGTGTGTTTTCAGTTGGAAACTGGTTCTCTGGAGAAACTGGTGAAAGCAGCAGGAGTTTATCAGTTGCCTGATATTTCGGCAATTGGTGATGCCGGTGTGATTCGTCTGGTGGTTCGTGATAAGAAGAATGATACTTCTAACGAATACTCTATCGTTGTGGGTGAAACTGACGAACAATTTACTTTCAACTTCAAGGTTGAGAACATCAGTAAGATTGTTTCTGGTGCCTATAATGTGGTTGTGTCACGGAAACTTCTGTCACAATTTACCAACACGAAGCACAATCTTTCTTACTGGATTGCTCTGGAACCAGACAGCACTTTTAATTGATTCTTTCTTCTTTATTATGGAATTTCTACTCTATTTGACTCCTGCTGGTCAGGAAATAATTAGCAAAATTATGCTAAAGAATTATAATGTTAGAGAAAATGCTCCAGTCTGTAGAGACAAGCAGTTATTTGGACTTCTAAAGTCTCCCGACTTTATAATTTGTTTAGATAATATCAAAAACACAATTAGTCCAGTAAAGCATTATGTAAATGAAACTGTGTATCACGAAGCAGTTCACGTTGCACAGGCGTGTAAGGGTGGTAAACTGGGAATATCTGCTTCTCTGAACCAGTATAAACTAAATGATGTTATGCGGTCAGTAAAGGCAACTGGTTCATATGCCATTTATGAAACAGAGGCATATTATCTAGAAGATAAACCAGAAGAAGTTCTTTACCATCTTAAGAAATATTGTTTCTGATGAATATTTTTGTTACTTCTGAATTTCCGGCAGAGTCTGCAATTTGTCTTCCGGACAAACACATAGTTAAAATGCCGCTTGAATGCTGTCAAATGCTCTCTATTGTAGCATCAACAAAGTGGGGACACGATTATGGAACTCTTCCTAAAAAAGATGGAACTCCATATGCAACGGAGAAAGGTGCTTTCCGTAATCATCCCTGTACTCAATGGGCAGCAAAGACTATTGATAATGCCTACTGGCTAATTAAGTGGGGTATGAATCTGTGTGATGAATATACGTTGCGGTATGGTAAGACCCATTCGTGCTACAATACTCTTGTAGATGCCTACTATTTGTTTCCTAAGGGGAAGATTACTAATGTAACACCATTTGCCCGTGCTATGCCCGATGAATATAAATTTGACACAAGCATTGACACTTTTACTGCTTACAAGATGTATATTGCATCCAAACCTTGGGTTGCATCTAATTATCTTCGTATGCCACAAAGAAAACCTGAATGGATTTGATTGATTATGAGTGATTTCTTATGGTGCGAACGATACCGCCCAAAAACAATTGAAGAATGTATTCTTCCCGAACAGACTAAAAAGTCGTTTCAAGATTTTCTAAATAGTGGCGAACTGCCTAACTTGCTTCTTTGTGGTCCTGCTGGTGTGGGAAAAACCACTGTGGCAAAGGCACTATGTAATGAATTGGGGGTAGATTGTTATGTCATCAATGGATCCGACGAAGGTAGATTCCTCGATACTGTCCGAAACAATGCGAAAAACTTCGCTTCGACCGTCTCACTTTCGTCAGATGCTAAACACAAAGTCGTCCTTATTGATGAGGCAGATAACACAAGTAACGATGTTCAACTCCTCTTACGGGCGTTTATTGAGGAATTTGCTGGTAATTGTCGATTCATCTTCACCTGCAACTACAAAAACAAAATCATTGAACCTCTTCACTCCCGATGTGCCGTCATTGACTTCACAATCAAAGGAAAAGAAAAGACTAAGTTGGCAGGATCCTTCTTCAAGCGTCTACAAAACATCCTGGATAAGGAGAGCGTCAGATATGATCCGAAGGTCCTTGCGGAACTAATAAACAAACACTTCCCAGACTTCAGACGGGTCACCAACGAATGTCAAAGATATTCTGTTAGTGGTGAAATTGATTCGGGTATTTTGGCATCCTTTTCGGACATCTCCGTAAATGAACTAAACAAGTATCTGAAAGAAAAGAACTTTTCCGAAGTTCGTAAGTGGGTTGTTTCCAATTTGGATAATGACACCAATATCATTTTGCGTCGTATCTATGACTCCTTGTACGATGTTCTTGATGGACCTTCTATTGCTGCCGCAGTATTAGTTGTGGCAAAGTATCAATATCAATCGGCATTTGTTGCGGACCAAGAGATAAATCTTCTTGCTTGCTTGACTGAAATAATGGTGGAGTGCAATTTCAAGTGAACCAGTATAAAATCTCATATAAGAATCTTAAAGAAGAACCTGTTAAAACAACTCCAGAGAATGTGAAAGAGGCAAATGAAGCACTCTTTCGTGCTAAAATGACTCTTCCTGCTGCAGCAAAGCACTGTGGTATGACGCATAAAGAAATGAAACTTACCTTTTGGGAATACTTGAAGTATCACAAATCTGATTATGAAAACACAGAAATCTCTTAAAACCCCTTTGCGGTATCCTGGCGGCAAGTCCCGTGCTTGTACCAAGATGGACCCTTATTTCCCAGATCTTCGTAATTATGATGAGTTCCGAGAACCATTTCTTGGCGGTGGTTCTGTGGCAATTCATATTACTAAAAAATATCCAGACCTCAAGATTTGGGTGAATGACCTTTATTCTCCGCTTGTAATCTTCTGGCAGCAACTCCAGATGTTTGGAACGGAACTTAAGGACCATCTCTTACATTTTAAGAGTGCCTGCCCTGATCCTGATTCTGCAAGGGGGTTGTTTGACATCTCTAAAACTATCCTAAATGATCCTAAGACTGGAGATTTTGAGCGAGCAGTCAGATTTTATATCGTCAATAAGTGCTCCTTTAGTGGTCTTACCGAAAGTTCTTCTTTTTCTCCACAAGCATCGAATAGCAATTTTTCACTGAGAGGTATTGAAAAACTTTCGGAGTATTCTAAACTGATTGCAAATTGGCGTATAACTAATTATTCCTATGATTATCTAATGGATGGAAACAAAGGTGCTTTTATGTATCTCGATCCTCCTTATGACATTAAGGATAATCTCTATGGGCGTAAGGGATCAATGCACAAAGGATTTGATCACGATAAGTTTGCTGCTGATTGCGATTCTAATAATATGGATCAATTAGTGAGTTATAATTCAGATCAACTTGTAAAAGATAGATTTACGAACTGGACTGCCGCTGAGTTTGATTTAACTTATACGATGCGTTCAGTAGGTGAATATATGAGAGATCAAAAACAACGTAAAGAACTGCTATTATTTAATTACACAAAAACTCCCAAAATCCAATTTAATTTTGATGGATGTTATAATTACAATAGATTAAAAAGTGAGGGATTGATTGGTGACTGAATTGAAGGACTGGTTGAACTCGATCAATCAAACAAAGAAGAACCTGATTGACGAAGACCCTTCAACTGAGAAGGGGTATGCACCATATATTATCAATCGGTGTCTTTCCGGAGAAATTGATTGTATTATGTTTGTTAATGAATTGAATCAGTATCATTTTCTTCCTAAAAAAATGCAATATGACTTTCTTATAAATATTCTGAGAGTTAAGAGGAGATATTCTCCTTGGATTCGTAAAGATAAAATCAAAGATCTTGATATTGTCAAGCGTTATTATGGTTATAGTAATGAAAAGGCACAGCAGGCTTTGAGGATTCTAACAAAAGAACAACTAACATTTATTAAATCGAAATTTGAAACTGGAGGAACAAAATGAGTGTCGTTCAAGAACCCACTGTACAATGGTCGCCTGATATGATGATAGAAGTCATTCTGAATGAACCAGATGATTTCTTAAAAGTTCGTGAAACTTTGACTCGTATTGGAGTTGCCTCAAGAAAAGAGAAGAAACTTTATCAGAGTTGTCACATTCTTCATAAGCAAGGTCGTTATTTTATTACACACTTTAAAGAACTTTTTGCTCTGGATGGCAAACACGCAAACTTAACTGTAAATGATATTCAGCGTCGTAATCGTATCGTTCAGTTAATTGCTGATTGGGGATTGGTTGAAGTAGTTGATGTGAGCAAGGTTCAGGATATTGCCCCTCTAAATCAAATTAAAGTTCTCCCGCATAAGGAAAAAGGTGACTGGATTCTAGAGACTAAGTATAATATTGGTTCTAAGAAGAAAAAGGTTGAAGAAACCGAATAATAAAGTAGGGAGTTCAACACTCCCTTTTTTATTATGAACTCATATATAATAGTAAGGACGCCTTCGGGGTCCACAAAACACAAACTCGCTTTAAAAAGGAGCTACCATAATGACTAATCTTACGAGATATACTGCTGCGGATCTTCCTGCTCTAATGGATAGGATTACTCGCAATAGTATTGGAATGGACGAATATTTTGATCGTCTATTCAATCTTCACGAAACTACAAATAACTATCCACCCTACAATCTAATTCAGGTAAATAATGTAGAGTCTCATTTAGAGATTGCACTTGCAGGATTTAAGAGAGGAGAAGTAAATGTCTTCACAGAGTATGGAAAACTTTTTGTCGAAGGGCAAAAATCAGATACTGAATCGGATAGGACGTTTGTCCACAAGGGTCTGGCTCAACGAAGTTTCAAAAGAGCATGGACACTATCAGACGACACCGAAGTCCGAGAAGTCACCTTTGAGGACGGACTACTTACCATTCGACTAGGTAAGATTGTTCCAGAACACCACAGCAGAAAAGAGTACCTATAAATACTTGAGGCTGCCCCAAAAATATCGTTGCCGCAGGGAGGTAACTGGCAAAAACCAGTTGACACCTCCCTTTTTTATGCTATAATGAATTGAGAGGAAAACTAAAAATGTCTGTAAAAATTGCTCTATTAAAATCTGGAGAATCAGTAATTGCCGATATTAAGGAATTGATTTCTGAAGATAAAGTGTGTGGGTACTTATTCACAAATCCACATAAAATGCAGGTCAGTAATTCAATTTTCTTGACGGAAGAACCAATAGGATCCGAAGATGGTACTGTAAGTGTAACATTTTCTTCTTGGATTCTCTTTACAAGTGATAATGAGATTCCAGTTCGTCCCGATTGGGTTGTAACAATTGTTGAACCAGTTAAAGATATTAAAAAAATGTATGAGGAAAAGGTAAATGGAACGGAATGTGAAGTGTCTTCTATTGAAGGTTGATACGGTATTAATTACTGAGATTATTGAAGTTGGTTCTGAACTTGGAGAACCTGATTGTAAACTAATCAATCCATATCAGTTTTTGAGTATAGATGATATGAGACCCTGGCCAGAAGTTACTAATCAGACTGAACTAATGATTCATTCTGATAGTATTCTTACAATCGCAGAACCTACTCCGGAAATTGTTACAAAGTATCTTGAACTAACTACCTGATGAATTTTTATACAAACGTACAAATGGTTGGGGACCACTTCTTGGTTCGTGGTTATGAAAATGGTAGACATTTTATGACCCGTGAGAAGTTTTCTCCAACTCTTTTTGTTCCGTCTAAAAAACCAACCAAATATAAAACACTGAATGGTGAATATGTTGAAGCAGTTCAACCTGGTTCTGTGAGAGATTGTAGAGAGTTTTTTAAAACGTATAATGGGGTAGAAAATTTTAAAATCTATGGAAATGAGAAGTACATTTATCAATACATTTCCGATAAATATCCAGAAAATGAAATTAAGTTTGATATTAGTAAAATTAAACTAACAACAATTGATATTGAGGTTGCATCGGAAAATGGATTTCCAGATGTAGAAAATGCTGCAGAAGAAGTGCTGCTTATTACACTTCAAGACTATAATACCAAACAGATTCGTACTTGGGGGTTGGGTCCATTTGACAATAAACAAACTAATGTTTCTTACCGAGCATTTTCTGATGAGCATAGTCTTTTAAATGATTTTATCCACTGGTGGATGATTGAGGAAAATACTCCAGAAGTTATTACTGGTTGGAATAGTGAACTTTATGATATTCCATATCTAGTTCGTCGTCTAGAAAGAATTTTGGGCGAAAAACTGATGAAGAGAATGTCACCTTGGGGACTTGTAACTGAGGATGAAACTTATATCTCTGGAAGAAAGCATATTTCCTATGATATTGGAGGTATTAGTCAACTTGATTATATCAAACTTTATAAAAAATTTACATATAAAGCACAGGAATCTTATCGCCTAGATCATATTGTGAGTGTGGAACTTGGGCAAAAAAAACTTGACCACTCCGAGTTTGATACATTCAAAGACTTCTATACTAAGGGTTGGCAGAAATTCGTAGAGTATAACATTATCGACGTAGAACTTGTTGACCGTTTGGAAGACAAGATGAAACTGATTGAACTTGCCCTTACGATGGCATATGATGGAAAGGTAAATTATGAGGATGTATTTTCACAAGTTCGTATGTGGGATACTATTATCTACAACTATTTGAAGAAGAGGGATATTGTTATCCCCCCAAAAGAAAAAACTGATAAGGATTCTAAGTATGCTGGTGCTTATGTAAAAGAACCTGTTCCTGGAATTTATGATTGGGTTGTAAATTTTGACTTAAATAGTCTATATCCACATTTAATTATGCAATTTAATGTGAGTCCAGAAACTCTTGTTGATGAAAGACATCCTACCGTAACTGTAGATAAGATTCTTAATCAACAACTTACCTTTGAAATGTATAAGGACTATGCGGTCTGTCCTAACGGTGCTATGTATCGTAAGGACATTCGTGGTTTTCTTCCAGAACTAATGGAGAAAATGTATAATGATCGTGTCATTTTTAAGGAAAAAATGATTGAGGCAAAAAAACAATATGAGAAGAAAAAAACAAAAGAATTGGAGAAGGAAATTTCTAGATGTAACAATATCCAAATGGCAAAAAAGATTGCTCTCAATTCTGCCTATGGAAGTGTCGGGAATGAATGGTTTAGGTACTTTAAACTAGCAAATGCCGAAGCAATTACTCTTTCGGGGCAAGTTGCTATTCGTTGGATTGAAAATAAGATGAATACATATTTCAATAAACTTCTTAAAACTAAGGACTTTGATTATGTTATTGCTTCTGATACTGACTCCATCTATCTTAATATGGGTCCTTTGGTTGAAACTGTATACGAGGGAAGAGAGAAAACTACTGAAGGCGTTGTTTCGTTCCTTGATAAGATCTGTAAGGTGGAACTTGAAAAGTATATTGAAGGTTGCTACCAAGAACTGGCGGAGTATATGAATGCCTATGATCAGAAAATGCAGATGAAGCGGGAGAATATTGCCGACCGTGGAATTTGGACTGCGAAGAAGCGTTATATTCTCAATGTCTGGGATAGTGAAGGAGTTAGATATTCTGAACCTAAATTGAAGATGATGGGTATTGAGGCAGTCAAGTCTTCAACTCCGGCACCTTGTCGCAAGATGATTAAGGATGGTCTTAAGATTATGATGAGCGGAACCGAAGATGAGGTGATTAGATTTATTGATAAGTGTCTCCAAGAATTTAAATCTCTTCCACCGGAGCAAATTGCTTTTCCCAGAACAGCATCTGATATTCGTAAGTATAGTTCTAACTCTGGAATCTATAGTAAGGGAACTCCAATTCACGTTCGTGGGTCTCTTTTGTTTAATCATCACATAAAAGAAAAAAAACTTACTAACAAATATTCACTTATTAATAATGGTGAGAAAGTTAAGTATATTTTCTTAAAAAAACCCAATATTATACAGGAGAATGTCATTTCCTTTATCTCCGAATTTCCAAAAGAATTGGGACTTGACAAATATATTGATTATGAATTACAATTTGAGAAGAGTTTCTTGGACCCACTCAAGTCTATTTTGGATTCTATTGGGTGGAAAACCGAACATACAACAAATCTTGATTCATTTTTTACCTGATGAATTTACCTATTAACGAAAAAGAACTGAATACTATTATTAGTGCTATGAGGATTGGTGGAGATACTGCTCTTTACCAAAAACTCTGGTGCTATAAAATGAATTATCTCAATAAACAAAAACAAAAGGAGGAATGAATTGTGGATTTTTTGAAAGATATAGTGAAGGAGATTGGTGGAGAATACACTCAACTAGCTTCGGATATTGATGAAACTGAAACTTATGTGGATACGGGTTCGTACATTTTTAATGCTCTTGTATCCGGCAGTATATTTGGTGGTGTATCTGGGAATAAGATTACTGCAATCGCTGGTGAAACTTCTACTGGAAAAACTTTCTTCAGTCTTGCCGTCGTTAAAAATTTCCTTGATAATAATCCTACTGGATACTGTCTGTATTTTGATACTGAAGCAGCAATCACAAAATCCCTTTTGGAAAGTAGGGGAGTTGACACAAGTCGTCTGGTGGTTGTCAATGTAGTTACGGTAGAAGAATTCCGTACCAAGACACTCAAGGCAGTTGATATTTACCTAAAGAAAAAAGAGGATGAAAGAAACCCTTGTATCTTTGTATTAGATTCTCTGGGAATGCTTTCTACTAATAAAGAAATTAATGATGCCTTGGCAGAGAAGGATACAAGAGATATGACTAAGGCACAACTTATCAAAGGTGCCTTCCGTATGCTGACTCTCAAACTGGGTCAGGCAAAGATTCCTATGCTAGTGACAAATCACACCTATGAGTCGATGTCTCTTTATGGTGGTAAGCAAATGTCTGGAGGTTCTGGATTGCAATATGCCGCATCCACAATTATCTATCTTTCTAAGTCAAAGGAAAAAGATGGAACGGAAGTAATTGGAAACATTATCAGGGCAAAGACTCAAAAGTCCCGTTTAAGTAAGGAGAATCAAGATGTTGAAATCCGTCTGTATTATGATGATCGCGGTCTTGATCGTTACTACGGTCTTCTTGAACTTGGTGAACTTGGTGGACTCTGGAAGAATGTAGCAGGTCGTTATGAGATTGATGGTAAGAAACTTTATGCCAAAGAAATCTTAAAAAATACCGAAAAATATTTTACACCGGAAGTAATGGAAAAACTTGATGTGATTGCTAAAGGTGAGTTTAGTTATGGCAAATGAAAAACATTCGTATAATAAAAACTAATGTAAATGTTTCTAAAATATTAGAACAACTTAAGCAATATCCCGAAGACTGGGGTTCTCAAAAAGATATTGAAGACTCTGAACAACTAGACCCCACAGAATATACTGTTACTGTGGATGTATTACAACTTATAATGGGTGGAGTTGAAACCGAAGGTCAATATGTTGGGAATACTGAAATATGTATTAAAACTCCGGCATATGAAAAACACACGGAGATTCTTAATTACTTGGGAAAGTATTTTAAGAAACTCCGTCGTTGTGGATTCTTGGCACTTCCTGTAGGTGAAATAGTGGGTTCTCATATTGATGAAGGAACTTATTATCTTACGAAGGATAGATATCACCTTTCCATTCAGGGAAAATACGAGTATACTGTTGGGGATGAAACTATTATTATTGAACCGGGAACACTCTTTTGGTTCAATAATAAACTACCCCATAAGGCAGTTAATATTGGCAACAACATTAGAATTACTTTTGTATTCGATGTTCCACATCATAAACGAAATCTTTAATTAAAATAATGGAACGACTTGAACTTACAATCCTTAGAAACTTAGTATTTAATGAAGATTATGCCAGAAAAGTTATTCCATTTATTCAACCAGAGTACTACGAACAAAGAGTAGAAAAGATAGTTTTTGAGGAAATTGTTGAGTTTATCGTTAAGTATGGTTCTTCAATTACAATAGAAGCACTCAATATTGAGATTGATAATCGTAGAGATTTAACAGAAACTGAAAATAAAGAAATTGTAGAATTACTTTCTAAACTTAATAACAGTCCTGTGGATAAGCAGTGGATTCTTGATACTACAGAAAAGTGGTGTCGTGACCGTGCTATTTACTTGGCACTTATGGAATCCATTCATATTGCCGATGGTAAGGATGATAAAAAAGGTAGAGATGCTATTCCCAGTATTCTTTCTGATGCTCTGGCAGTATCTTTTGATAATAATATAGGTCACGATTATCTTCAGAATTATGAGGAACGATATGAGTTCTATCATCGTAAAGAAGATAAGATTGAATTTGACTTAGAATATTTCAACAAAATAACAAAAGGTGGATTGCCTAATAAGACTCTGAATATTGCTCTTGCCGGAACGGGTGTGGGAAAATCTCTCTTTATGTGTCATGTTGCCAGTTCTGCCTTACTACAGAATAGAAATGTTCTTTACATCACTCTTGAAATGGCAGAAGAAAGAATTGCCGAAAGAATTGATGCGAATCTTCTTAATGTTCCAATTCAACAACTGATTGATTTACCACGCTCAGCATTTGAGAATAAAGTAAATGGTATTTCCAAGAAGACTCGGGGTTCTTTGGTAATCAAAGAATATCCTACTGCTTCGGCACACTCCGGGCACTTCAAGGCACTTCTGAATGAACTTGCTCTGAAGAAATCATTTAGACCTGATATTATCTTTATTGACTATTTGAATATCTGTTCATCTTCACGATTTAAGAGTGGTAGTAATATCAATTCTTATACTTTGGTTAAGTCTATTGCCGAAGAACTTCGTGGTTTGGCAGTAGAGTTTAATGTTCCTATTATGAGTGCGACACAGACGACTAGGAGCGGTTTTGGTTCTTCCGATGTAGAATTGACCGATACTTCTGAATCGTTCGGTCTTCCTGCTACTGCCGACCTTATGTTTGCTCTGATTAGTACAGAGGAACTTGAAGGTCTAGGGCAGATTATGGTGAAGCAACTTAAAAACAGATATAATGACCCAACAATCTTTAAGCGTTTCGTTGTTGGAATTGACCGTGCCAAGATGAGACTTTATGATGTGGAACAATCGGCACAAAATGACATACTTGACAGTGGTAAAGAAGAGGAGTATAATAATGAAGAAAATAAACCAAAAAAATCATTTGAGGGATTTAAATTTTCATGACACAACGAGTTGATTTTAATAAGTATCAGAACTTCGTAGATGCCGTAACTTCTGATGCATCCAAAGATTTCCTTGCTCTTTCTGACCGTATGGTTCAGTTGGATGAGAAAGGTGCTAATATTGAGCGTCTCCTGACTGCCTCTGTTGGTATTAATGCCGAGGGTGGTGAATTCTTGGAGATTGTAAAGAAAATGGTTTTCCAAGGTAAGTCTTGGAATGATGAGACCCGAACTCACTTGATTAAGGAACTGGGTGATACGATGTGGTATGTGGCACAAGCGTGTATTGCTCTTGATGTCTCTTTTGATGAAGTAATTCAGACCAATATTGATAAACTGATGAAGCGTTATCCGGACGGATTCTTTGATGTATATTATAGTGAAAATCGTGAAGATGGAGACATTTGATGACTAAAACAGTATCTGTTAAGATGGATGTTCGGACTGCCGCTGCCGTTCGTCAAATTCTTTTTGAGAATCAAAAAGGTTATACCTATGATGAACTTTCTGTTCCTCCTCGTATTTCTGACATTCGTGCCGTGATTTTAGACCTTGATGAAAAGATTGGTGCTGTAGTTGGTGAATGACCCTTCGGGAGTCTTGAGCACTAAATAAAAATAAAATACTTATGGCTACCTTATCCGTGAATGATTTGGGAAAAAGAAATAACTTTAATATTTTTTTAACCAGAATTAGAACTGGTAAAGATTTTGTATTGAATGAATCTAATGGTCAGAAAATAAAACTAAGTAAAACTATCGTAACTGAATTAACAGATATTACTAAATTTAATAAGTTTAAATCTGGTCAATCCATAGTTCTCCCAACTTCTTCTGGTTCAACTGTAAGATTAACTGAATTATATAAAGACTCTGAATTTTCTGGAAGAACCCAGGCAACAACCGCCCAAGAAGACGCTCAGATTATAAGAGTAAATCAGCAATTACAAGATATATTTGACAAATTAGGTACAGATTTTATACCACTAAAAGTTGGTGCCACAACTTACCAGGTGGGACTTTGTGAAAGTACACCGGGAACACCTAAATGCGATTTTCATTTTAGAGGAATATCTGGGTATGTTGGGCACGTTTCTCATAAGGCAGGTTCTGGACCTAAAGCATTTCAACAGTGGTCTGGAACGTCTGCAAGAGTGGAACCAACAATTAATAATCATCCAGAAACTCAGGCATTTATTAATACTTTACTTGAAATGTTTCCAAACGGTATGCCTCCAGCAACAACTGTAGGAAGAAAAATACAGGATGAAACACTTAAAAAATTGGCAGTCTATGGTAATGGATTTGGGGGTCCAAAGGGTGAAAATAATGTAGATGTTACTATGCAGGGAGTTTTAAATGTTCAAAGTAGAGGAAGATATTATGAATTAACTTGTACTGGACATAAAATAAATAATGGTGATAGAATAAATGCAAGTTATGAACCTGTATTTTTAGGCGTTTATAAAGGAGACCGAAGTGACCACGGTATAAGAGGTGCCAGAGTTATTATTCAACCAATCGGTGGTAGAAGCATACAGAAATTTGTGTAATATATGAAAGACCTCCAAGCATTCCTTGATAATATTATTGATATTTTTACCACTAAAAAATCATTACCTAAAGATGTAATGAATGATTTTATCAAGTATTTTTACTTCACTCTTGATAAGGAAATCAAATCAAATAAGTCGGAAGTATTAAAGAATAAATATATTAAGATTAGAAAAAATGGATTAAACTATATTGTTGCTAATAAAGAAGCAATAATGGCGAATATTCGTAAGAAAAAATTAAGTAAGTAATGAAAAGTTTCTTTCAGTTCATATCAGAAGCAACTTCTGCATCAGACCAAGCTCAGCGTCTTGGGTTGCAGGGTGACGGGCACGGTGGTTGGTATGATAGAAGAACTAATGAGTTTGTTGCCAAGACCGAAGGTGGAAAGTTAAAGTTTTATAATAAGCGTCAGAGAGTAGGAAAGGACCCAAATCAAACCCCACACGAAAAGGATGTTCCTTCACCGAGTTATAATGACCCAAATGCTCAACAGCAACCCCAACCCCAAGCAGAACCCCAACCGGAACCTGCTCCAGAGCAACAACCGGTAGCACAGGAACCACAACAACCTGTAGAAACTCCTCCACCAGTTCCTAAGACCAAAGGAACTCTTACGATTGCTTTTGGTCGTTTTAATCCTCCTACGGTCGGGCACCAGCAATTAATGGATGTTGCTGCTGCTTCATCTCAGGCAGATGGTGGAGACTATCTAATCTATCCATCCAGAAGTCAGGATAAGAAAAAGAATCCACTGGACCCTGATACAAAGATTTCATATATGAGACAGATGTTTCCTGCTCATAGTGAAAGAATTGTGAATGATGCCGCAAATAAGACTATTTTTGATGTTCTTAAAAAGGCACATAATGATGGATATACTAATGTTAGAATCGTGGGTGGTTCCGACCGTGTAAAGGAGTTTGAGAAATTATCCAATAACTATAATGGTCAATTATATGCCTTTGATGCGATTGAAGTAGTTTCTGCCGGAGACCGCGATCCTGATGCCAAAGGTGTTGAGGGAATGTCTGCATCCAGAATGAGACTTGCCGCTGCCGAAGGAGATTTTCGTAAGTTTAGAGAAGGTCTTCCTCCAGATATGAAGCGTAAATCGGCACAAGAATTATTTGATTCTGTAAGAGCATCTATGGGTATTAATGAGAACTGGAATCTCTGGGAAATTGCCCCTAAGTTTGATTACCAGACTCTTCGTGAGAATTATGTTTCCGAAAAAATATTCCAAATCGGTCAACTGGTTGAGAATCTGAATACTGGACTTGTTGGAAGAATCATTCGTCGTGGAACTAATTATCTGATTTGTGTAACTGAATCTAATATGATGTTTAAGTCTTGGATTAAGGATGTAATGGAAACCAAAAAATATACCGAAGTTAAAATGGATAGAAAGATGAGAGAACCCGGAAAACCAAATACTTTAGTTGGAACTTCTGGATTCTACAAGTATGTTGCGGATATGACACCAGAGGCACCCGAAACAAATCTACAATACGGAGCAAAACCCTATCGTGGTTATAAAGTATCTAATATCAGGGAGTTTATAAATAAGTATAGAAAATAGTAAAGTAGTAAAGTCTTAATATGAAAAATCATATTGCCGAAGATCTGCCAGCAAGAAAATTTGCCCCTGCTGCTGCCGATTCTGGTCCTACTGACAAGAACGATAAAAAGGAAAGTTCTGGAAAGTCTCCAGAGAAAAAGGCAAAGCAGGCAGTGTATGATATTCGTTATAGAGCAAGAAGAGAAGATATTCCACTTCCTCAGGCATTTTCTCAATATATGCAAAATAGCAGTATGGGAGGTGAGGAAAGAAAGATGGTCAAGGCAAAACTATTCGGTAAAGAAGGTGGTGGTATGAAGGCAGAAGACTTTAATCCTATTTTTAAGGATGCGGCATCTGATAATGTTGCCAAAGCACTTTTTAAAGTTTTTGTGGAAGGAACGGAACAAGAACAGCAATCAATTTCTCTAACTTATCTTGAAGAATTAGACAGTCCAGAGCACAGAAAGTATAAGGTAAGAGTTACTGATAAGAATACTAAAAGGTCTTATGTGAGAATGGCAACCCGTGAGAAAATCAATCAACTTCGTGCCAATCCAAATATTGAATCAGTTGAGATGACCGAATATGGCGAACCTTATGAGGGTGAGAGAAAGAAAGGTTCTCAGACCGCAAGAGTTGCTGCAGGTAAAGGATTAGACCCCGTAGGTAAAGAAGACGGTGATGTTGATAATGATGGGGATAAAGATAAGTCTGATAAGTATCTAATGAAGAGGCGTGGTGCGATTGGTAATGCCATCGCAACTCGTAAAGAAGAGTTCATTCACGAAGCAGAAACCGAAGATTCTAACACCCAAACACTTGATTATATAAAGGGAAAAGTTAAGAATAAAGTAACTATTTCTCCTATTCAGGGTGGAAATGAAAAAGTTAGAATAGTGGCACATAATGAACTTGAAGGTGAATTGATTGCTGAAACTGGGTACTCAAAGTTTCTTAAAAAGGTTCATTCTCTTCAAGAAAAAGCAGTAAGTCAAAATCAGCAACAACTTGCTGCTATGGCTATTGAATATCTTGATGGAAATATGCCTGATGCGAGTGACGCTGTAAAACAAATGGCAAAAATGGGAAGAAAAGAACTCAAAAAATTTGCCAAAACCAAGCACAAAGGTCTTCCAGAAAAAGTAAAGGAAGAAATGGATTGTGGTTCTGATGATAAGAAAAAAAAGAATGGTGAAGAGGAAGACCCCCGTTCTTCGAAGACAAAGGATAACCTTAGAAGAAATTATTTAAGGGCGATGGGTCTTAAGATGTCTTATGAACCAGAAGGTGAGGTATTGGAGGATTATATGAGAGTAAATTCTGATGGTAGCAGAGAAAGAGTTGCAGGTGACCCCCCAAAGGCAAAACTAAAAAGAAAACCACTAGGTCATACTCCCGAACAACAAAGGCAAATGAATAAACAACCTAAAACAGACTATAGAGCAAGACCTGGAGAATCCGATTAATTCCTAAATAATACAGGATACTCTTCACACGAGGTAATTATGTCAGTCGCAGCTCTCTGGGCTTGGGTTATTGCTAATGAGGCAGCAGTAGCAACTATTCTTTTAGTTGTTTCTGAGTTCCTTGGTGCAGTTCCAAAATTAAAGGCAAATGGTTTAGTTTCATACGTTATTCTTCAAGTTCAGCAAAATCTTAAGAAAAAAGGTGCAGTAGATCCTACTCCCTGAACTAAACGGGGTTGATAATAAGGAGACCAAATATTAGGGTCTCCTTTTTTTATAAATATTACTAGAAAAAGAATTTTGTAGGTAAGAAACATGTCACTTTGGGGCATTTCAACAAACGCTGAAACTGCAGCAAATAATTACGCGATTCCAAAATATTTGGGCAACTATTCTGCTGCAAACGGTCAATTCGAAGCAACTGATAGAACCAGAAGTCCTTATAATTGTTTTGCAGATAATCGTGGATGGATTCAAAGACATTATAAGACTACTAGTAATTCTGGAATTTCTACTCGCTATTGGGATTCTATTTTAGTTCCTGTAGCTGGATTAAATACTGCTGGTGCTGGAACAAGTACAACTGGTTTAGGGCAAGCAACTCCAATTGCTGTTTTCTTTGAGGATCCTAATCTTGCTTCTCCAATTAGCATCGGTGCCGGTGGAACAACTGGAATTGGAACCGGAACTACTGGATATGTTCATATAGTATGGAACGAAATGGTATACTGCTCCGCTGGAGCAACTGTTCTTATTTCTCAATCTACTGGAGCAAATATTGTTGCTACTGCAGCTTCTACAGGAGTTCCAGTTCAAGTTAATGTTCCCGGAATAGGACAAACTGTAATCACTTTTAACGGACAAATTACTAATAGAGTTGGATTTGCATTTACTGCTCCTAATACTGGTATTGGAACTGTTCTTAGAATTGCAACTACTGGTGGTGTTGTTGGTGTTATTACTGATGCTTCTGGTGGTGCCGCAGTAGATAAAACTATTGTCGGACTTGTTAAAAATATTGCAGGTGCAGGAACAACATCTGGTGTTGGTATTGGAACTACTACTTTAACAATTAAAGCATGATATGAGATTTGATGAGTTGAATGAGAATAATTATATATTATTTGCCATTAAGTATTATGAAAATCCCCAATCAGTAACGATGGAGGACTTTGAGTCTGACTTGAAAAGAATAAGATATGTAAAGAGATTATTAAAAAGATATAAAAATACTGGCGAATTAAAGACGCATTTAATATTAAATCATCTTATTATCCTCTTTAATGTTTTTAATGATGCCACAGTTCCTTTGTTATTCTATAACTTAGAAAAGGAACTTTGGCCGTCTATTAAAAGTTTTTTACTTTTCTTAAATCGTTTACCGGAATATCCCAAAACTCAGATACACGAAATTATTGAAGATTCTGAGTGTCTGTCTCAATTGCAGAAAATCTAATGGATATAAACAAGATTATTGATATTATCCACACTCTCAAAGAAGAGGGTATGGTAACTGGTGCTCCTACCAATAGTCTTGTTGGTGGAAAAATAGCAGGAACCGCAGAGGCGGGTGATAGTCCTCCAGTAGATTTGAGAAAAGGAAAGAGGAGGAATTGGAACCCATTCTTCAAAAATCTTGCCAGAATGCAAAGAAGAAAACCCAAATAAATAATAGCAAGACCACTACTTGATTTTTTTGTTTTGTAGAACCCAATATCCACCAACAAAAAAATGTTTAACAAATCATCTAACGAAACAAAAATTGCAGTTCTAGAAGAACGTCTTACTTCCTATGAGGTTATGATGAAAAAGATAGATGAAGCCATTCAAATAATGGGGCAGACCAGTCAAAACATCTCAAAGATGTTAGCAGTTCACGAAGAAAAGTTAGATAATACTAATAAGACTGATGAGGTAATTTTTAGTAGAATTCGAGTGATGGAGGATAAAAATACAGAAGAGCACGGTAGAGTAATCGAAAGGTTTGAATCATTAGAAAAAAAGATAGATAACCGCATAGAATCGGTAGATAAAAAAGTTGATGACGTAACAAAGTTTCGTTGGTTAGTTGTAGGTGCTTTAGTAATAATTTCTTTTGTGTTTTCTCAGTCAGGTATGGTTGTGGATGTCTTGACACCAGACGCAGAACAGATTAGAATAGAGAAAGCAAAATAATACCCTCATAATGGACTTGATTGATTCCAAGTATATTGGATTAGTTTCTTCACGCCTTCAGAAATTTAAAAGAGTTAAAGCAGACCTCTATAACTTCAGATGTTGCCTATGTGGAGATTCTCAAAAGAATAAAAGTAAGACACGAGGGTATTTGTATGCCGTAAAGACTAATACAAACTTTAAGTGTCATAACTGTGGGGCAAGTATGTCCTTCAATAATTTTCTCAAAGAATTAGACCCTACTCTTCATAAACAATATACGATGGAGAAGTTTAAGGAAGGATATACTGGTAAGAACTTCGTGGTTGAAGAACCAAAGTTTGAATTCTCAAAACCAACTTTTTCCAAGAAACTAGACCTTCCAAAAGCATCATCAAATCAAATTGCTAAAGAATACTTGGAAAAAAGAAAACTCAATCCAGAAAAGTTTTATTTTGCTGACAAGTTTCAGGAGTGGGTGAATACTCAAAAACCCACATATAGTAGGATTGTAAAGGACGAGAGTCGTATAGTCATACCACTATACACTAGGGAAGGAGAAGTCTTCGGATTTCAAGGAAGAGCACTAGGACCGAACAATGTTAAATACATTACCGTCATCTTGGATGATTCGATTCCCAAACTTTATGGACTCAATAAGGTAAATGTAAATGAGACGGTTTATATTGTCGAAGGACCATTTGACTCTGAGTTTGTAGAGAATGGAATTGCTATGTGTGGTGCCGATGTTGATATATCATCCTGTAACTTTAAGGATGTTGTTTATGTCTTTGATAACGAACCACGAAATCGAGAAATATGTAGTAGAATGAATAAGATTATTGAAGATGGAAACAAAATTATAGTATGGTCCAAATCTATTCAGCAAAAAGACATTAACGATATGGTGCTTGCTGGACTTTCGGTTATGGATGTGTTAAAATTAAATACTCACTCAGGTTTAGAAGCAAAAGTAAAGTTTACCGAATGGAAGAAAGTATGAGCAACGGAACAAAGGTTATTAAAAGAAACGGATCGATTGAGGGTCTTGACTTAAACAAACTTCACCTAATGGTAGAAGAAGCATGTAAGGACTTGGCAGGAGTATCGGCATCTCAGGTTGAAATGAAGTCCGGTATTCAGTTTTATGATGGCATTACTACATCGGAGGTTCAGGAGATTCTAATTCGCTCTGCAAGCGACTTGATTGACCTTGACCATCCTAACTATCAGTTTGTTGCTGCCAGACTCCTTCTGTTCGCTCTCCGCAAGCAGTTATTCGGTCGTATGCACGAGTGCTCTACTCTGATTGAACACGTTCATAATTGTGTTGATAAGGGTGTCTATGATGAAGAGATCTTAAGTCTTTATAGTGATGAAGAGTTTGATAAACTTCAATCCTTTATTGTTCATGAGCGTGATTACCTCTTCACTTATGCGGGTCTCCGTCAGGTAGTTGATAAGTATCTGGTTCAGGATAGAAGTTCTGGTGCTCTTTATGAGACTCCTCAGTTTATGTACCTGATGATTGCTGCTACCATCTTCTCTAAATATCCAAAGGAAACTCGTTTGGATTACGTTAAAAAATATTATGACGCAATCAGCAAGCACAAAATCAACATCCCAACGCCGATTATGGCAGGAGTCAGAACTCCGCTTCGTCAATTTGCATCTTGTGTTCTCGTTGATGTTGATGACACCCTCGATAGCATCTTTAGCAGCGATGTGGCTATTGGTAAATATGTCTCACAAAGGGCTGGTATCGGTATTAACGCTGGTAGAATTCGTGGCATCAACAGCAAAATCAGAGGCGGAGAGGTACAACACACAGGCGTGGTGCCCTTCCTTAAGAAGTTTGAAGCAACTGTCCGATGCTGCACTCAGAACGGCATCAGAGGTGGTTCTGCTACAGTTTTCTTTCCTATCTGGCACCAAGAAATAGAAGACATTCTAGTTCTCAAAAATAACAAAGGAACTGAAGATAATCGTGTTCGTAAATTGGATTATGGAATTCAAATATCCAAACTGTTCTATGAAAGATTCATCAAGAATCAGGAGATCACACTTTTCTCCCCACACTCAGTTCCCGGATTGTATGATGCTTTTGGTACAGATTCATTCGATGAGATATATGTAAATGCGGAGCAAGATGAGTCTATTCCAAGAAAAACTATTGGAGCACAAGAACTTTTTCTGGATCTTCTGAAGGAAAGAGCAGAGACCGGTCGTATTTACATTATGAATATTGACCACTGCAACTCTCATAGTTCTTATCTGGATAAGGTTAATATGAGTAACCTTTGTATGGAGATCACCGAACCCACGACTCCAATACAGCATATTGATGATGAGAATGGAGAAGTCGCAACTTGTATTCTATCTGCGATAAATGTTGGAAAACTAAAGCACTTTGATGATATGAAAGAACTTTGCGATCTTTCTGTTCGTGCTTTGGATGAGATTATTGACTATCAAAATTACCCCGTAAAGGCAGCAGAGAACTTCACCAAGAGGCGCCGATCACTTGGGATAGGTTATATTGGTTTGGCACACTTCCTTGCTAAGCACGGCGTCAAATATGAGGATCCTGCATCTTGGAATCTGGTTCACGACTTGAGTGAGGCATTCCAATATTATCTGATTAAGTCAACCGTAAATCTTGCGAAAGAAAAAGGTGCCTGTGAGTATTCTCATCGTACCAAGTATGGTCAGGGTATTCTACCGATTGATACATACAAGAGAGATGTTGATGAAATTGTTCCGAATAATTTGAAATATGATTGGGATAGTCTTAGGGAACAAGTTAAGCAATATGGAGTACGGAACTCAACACTGTCGGCACAAATGCCTTCGGAGAGCAGTTCCGTTGTGTCAAATGCAACAAATGGAATTGAACCACCTCGGGGATACTTGTCCATTAAGAAATCAAAGAAGGGTCCGCTCAAACAGATTGTACCCCAGTATCAAACTCTTAAGAACAACTATACGCTTCTTTGGGATATGCCTAGCAATACTGGTTATATCAATATTGTTGCTGTTATGCAAAAGTTCTTTGATCAGGCAATTTCTGGAAACTGGTCATATAATCCAGAAAATTATCCCAATAATGAAGTACCTGTGTCGGTGATGGCACAAGACCTTCTTACAACTTACAAATTGGGATGGAAAACAAGTTATTATCAGAATACTTATGACATTAAGACCGATGAAGTGGTTGAAGAATCAAAAGAAGACCTTCAATCACTCCTGAATGACATTATGAGTTCTGATGAAAACGACTGTGAAAGTTGCAAAATCTGACCTGAGTAAATATAAAAGTGTGAGTTAATTTAGAGAATAAAAATTATGGATTTTAACTTTAAGACAAAACTAGCGGAGAAGAATGTGGTCAATCAAATGACAGTTTTTAACTCTGAAGAGGTAGATACTAAAAAGCAACCGATGTTTTTTGGAGCACCTCTGGGCATCCAGCGTTATGATTCTTACAAGTATCCAATCTTTGATAAATTAACTCAGCAACAACTTGGATACTTTTGGAGACCTGAAGAAATATCTCTTCAGAAAGATCGTGGTGATTATCAAACATTACGTCCAGAACAAAAACATATTTTCACCAGTAATCTGAAATATCAGATTATGCTTGATTCGGTTCAGGGAAGAGGTCCCGGTATGGCATTTGCTCCCTACTGCTCTCTTCCTGAATTGGAAGCATGTATGAAGGTCTGGGAGTTTATGGAGATGATTCATAGTCGCTCATATACCTATATCATTAAGAATGTTTATTCGGACCCTGCGGATGTCTTTGATACAATTCTTCGTGATGAAAGAATCCTAGAACGTGCCGTGAGTGTCACCGAAGCATATAATGATTTCATCAATAGTGCTCAACATTATGGAACTTCTGAACTTTGGAAATACGCCCAAGAATCAGTTCCTTACGCACAGGCAGAAAGATATGAACTCAAACGAAAACTTTTCAGAGCAGTTGCAAACGTTAATATTCTTGAAGGTATTCGCTTTTACGTCAGTTTCGCTTGCAGTTTTGCATTTGGCGAACTCAAACTTATGGAGGGAAGTGCAAAAATCATCGGTCTAATTGCCCGTGATGAGAGTCAGCACTTGGTCATTACTCAGAACATTCTCAACAAATGGAAGGAGGGTGATGACCCTGATATGAAGAAAATCTCACAGGAAGAAGAGCAGTGGGTCTATAAGACTTTTGAGAATGCAGTCAATCAAGAAAAACTCTGGGCAGAATATTTGTTCAAGGATGGTTCTATGATTGGTCTGAATGATAAACTTCTTTGCCAGTATGTCGAATGGACTGCCAACCGCAGAATGAAGGCAATTGGTCTTCGCCCACTTTATGATATTCCTGCGAAGAATAATCCTCTTCCTTGGACCTCACACTGGTTGAATTCAAGAGAACTTCAGGAGGCACCTATGGAAACGGAAAAAGAATCCTATGTGATTGGTGGTATTAAACAGGATGTTGGTGCTAATACTTTCTCCGGATTCAAGTTGTGACACCAAAAATACTCAATAGTGATGGAAATTACGATGAGTGGTGTGAAGAAGAAATTATAAAATCTTATAAGGATGCTGCCGAATATGATGATGTGCTTTTTGGAGACCACGACTATTCTTATATTTGGTTGAATAATAAAACTAATGAGAGTCCTTGAGGCTCTCTTTTTTTATAAATAAAACTATAAAGAACTTATAAGAAAAGATGTCTAGACTTACTGGTACTGATGCATATGGTTTGATGGAGGCATATCAAGCAGTATATGCTCCTCAAGAACTCACCGAAGAGCAAGTTTGGGAAGAAGTTGAGAACTGGGTCAATTCACTTCTTGAAGAAGGTTATGACCTGAGTGATTATACCTGGGAGGAGATGTATGAAGAGTATTTGGAAGAAATTTATGGAACTAATCTGGGGGGAAATACTAAAACTAAACCTAATAAGTTAGATACTGCTGTAGGTAATGCCATTAAATCTATAACAAGTTCCGGTGCAGACGCCACACCAAGAACTACAGGTATTTACGGACAACCAACAAGGAAACCTGCATCCCCAACTTTCCAAAATACTGGTGGATTTGGTAGATATGCTCCCCCATCCACACAAGTAAAAACTCCTGCTCCTGCCGCTCCTGCCAATAGAACTCCTGGACTTACTCCTGTTCCCATCACTAGAACTCCTGCTCCTGCCACAAAACCAGCAGCACCAGCACCCGCTGCCGCCAGACCTTCTGGCGGTGCTCCTAGACCTTCTGCCGGTGCTCCCGCTAAAGTATCACCAACACCCACAAAACCAGCAGGACCTGCAATGGGTAAACTTGGGGGCACTACCTTTGAGAGAAGGACTCCAACATCTGCCGAATTGAAGGCAGCACAATCGGCAAGAGCATCGGGAGCATCTCCAGAGAAAGCACTTCAGGCAGCAAAGTCTGCTGGTGGAGCACTTCAACAAACTGCTGCTAAGGTAATGGAAAAACCACCAGCATTTAGTCCAACTCCTGCCGCTGCAAAAACAACCCCAACTCCATCCACACCAAAGGCACCTACACTTGGTTCCAAAAAACCCGGCAGTATGGTTTCTCATTTTGACCCATTTGATGTAATCAAAGGTCATCTTCTTGATGAAGGTTATGCCGATACTGAAGAATCGGCACTTGCTATTATGGCAAATATGAGTGAAGAGTGGAGAGAGAGTATTTTAAATGAGGGTGACAACTACGATAAGAATCGCCAAAGAGCAGCGAAAAGAGCAGCAGAAAGAAATGCTGCCAGAGATAGAGGACAAACTGGAAATGTCCCTGGAGTAGGTTATGTAACACCAAGAAGAGAAAGAGAAACTTATAGAGATGCTGCAGGCACTGAAAGGCACACTTCTGGTGCTAAAATGCCAAAAAAAGAAGGTTGATATTATTTTTCAAGTAATCACAAGACCTCTCCACCAGGAGGGGTTTTTTTATAAATAACTAAAAAAGTAAGAAATAAATGAAAAGTTTTAGAGAGTTTATGATAGAGGCACGAGATGCTGTAAAAGACGCTACATATACTGGAGATGCTGCCGAACAGGAAAGAATAAGACAAAGAGACCTTAAAAGGGGTTTTGATCCTGATAAGGAAAGAGCAGAGGCTAGAAGAAAAGCTAAAGAAGAATTATTGCGTAATAGGTCTAAGAATACTACAGTTCCTGGTGGTAACAAAGCAGATTCTCCTTTTGGTGGAAAACCTCAACCACAACCTGAACAACCTTCTGATACGACACAACAAACTAAAACACCTCCTAAATCATCCACTCCACCTTCACAACCTTCTGATACGACACAACAAACTAAAACACCTCCTAAATCATCCACTCCACCTTCACAACCTTCTGGTGGAAGTGGTGGAAGAGGAACATCTTCACCTCCTCCATCAAGTTCAACCACAACCCCATCTTCCGGAAGAAACCCAAATCAGTACAGAGGTCCTGGTACTGGAAGAACTGAAACTCCAAGAAGCACAACAAATCCAGGAAAAGGTCCCGGTGCATTTCAGACGGTAAAAAATAATGCAAAAAATATTAAAAACTTCAAACCTGGTAGTGTTCCGGGATTGAAGTCTGGTGGTGTTTTATCCGGTGTAGTTGATACCGCAGTTGAGAAATCTAGGGGTTCTGGGTGGTTAAGATCTCTAGCCAAAGGCACAGCATCAGCATTAGGAGCTGTTGGTGGTGGTATTGCCGGTGGTGCTGCAGGATCTCTTGCTGGTCCAGTTGGAACCGCAGTCGGTGGATATGCTGGGCAAGCAGCAGGAGCCGCTGCTGCAGGTAAGGCATTTGATACTGTTGCCGGAGCAAATGCAGTAGGAAGAAAGCAAATTGCAACTGATAATCGTAAGAGTCAATCTGGTGGTGCATTAGTTGGAACCGGCGGAAAGACTTCCTTTGATACTAAAAAGAATACGATTACAAGTGGCGGAAAAACCGCTCAATTGGGTAAGACTTCTGTTGTTACGGATCCAAAAACAGGAAAGCAGGGTGTCGGATATCTTGCATATAAAGGTGGAAAAGCAGTTTATAAAAAACCAGATACAAAATCTCTTGCTCAGACATCATCCAATCCATTAGAAAGAGTTGGTAGGTCTTTATTTGCCGGTGCTTATAAGGCAAATGATGCTAAACTTGCTGCCGCAAAACTTAAGACAGCTGCTACAAGTGATGCTTCTCGTAACAAACAACTTGGTGTTAAATTGAAGCCGGGAGGTTAATTTTTATAAATAATTGAAAATAGTGTTTATTCATATGTCAAAAGAAATTGTAGACTTGATGGAGGCATATCAAGCAGTATATGCTCCCCAAGAATTGACAGAAGAGCAAGTATGGGAAGAAGTTGAGAACTGGGTTAATTCACTTTTAGAAGAAGGTTATGATCTAAGTGATTATACTTGGGAAGAGATGTATGAGAATTATGTAACTGAGAATTGGGCAGCTGTAGGTAAAGCATTATTAGGTTATGGGGCAAGAGGATTAAATGTAGCAAAGGTTGGAGCAAAACCTGTATTAAAAAATGTAGTAACTAAGGGTGGAAAGTATGGAGCTATTGGTCTTGGTGCATTAACAGCAGATGAATTACTTACAAGAGGAGCTGGAAGAACAGCAGTAGGTAAAGGTTTGGAGCAAACAAGAAAACTCGGACCAGCACTTAGAGGAGAACCAGCAACACCATCTGCAAAAGTAGAACCCTCATCTTCAGAGAAACCTGGAGAATCCACAGGGAAAGTAGTGAACGCTGCCGGTGGTAAAGGAGGAACAGTTACTTCCGGAACAAAATATGCAGCAACTCTTGGTGGAAAAAAGGGTAGTGTAACTTATGATGATACTGGTAAAAAGACATTTACTACCGACTCTTATGGATATGATGCCTATGACCTTGTGCTTGAGTATCTCCTCTCACAAGGGCACACAGACACCGTAGAAGAGGCAAATTATGTAATGTTGGTAATGGATGCCGAAACTATTGGAACTATTGTTGAGACAGCGGCAGACCAATCTGATAAGCAAATTGATAAAGGTGTAAAGACGACTTATAAAGCACAAAATGTTCTTGATAATCAACATCAAGGTAGAAGTAAAGGATTGAATAAACTTCCAAGAGGCGAAAGAGAAGAGAAGGCAAAAAGAATGGGAGGTCGTCTAAAAAGTCGTAGAGACGATTTATTTGGAGAACGCAATAAGCGTGAAGATTCAAAAAGAGAACAACTGAAGAAAATGTTAGGTTTATAATCTAAAATCCTAACATAACTCAAAGCACCTCTTGACAAGGTGCTTTTTTATTGCTAGACTAGGTTTGTCTCCGTTGAAGGATAAATAATAGCTCTATAAGACTACTAAATGAGCTATGAGAATCCTTGGAGATATAATGGGGAGATTTTTGAATCAAACCATATAGAAGATTATTTTGGATTCGTATATCTCATATCCTGTAAGACCACCGGTAGAAATTATATTGGACGCAAGTACCTTTGGCAGTTCAGAACCCCAAAAGGAAAAAAGAGAAAAGTAAAGTCAGAATCTGATTGGAAAAATTATTATGGTTCTTGCCCAGAATTAAAAGAAGATATAATCAAATACGGCAAGGAGTTCTTCAGTAGAGAAATTATAAGTCTTCATAAGACAAAAGGTAAATGTAACTTTGAGGAAACAAGACAACTTTTTCTAAATAATGTACTGACCGAATCACTTGACTCTGGGGTTCCGGCATACTATAATAGCAATATTCTCTCTAGATATTTTCGGAAAGACTATTATGATGACGCTACTGGAACAAACTCTTAGGTCTTCTCACGATTGGGCAGTTGATCGCATACATACATTATGTGAAGATAAGAGTGTCGAAGACGCTCAGGCAATTCAGGCAGAGTTTAGAGAATGGATGAACCCCGATATCTCAGAACACGATGTTTTTTCACTTGAATACTTAGGAGACTAATAATGCGAATAGACCTTCATAACTTCTTTCAGTACTACGACCCAAAGAATCCAAAACACGTTGCGGCAGTAGAGCAACTTGAAGTAGATTTGGTGGGTAAATCTCCAGACCTGATGGAGGATACTGCTAATTGGGTGAAGATTTTTAGAACAAAACTAGAAGTAGTAATTCCAGGAATTTTGAATGTTCCTTACTATCCTCAAACAGATAATTATAGAGACGCTAATCGTACTTGTAATAGTTCTTCCTGTGCTATGTGCCTTGAGTATTTTAAACCAGGAACTTTAGTAGGAGCAAAAGGTGATGATGCTTATGTTCAGAAAGTATTCGCAGTCGGTGATACAACTGACCACTCAGTTCAAACCAAAGTTCTTGCTTCTTACGGAGTTAAGTCTGAGTTTAGGTATAATCTTGGGTTTGCTGACCTTGATCGTGAGTTGTCTGCTGGGAGACCCGTTGTTATTGGCATACTCCATCGTGGCACTTTATCTTCTCCTACTGGCGGGCATATGCTGTGTGTAATAGGAAAAAGTCCTGATGGAAAATCTTATATCTGTAATGACCCATATGGGGATTTGAATGATGGATACACAGGAGCAGTCACGAATGGTAAAGGTGCCGTATATAAGAAGTCAGACCTTCAGTATCGTTGGTTAGAAAATAATAAAGATAAAACTGGTTGGGGAAGGATTTTCAAATGACTATCAAATTTGTAGATGCTGCAAAAAACCATAAAGACCTAGAGCATCAAAATCGTGCCTGGGCATTTCTTCAGGCATCAGTTCACAAAGAAATATTGGATGAGTTTGCTAGGATTTATAGAAACCAAAAGATAGAACCAACACTTGATGGACTACCACTTCAAGGTGTTGCCCTTATCAAGGAATTTGAAGATTGTCATCTCAAAGCATATTATGATCCTCTTACAGGTGGGTTGCCCATCACGATTGGGTGGGGCAGCACTCGTAGAAAGGATGGAACGCGATTTATGATTGGGAATAAAATTACTCAAGAAGAAGCAGATGATTTGTTCTACTATCAACTTCGCCGGGAGTTTATTCCTGCTCTTCAAAAAATACCTTACTGGAGTGAGATGAATGACAATCAACGCGGAGCACTTTTATCCTTTGCTTACAATCTCGGAGATTTTTATGGTCATCCTGACTTCAATACTATTACAAGAGTCCTAAAGAATAAGGAATGGGATAAAGTTCCTGAAGCACTTAAACTCTATCGTAATCCTGGAACTAATGTTGAAGCAGGATTATTAAGAAGAAGAGTTGCAGAAGCAAAATTATGGTCATCCTGAATAAGGTTTGGCAATACCTTCGTTCAACATCCTTTCGTTGATTGTGACTGGATCGTCAACAAAATAAAGAGTGCCAAGTATCCTTCCATACTTATCTTCTTTGAAAGTTTCAATTACCCATTCACCTTCTCGGGACAGTTCTTTTTCTAACCACGCTTTTGTCGCAAGACCTTCTGCTTTTTCTTTAAGGTCTTTGGTTCTTGTTTCTGCGGCATTAATACCTTTGAGACGAACTCTTTGAACAGTTGTAAGATTGAATCCCAAATCTATTGAAACATCTAATGTGTCACCATCAACAATTCTTTCTATCTTCTTGATTTTATAGTGATACATTATCTTCTTCGTATGCTAATTTAAGTATATAGTAAATGATATAAGCAGCACCGGCAAGTCCAATACCTAATAGTATATTTACACTCCATACTGGGTCAGTCATTTTCTTTTTCTTCAGGTTTTTTATTTAAGTTTGCCTTCAAAGCAATAATAGTTGCCAGAAGAGACATCAAAACTTGAATTGATTCTGATGTATTATCGTCACATTTACTTGGAGGTTTTGCTCCACTTTTATCAAATGCCTTTACCAGATACAGATAATGTAAACTACTCATCACTTTGAAATTACATATTACATAATTTGTGAAAGTCATTCCGACAATTGCTGTTGCTACAAATGCAACCATCACAGGAACTATATTATCAAGTGTTGGATATTTGAATTTCATAATCGTCCTTCGGTTTTATGTATCCATTCCTTCAACTCAGCAACATATTTTCTGAGTTCTTGTGCCTTATTTAGATGCCATTCATCACCACTCCTGAAGTACTCGTGAGTGTGATTATCTATTGCCTTTAGAATATTGTGTATCGGTGTATTCCAGTGCTCTCTATGAGGTGTATTCCACTCTCGTGGCATAAAATGTGAAAAGCAGTTTGAAGTATTTAGATTCTTGGGAGACTTATTCACCCCCCAACCACTTCTCAAACTGGCACACTTGACAGAACCTAAATAATCTCATATAATGCAAAGGAACCCACTCAAAAGGTGGGTTTTGTCATAATGAGTCTGTGATGTGACACTTAGAGCCGTGGAAGATGCCCTTCGAGAGAGGTGGTATACCCCTCTTCTATACGGATGCCGAATTCTATTAAAATTAATGCAACAATTTTTTACTGTAGCCTTTCCCCTTTTGGCAATGGTTACAACCAGCACGGCAACACTGCCCCAAGTGTTTCCTCCTCCACCCGTGAGTGGTCCGCCACCATTCTCTATTATTCAAGAGGATCCTACACGAAAGACAGCGACCAGAGAGGTTGCTCCAGTTAAACCAAAAGAAAAAAGACTAATTTGTAAAGGATGTAATACTAATGAAACGAAGACTGTAGAATTTCTACAGAATCGTGGAATTACTGACAAAAATGCCATAGCAACCATTATGGGCAATATCCGACAAGAATCTACCTTCACTCCTAATGTATGTGAGGGTGGTGCTATAGTGTCTTATGGTGCTTGTACAAGTGGTGGTTATGGTCTTATTCAATTTACCGATGCTCCAAGATATAATGGTCTTGGTAAGTTTGCTGCTCGTATTGGTGGAGACCCTTCCACACTTGATACTCAACTTCGTTATATTATTACTGAACCACAATGGAGAGGTATTGAAGATAGATTGAAAGTCCCAGGAAAACCTATTGAATATTATATGCGTTTAGCATATACTTGGTTGGGGTGGGGACATAAAGGAGCAAGAACTGATTTTGCTTATAACTACTCAAATAAGTTAGTTCTAACTGTGATTGACTCCTAAATACATATACCTGACTTGCTGACACTTTTCAGGTGAGATTGGAGTGCTTCGGCACTCCTTTCTTGTATAAATAATAATGTCAGCAAGAATGTACCGGCGTTGAATGGAAACGAGGTATGATTTATAAATAACTAAAAAGTATTCATAAAATGGACGCACAAGAACTTCGCAATCTTCAAGAAGCATATATGGAAGTTTATGAACTTGATGAAGATTGGAAACCTGTAAATGTGCCAAGAGTAAAAACTCGTATGGGAAATCTTGAAGGGAGATTGTCTTCAGTTTCTAATGATAGATTTTCCAGCAATACCCCAGAATATGCCAGATATCAAAGAACCGCAAATGTTGTCTCACAATCAACTGAAAATCCAAATAAACCTTTCCAAAAACCAACATTTGATCCAGGTGGACTGAAAATAAAACCAGGAGGCCGAGGTGTCACATTTTCTCCAGAAAGAAATTCACAATGGAAACCATTTTCATCTAGATTACCTACCAAAACTCCTGCTACAGTAACAAAACCATCTACACCATCATCCACAAAACCAAACCCTCGTAGTATTTCTGGTTCTAGTGCTCCTAGACCGGGAAGAGGATCTACATCAAATTGGATGACAGATAGAATGGGTGAATTTACATCTGCGTTAAATAGATTATCAGATCCAAGAAAACCAAATTCAACCACAAAACCACAAGTAAAACCAACCAAAAGTTCAAGAGGTGGTGGTTCATCAGCACAAGGCGTTGGTTCTCCATCAGGAACTGGTAGATATCAAGTTGGTGGGGCGCAAGGACATGGTATTTCTGGAATAAAAATGGCCGATAGTTATGACCTCTACGACATCATTCTCTCACACCTTCTTGATGAGGGTTATGCCGAAACACCAGAAGCAGCAGAATCTATTATGGTGAATATGAGTGAAGAGTGGAGAGAGAGTATTTGTGAGGCAGAGATTGAACCCCCAAAAGAAAGAGTTGGTGCTTTGACGAATATTGATATTCCAATGTCCGAAAGAGAAGCAGCAAGACAAAGAACACTTGCAAAAGCAAAAGCAAAAAGAGAAAAAAACAAAAATTGAATAAATATAGGAGGGCACTCATAACCCTCCTTTTTTTATGTTCAATTTCAATTTCGGCAAGAAGAAACCTGATATTAAGCAATATGCAATTATAGGAGTCGTATTATCTTCTGTGATTGTAATACTCTCACAGTGCTCTAGTATTCCTAGCAATCAACTTTGGGATTTACTGGATGAGATACAAAGAAAATATTTTCCACAAACTATACTAAATGAGTTTATTATCAAAGATGATGAAAAACTCAAAAGAAGAATTGTGAGGGATGTTGATAGTGCAATTGATGAGTATTGGAGAAAAACTGGAGAAAAACCCGTAGAGATTCCTGCTCCAATATTTTCAGAGAAACCTGTAGATGAATCTGTGTGTTATACTGAAGAATGTAAATCACTCGGTGGAGAAATGCGTTTATGTGCTCCTTGGGTGTCTGGATGTAACTAAAAGTCGTATATATAAACATATCTTATTTTTATAGAGATTATTATGTCTGTATCACAAGAACTACTGACTGCTATTGAAGCGTGGAAAGTAGAAGACGAAAAGTTCACTGCTGGTAATAGTGCCGCTGGTACTCGTGCCCGTAAGGCACTTCAGGAAGTTGCCAAACTGGTCAAGACCCGTAGAGGCGAGATTACCGAAGAGAAGAACGCCCGTAAGGAAGCAAAGGGTTGACTTTAGTGCCCTGATGCCTTATAGTAGTTTGACGGGTGGAGGAGGTCCAAACTTCTTATAAATCCCACACCTCCCAAGCCTCTCAACGATGCTCAAACAGGGAGGTCCCTTTATGTCCCGTTAGCTCAGGAGACAGAGCAATTCTCTTCTAAAGAATCGGTCGTGGGTGCGAATCCTACACGGGACGCTTGCTACTTTGCACTGGAAAGATAAACCAGAATGCCGGTAGCAAACGAGGGTAAGTCCCTGTTATATCCTTATGAGATATATCACACTTGCCCCATCATTCCCCGATAGCTCAATTGGTAGAGCAAAGTGCTGTTAACACTGAGGTTGTTGGATCGTGCCCAACTCGGGGAGTTGGAAGGTCTGGAAATGTCTGGGTCTTCCAAAACAAAAACGCTAAACAAACTTCGGGAGGAAACTCCCAACCGATTTGGAAATTACCTGAAAAACAGGAAGAATAAGGTTTGGTGTTTTTTGCAGAAAGTGTCTTCTGCGGGTGTCGGACACTCGATACCCATCCGCCCTTGTAGCTCAGTGGTAGAGCAACGGTTTTGTAAACCGTTGGTCGTCCGTTCAAATCGGATCAGGGGCTTGACATAATATTCGTTATGTCTTATAATTCATGAGTCCGTGTGGAGGAGCATACTTCCCTAAATAGGAAGTGTATGTGCTAAGTAAAATGAGAACTAAAACTGAATTATTAAATGCAGTTGAAGCATCTCAATCAATGGCTGAGGTCGTAAGGAGATTGGGTCTTAATAAAAGTAGCACTACTTATGCTACTTTAAAAAAAGATTTTGCACATCACAATATACAACCTCAATTTAAAAAAAGAAGTAGGAACACTATTCCTTATACTTTTGAGGAAATGTTTTGTGAAAATTCTACTTGCGATAGATCAACTCTTAGGAATAGAATTATTAAAGAAGAAATTTTCAAATATAAATGTTCCGAATGTGGTATAATTGATTGGAATGGACAAAAACTTTCTCTTCAATTAGACCATATAAACGGAGTTTCTAATGATAATAGGATGGAAAATCTAAGATTTCTTTGTCCCAATTGTCATTCTCAAACAAAAACTTGGGGGAATAAAAATAATTTCCCCGCCGAGAGTGATGCCAAAAGTAAGGCACCCCGATAAGGGATACGGTAGAAGGATGCGAAACCTTCCACTCTCAACATTGCGGATATGGTGTAGTGGCAACACAAGAGTTTTCCAAACTTTTATCCTCGGTTCAAATCCGTGTATCCGCTTCCCCTAAAATATCAGGGGAGCTAAATAAACTTCGTAGTTGTAAATCTTAACGAACTATATGAAATTTTTCAAACAAATGATGCTTGTGCCTGTTGCACTGAGTCTTGTTGCTCCTGCTGTGAATGCCGCAGAACTCAATACTGAGGATGTCAACAAGTATGCTTCGGCACAACAAGTCACTAGCATTACACAATTTACTGATGTCCAACCTACTGATTGGGCATATCAGGCACTTAGCAATCTTGTAGAGCGTTATGGTTGCGTAGCAGGTTATCCTAACGGCACATACAAAGGTGGTCAGGCAATGACCCGTTTTGAGGCAGCAGCACTGCTGAATGCCTGCCTTGATCGTGTAACTGAAACCACAGATGAACTCAAAAAACTTCTTGCTGAATTTGATACAGAACTAACTGTACTCACTTCTCGTGTAGATGGTCTTGAGAACAAAGTTGGACAACTGCAGGCAACTCAGTTTTCAACCACTACCAAACTCAAAGGTGAAGTAAACTTTATTCTTGGCGGTGTTCCTGGTCTTGAAACTAACAAACGTGTTGATGTAGGTAATACTGCATTCAACTATGATGTTCGTCTGAACTTTGATACCTCTTTCACTGGTAAGGACTTGCTCCGTACTCGTCTGCGTTCTGGTAACTTCAGTAGCGATCCTTTTGGTTCCAGTTCTTCACTCTTCAAACTTGATAAGGCAGAATCTTATGCCGACCAAGTTGTGATTGACCGTCTGTACTATCAGTTCCCAGTTGGTAAGAGTGTAACTCTAACTGCTGGTCCTCTGGTTCGTAACACTGAGATGGCATGGGTTCCTTCTGCTTATAAGTCGGAAATCCTTGACTTCTTTCAACTTGGTGGTGCCTCTGGTGTCTATAACAAGGCAACTGGTGCTGGTTTTGGTGCTCAATGGAAGCAACAAGTTCCAAAAGGTCAGGGAGGTTTCCTTGCTGGTCTGAACTATGTCTCTCAAGATGGTGATAACACTGAAACTGGTGTCTTCAATTCAGATAGTGGATTGAACTTTATGACACAAGTTGGTTATCGTGCTCCTCAGTGGGGTGCTGCCGTTGCTTACCGTTATGGTACTGAAGGCAGTCGTGTCCGTACCTTCAACGCCCTTGGAGGCGGGTCTGGTGCCCTTGCCGCAGGTCAGGAAAGCAATAGCGTTGCTGTGAATGCTTACTGGCAACCTTCTCAGAGTGGATTCGTTCCTTCTATCTCAGTTGGTTATGGATATAATGATGTAGATGGTAAAGGTTCTAAAACTGGTGCCACCGATTCTGATTCCTGGTTCGTTGGACTTCAGTGGTCTGATGTGTTTGCCAAAGGTAATACTGCTGGTGTTGCTATTGGTCAACCCGGTAATTCTGACTTCGTTGGTGAAGATGCCGCGATGCTTGAAGTCTTCTATAAGTATCAAGTTTCGGACAACATCAGCATCACTCCTGCTATCTTCTATGTGAGCAATAATGCCCGTTATCAAGGAGAATCTTCTTGGGGTGGTGTGGTTCAGACCAAGTTCACATTCTGATAAATCACTTATAACTTGAGTGTAAGCACCCATTCTTTGGGTGCTTTTTTATGTTATGAACTTCTTAACCAAATCTTAGTTGATTTTATCTTCCCTTTACCTTAGAATTACTCTGTAGTTATTCACTTTTTATGAAACTCAAAAATATTATTGTTGCCGGTCTTGCTTTTGCTCCTACTGTCGCACTTGCCGGAGTTGACCGTCTTGCTGTTGCTGGTGCTACTTTCCCAGCAACTATTTACCAACGATGGTTTTCCACTCTTGCCAAATCTGGTGGTCCTAAAGTAAACTATCAGGCAGTTGGTTCTGGTGCTGGTCGTAAGGCATTTATTGACCAAACAGTAACCTTCGCAGCAACTGATGACCCCATCTCTGATAAGGACAGAGCAAAGGTTTCTCGTGGTGTAGTTCAAATTCCGATTGTTGGTGGAACTATTGCTCTTGCCTATAACAATCCTTCTTGTAAACTGAAACTGACTCAGAAACAAGTAGTATCAGTCTTTATGGGTTCTATTGATAACTGGAAGGAACTTGGATGTCCTGGTGGTAAGATTTATGTTTCACACCGTTCCGATGGTTCTGGAACCACTGCTGCCTTTACAGAGTCACTTCAGTCCTTCTCCAAGGAATGGACTCTTGGTGTCGGTAAATCTGTAAATTGGAAAGTTGGTGTTGGTGGTAAAGGTAATGAAGGTGTTGCTGGTGTTCTCCAAACTACTCCCGGTTCAATTGGTTATCTCAACCAATCCTTTGTGAAAGGTAATCTGAAAGCAGCAGCAGTTCAGAATAAGTCTGGTGAGTTTGTTCTCCCCAGTTATGTTTCTGGTTCCAAGGCACTGAATGGTATTCAGTTAGATAAAAATCTTGCTGGACAAAATCCCAATCCTTCTGCCAGCGGTGCTTATCCTATTGCCACTTTGACTTATGTTCTTGCCTATAAGACTGGTAATGGTCCTAAAGCAGCATCTATCAGAGAAGCAATTAATTATATGTTGAGTGATAAGGCACAGGCACTTGCTGATGACCTTGGATATGTTCCTCTCAAGGACGCAATCCAATCACGAGCACAATCTGCCGTGAAACTTATTGGTGAATGATATTGAAGGGAGTTGACAACGACTCCCTTCTTTAGTATAATCAAAATAGCATTCGGAGGATTATGTCTCTTATTTCCCAGCGTGATAGAAAACTTGCTATCGAAGCATTAGAACACTATAAAACTACAATTCCATTAATCATTAACTTTGGAGAACTTCCTTCTGATATCGCCATTAAACAAGATGAACAAAAGATGATGGAAGTAAATGCTCTTATAAATTGGATTAAGTTAGAACACTATAAGAATGAAAATTAATCTGTGGTTCTGCTCCGAAATGAATCAGTGGAGGTGGACTCTCTGTGATAGTTCTCGTCCAATTCGTAAACAAGAATCTGGTCAAAGAGAAAATCTCCGTGATGCTATGAATGATATAGCAACTACGGTAGAATATATGATGAATCAGTCTTGACTTTACGGGCGATTAGCGTAGAGGTAGCGCGGATCCTTTACACGGATTAGGTCACTGGTTCGATCCCAGTATCGCCCATTATAAATACCTAAAAAGTATTGGTGTAATGGAAAAACTTTATAAATTATTAAGTGATACTCAGGCATCACTTTTTTTGCTATTCCAAAAAACTTGGGTATATCACTGGCATATTGTAGGACCTGACTTTAAACAGATTCACGATTTGTTTGGGGACCAATACGCAGAAATTCAAGAAGAAGTTGATCGTATCTCAGAACATATGAGATTTTTGACTATTAAACCTATCAGCTCTTTATCTAGAGTTCTGGAAGTATCTGGTGTTGAGGAAGCAAAAACTAATATTTCTGAAATGGAAATGATTAAAGATTTACTTGAGGGACACAAAAAGATTATAGATATGTTAGGTGAAGTTGCTGAAGAAGCAGAAGCACAAAAGTCAAGAGGAACTGTCAATCTTGTTGATGATTTAAACGAAGCACACGGCAAGTTCGTTTGGATGCTTCGTTCATTTACTGAATAATTAATTATAAAGATGGAAAACTTAAAAATTAGATGTAAGTCTTGCGGAAGTGAGATAGAAGGAAAGTCTGGAAAAACAGTTGCGTGTGGATGCCCTAATATGGCAACCATTCGCAATAATGAAAATGTTGCTGCACTTGACTTATCAAAGGTTGTTATGATAAACTATATGAGTACCAAAGAAAAGTCTACTGTTCTTACGAATGAAGACCTTGCCTTCCAAGAAGCAAGGCGTCAGCGTAAAGTAAGACGACTTGATTTTGATGTCCGTTGATAGTTTTTATTGGAAGATAGCACCGATGGTTGGTAAATCGCCTTGAAAGCGATGCCAGGTTCACGCCTGATAGTTCGATTCTATTATTTTCCTTTTAATTGAAGACTATATAAAATAACGGGGTGTAAGTCAGAGGTAGACGGTTTGCTTTGGGAGCAAAAAGACACTGGTTCGATCCCAGTCACCCCGATTGCCAGTTTCATGACTGGCACACTTGACATAAAACTCAAATCACTCTATAATAACAAGGTAAACAAATCAAAGCGATGTCTCTGACTATCAAATTCAAGAAAGATATTAGTACTCTTCGTGCCGCAGCGAATGGTGATTTTTATCTTGATGTAAAGAATCCGAAACTTTACAAGAAAGTCCGTAAGTTCTATCAAAATGAAGGAGTTATTTTTTCTGACGACCCTCTCGATAATTATGATATTCTAATCGATTATATTGTCCAAGACCTTGAGACCGTTGAAGTAACAAAATGAAAAATCTAATCGAAGTTAAGTACCAATACGCAAAATTTCCAAATGCTCTTTTGCGTAAGTTTTTTAAGACACAAGAACAAATTGATATTTTTAAGCAACAACACTCAGATTATATTTACATCAACTAATGATTCAATCTAAAGTTATTCTTGAAAAGGAAGAATATCGGTTTGTTGAAAGGGGTATTATTGAACTCAACGGCAAACCCGATTATCGCCTTCAGAAAAAAGACTATTATACAAAACGATGGAATGATATCTATCTGTTTGATAATCAAATGCAATGTTTGACTGCTATGGAAGACCATCAATATGCCCGTTGGTTGGATCCTGATAGAGTTCCTTGTTATGTAAAAGATTATGATGATGAAGACACGGAGAGTCTCTAAAAGTACTGGTCGGTGATGAACCCCCCTTTAGTCACGGAGAGACTCTAAAAGCACTGGTGGATCCAAAATGACCCCTCAATAGGTTTCCAATTTCCTTAAAAAATTGGTGGTGCGGATGGAGAATACTCCCGCCTGGTTTCTTATTTCCAGTCAAAGAATAAGTGGCGAGCCTAAAGACCCCAAAGAGGAGTTGCATAAACTCCTCTTTTTTGCTATAATTACTCTATTATATAAAAAATATATGCTTGCTAATGATGATTTGGGGAATCTGGGTAGACTTGGAAACCAGATGTTTCAATATACTTCTCTTCGTGGTCTTGCTGCAAAGCACGGATATGAGTATTGTCTTCCTCCAAGAGAAGTAGTAGCAACACGGGATCCTAATGTCTTTAATTCAGATATCACTATGTTTGAGTGTTTTAAGATTCCAGAAGCACCAAAATATGTAACAAACTTCCCGAAAATAACAGAATCATGTTTTGAATTGGATCAAAACTTATGGAATAATTGTCCTGATAATATCAGTCTTTATGGATATTTTCAGACTGAAAAATACTTCAAACACATTGAAGAAGATATTCGCACCGCATTTACTTTTGTTGATGAAATAAAAGAACCAACACAAGAATCCTTCAAATCAAATTTTGGTGATACTGAAGTAGTGTCTCTCCATGTGCGTAGGGGAGATTATTTAAAATATTCTCATCATCCGGTCCAGTCTTTAGAATATTATTCTCAAGGACTCTCTCATATGCCAGAAGATATCCCAATAATGATTTTCTCTGATGAAATTGAATGGTGTAAAGAACAAGAATTGTTTCAAGAAGATCGTTTTATTTTCTCAGAAGGGAATAGTACTGGAGTAGATCTTTGCTTGATGTCTCTATGTTCTTATGCTATAATTGTAAATAGTTCTTTTAGTTGGTGGGGTTCGTGGTTAGCAAACAGTAAAAAAACTGTAGCACCTAAAAATTGGTTTGGGATGCCGTTATCACATGACACTAAGGATCTGTATCGCCAAGGATGGATTGTAATTTGAAAAATAAGTATTGAAAAAATTTCACTATGAAAGTCAACATTCCAAGCGTAATATATTTTCACATAGCTACCATTGGAAAATATCAAGAAATTTTTGATGAAATTTATTCACAAATACTAGAATCTAATCTAATTAATGAAGTTAAATTGATAAATCTTTGCATTGTTGGTGATGGTGAATTGATCTTTCCCTCACATAAAAAAATTAAAATTTATAAAGATCCTTATATTGAGTCTGGAGAATTTTTTACTTTAAATTTAATCAAAACATTTTCAGATTCGGTGAATGAAAAGTATGGAATTTTATACCTCCACACAAAAGGAGTAACGACTCCAGATAATTTGTGTATTGATGATTGGCGTCAGTATATGACTTATTTCAACGTCAATCAATATCAGAAGTGTTTTGATATGTTGGATGAGTATGATTCTTGTGGTGTTGATTTGGTAAGTGAACCAGCGACTCATTATTCTGGAAATTTTTGGTGGGCAAATTCTTCATATATTAAACAACTTCCAACTATAGATGAAATTAAGTTTCCAAAGATTCCTCCCATACTATCCATAAGGCACAACTGCGAATTTTGGATTGGTATGGGCAATGGTAAATTAAAAAGTCTTTGGAACTCATATATAAATGTATATGAAAGACATCTTCATAGATACGATACAATGGAGTATAAAAAATGAAATTGGTTGAAATTTTGAATAAATTTAATTTAGATTCTGACTTCTTAAATGAAGGTTATACTGAAGGAGGAACTGATAAAAATAGTTATCATAGCTACATTGAAAATTTTTATGAAAAGGAATTTGAACCTTATAAAGAAAGTAAAATTGATTTATTGGAAATTGGAATAGAAACTGGTGGTTCCTTAAAACTGTGGAAAGAGTATTTTTTAAATTCCAAATCTGTTGTTGGAGTTGATATATCGGATGAAAAAATAGATCAAAGATATAAAAATATTGATGGCATAATCATGCATTTTGGTGATGCATATGATGAAAAGTTTTCTAAAAAATTCAAACAATTTGATATTATTATTGATGATGGTCCTCATACTTTGGAAAGTCAATTAAAATCTATTAAATTTTATTTGCCGAAATTGAAGCAAAATGGACTTTTTATAATTGAAGATATTCAAAGTGTAGAGCATTTTGATATTTTAATTGATAAATCTAAAGAAGTTTGCGAATCTATTGATAATCAAGTTGAGTATTGTGTTGAATGTATTGATTTACGTGATAAGAAAGGTAGGTGGGACGATCTAATATTTTTAATCAGGAGTTAAATACCCTACAAAAAAATTATGTCATTTCAATTAATTGTAGAAACTTTAAGAAATAAAAAAGGAATAGAGTTTGGTGGACCAACTGGACTTTTTAGTGTGCCAGAACATAACCTACACTTATATCCTCATGTAAATCTTGATGGTGGTAATATATTGAATAATAATTATTTTCAATCCAATATAGGGTCAAATTTTACCTATTCCGAAAAAATTGGAAAGCAATTTGACATTGATTGTACAAATGAAAAACAACTTTCTTTGTCGGAAAGATATGATTTTATAGTTACCTCTCATGCTATAGAGCATTTTGCCAATCCTATCAATACTTTAAATTTGTGGAAAAAATATGTTTTAAAACCTGATGGGTATGTTTTATCCATCATACCTAATAAAGATTTTTGTTTTGATAGGAAAAGACCATTAACAACCTTAGAGCATTTAATTTCAGACTATAAAAAAAATATTGGTGAAAATGATACAACCCATATTGAAGAACAAAAAAAATTACATGATTGGAGTGCTGGTGGACTTGTTAATTTTTATGAACTATGTGAAATAAATTATCTTACAAGAGTTGTACATCACCACACTTTTAATATAGAATTGGTAGAGAAAATGTTTTCATACTCCGGATTTGAAAATATTGTTTCTTATATACATAATTTTTATGGTACACCATTAAATATCGTAAACCTATCAATGGTAAAAAATGATAACTATTAATTATCTTGCTCATGATCGTTCCAATAATTTTTGGAATATTACAAAACATTTTCTTAATTTAATCAAAGAACAAAATAAATCAAAAATTAGAGTTAATATTCTTACAACTCATAATGCTGATTTTGAAATACTTGATGGTATAGAAACAAATATAGTTTCATTTAATTCCGGATATAACTATATGTCAAAAATACAATATGCCGTTTCCCAAAATACAGAATATTCTGTAAAATTAGATGAAGATTGCTTTATTGGTAATCATGTATGGGATTATATGATTGAAAATGTTGATATTTTAGAATCTGATGATAATTTCATTCTAGCACCATTACTTTCAAACAATATTCCTTTGGTGGATGAATTTATAGAATCTTTTATTACTGATGAATTTATTAAAAATGAAATCTATTCTTATTTCTTAAAAAGAGATATGCCAAATGGACTTTGGGGTGTAGACTATTCTCCTCTTAATGAATATACACTTCAAGCATCATCTTGGAATCCTTCTGCTTTTTATGAAGGTGTTAGTCGAATAGATCATTATTATAAAGGGATTCATCCTATTCGTATTTGTGCAGAATCGCAAGTTATCTTAAATGATTATATTGTAGATAACTTTGATAAAATAATTGATAAGCAAGATTACTCTATTGAAGAATTTAATCGTCCTTATTATACAAATAGTGTTTTTCTTGTTAAAACTAAGGATTGGAAAAGTTTTCTTAATATGTCTGGAGGTGATGCTTTTGATGAAGTTGCATTTAATAGTTTTAAAAATACATTTAATAAAAAGACTTTCTACATCAAGAATGGATTTTCAATTCATTTGACTTATAATACTATTCATAATTCCAATCATAATGTGTGGGGTATTGGTATGATTGATGGTCTTGATTATGAAACTAATTTGCTTAAAAAAATTCATTATAAATTAGGTTATCAACAATAATGAAATTAAAATCAAACAAAGTTGCCTTTGTTATTCCGGTTTATCCTCCTCATTATGGGTATTTAAATTTTCTTGATAGTCTCCCAAATGACTTGGATTTTGATATCTACTTTATTCTTTCTTATAATGAAGATTTAGATATTTTAAAGTCATGTAATTTGAATCAAATATATAATACTATAGTATTAGAAGAAAAATTTAATCGTAATTTTATTTCTAATATTGTCAATTCTAATACAATAATTACTTTTAAAAAATATTATGCTATAAACATGCTGAAGAATAGATATGAATACATTGCAGCAGTTGATTCTGAAATTGAATTTGTATCTATAGATAATGTATATGAAAAATTTAAACAGTATTGTGATAAAAAGAAAATTTTTGGAGCATCCTTAAATGAAAATAGGTTAGAAATAGCAAAGGATATAATGGGGCATCCTTCAAAATTTTTTGATCAAAATAATGAAGAATTAAAAAATAAAACGTGTGGTTTGACTCATTATTTTTGGTTTTCTGATATTCCAATTTATGATACTAAAATTGCTTCAGAATTCTTTGAATTTATAAATTTTGAAAATTATGAAACATTTGTAAATAAGTTAACTTGGTGGGTATTTGATTACATACCGTACATTTATTATTGTGTTCTTTATAAAGGTTATGACTTAATTAATTTAAAAGAGTATGGTATTATGAGGAATTGGAGTATGGAATCAATGCCTATTGAAACTTATTTTGAAATAAATGAAAAATTTTCATATAAACCATTGTGGTTGATACATGACGTATATAATGAAAATAAGCATCAAATAAAAAAAGATGATATAATTATGACATACCATAGAAATGACGGTCGAGCTGTCTACTTATAAATGATTGGTAATTTGTATGAATAAGTTAGTAATTTTTGACCTCGATGGGGTTTTAATAGATAGTAGAGAAATGCACTATGAGGCACTCAATTGTGCTCTTGAAAATGTAGATAAGAAGTATATTGTCAATCGTGATGAGCATCTAAGTCTCTATGATGGTCTCCCTACTTCTCGTAAGTTGGCAATGCTGACCGAGAAGAAGAGTCTTCCTGTAGATACTCATCAACAGATTTGGGAAGATAAGCAGAGAGCAACCTTTGAGATCTTTTCAAAGTTAAAGAATGACTTTGAACTGATGCTCTACTTTAGAAGACTCAAAGATGAAGGGTTTCAAATTTGCGTAGCTAGTAATAGTATTCGTAATACGGTTAAATTGGTTCTACTAAAATTGGGAGTATTGGAGTTTGTTGATTACTATGTCAGCAATGAAGATGTAGTCCGTAACAAACCATTTCCTGAGATGTACTGGAAGTGTATGACTGCTTGTAATGCTCTTCCTAAGGACACTGTAATTTTTGAAGATAGTCATATTGGAAGGCAGGGTGCTCTGGATAGTAAGGCACATCTAATTCCTATTGAGAACCGTCAGCATATGACCGAGAAAAAGATTGAAGAAGCAATTGATATTTTGACGCAAACAACGGTAAGTCATATTCCTTGGAAGTCTGATAAGATGAATGTTCTTATTCCTATGGCAGGTGCTGGTAGTCGCTTTGCGAATGCTGGATATACCTTCCCCAAACCACTGATTGAAGTGGATGGTAAACCAATGATTCAGGTTGTTGTTGAGAACCTTAACATCGAAGCAAACTATACTTTTATTGTTCAGAAGGATCACTATGAAAAGTATAGTCTTCAATATCTCCTAAACCTGATTGCCCCTAACTGCAATATCGTTCAGGTGGATGGTCTTACCGAAGGTGCTGCCTGCACTACTCTGCTTGCCAAAGAGTTCATCGATAATGATGCTCCATTGGTAATGGCAAACTCTGACCAGTTTGTAGAGTGGAATAGTAACGAGTGCCTGTATGCCTTTAATGCAGATGGTATTGATGGTGGTATCGTTAGCTTCAAGGCAACTCATCCTAAGTGGTCTTATGCCAAGGTTGGTGATGATGGTTTTGTATCAGAGGTTGCGGAGAAGAAACCAATCAGTGATAATGCAACAGTCGGTATCTATTTCTGGAAGAAAGGTTCTGACTATGTAAAATATGCTGAACAGATGATTGAGAAGAATGTCAGAACCAATGGTGAGTTCTATGTCTGCCCAGTCTTCAATGAAGCAATTGGTGATGGTAAGAAAGTTCGTATCAAAGATATTGAAAGAATGTGGGGCATTGGAACTCCTGAAGATCTAAATTATTTCTTGGAGCACTATAAAGGATGAAACTGATTGCTCATCGTGGAAATACTGATGGTCCAAATCCAATTAGAGAAAACAGTGTTGATTATATTGAAAAAGCAATTTCTGAAGGATTTGATGTTGAAATTGATTTGAGAGTTGAAGATAATGAATATTATCTTGGTCATGATGATCCTCAATATTTTGTAACTATTGAATGGTTGAGAAAATATAAGGATGTTCTTTGGATTCACTGTAAAAACCCAGAAGCACTTGAAAAAATGTTAAGTTCTACAATAGAATTTAATTACTTTTGGCATGAAAATGATTGCTATACAATCACCAGTAAAAGTATTGGATGGATTTATCCCGGAAAAGAATATGTATTTAAATCAGTTATTGTTATGCCAGAATGGAATATCTCAGTAGATGATATTTTTAAAATTGCTCAGCAGAAGTGTTTTGGAATATGTTCAGATTATGTAAAAAAAATAAATTATCATGAGTATTGCTAATGAAATTCACTTTTGGAATAATTACTTCCGGTATTGATGATCGAATTGGTAGGATTATTGATAGTATTGAATCTTTAAATATTCCCAAGTATGAGATTATTATCGTTGGAAATTGTAATTTAAAAAGAACTAATACTAGGATAATTCCTTTTGACGAAGATATAAAATCGAAATGGATTACCAAAAAGAAAAATATAATAACACAACTTGCTACATATGAAAATATAGTGTATTTGCATGATTATTTTTATTTTAATCCGGACTGGTATGATGGGTGGTTAAAGTATGGTGACGATTATAAAGTTTGTATGAATCGTATTTTAAACCTCGATGGAACTAGATATCGTGATTGGGTTTTGTGGGTTTGTAATGGTAATGATACTGATATACCTGTTCCGGGGCATCATCCAATTGATGATTTAGTTGCAGAATATAGAGGTGCTTTAATACCATATGATATGATCCACCTTTCAAAATATATGTATTTTTCTGGTGCTTATTGGGTTGGAAAAAGGGATGTTATGTTAGAATTTCCATTAGATGAAACTCTTATCTGGGGTCAGGGGGAGGATGTAAAATGGTCTAAAGAAATACGAAAAAAATATAATTTTTCTATGAATCCATATTCTACAGTGCAACTAATGGTTCAAAAAGATAGAGCATTTGAAGAAAGTAAAAGTGAAATGATTAAAAAACTAAAAATTATTATTTAAAAAAATGAAAAATAAATTTAATCTTATTGGAGATACATTTAGTCATACGACAGGTGGGCATACTGGTTATTCTGTGCATGGAAAGATATCCAATTACATAGAGTGGGTACATGACTTGTCCGCTGATGATACAATGTATGTTGATCGATATATTTTTAATGCAATGCATGATAATATTCTTGGCAACAAATATGGGTGGCTGATGGAATCTAAATCATTAGATTATCAAAGAGGAATTGTAGGTGAAATAAAAAGGAATAAAGATGAGTATTTTAAAGTATTTAAATATATTTTTACACATGATAAGGAACTCCTATCATTAGATAGTAGATTCAAGTGGTGTCCTGCTCAAGGATTTTGGATTGAAGATTATAAATTACATCAAAAATCTAAAATGATTTCTTTCATTACATCAAATAAAAATTTTACCGAAGGGCACAAAAAAAGATTGGAATGGGTTGAAATGCTAGGAGATCAAGTTGATATTTATGGTAGGGGATTTAATGAGATAGATAATAAGGAGCAAGGATTGTGTGATTATATGTTTTCAGTTGTTGTGGAGAACGGTTTTTATGAATCGTATTTCACAGAAAAAATTCTTGATTGTTTTGCGACAGGTACAATACCTGTTTATATGGGATCTCCAGATATTTGCAATTATTTTAACTGTGATGGTATAATAAAATTATCTGAAGAATTTGACATATCAGAGGAAATATATTATAATAAAATTGATGCAATAACAGAAAATTTCAAAAAAGTCAAACAATATGAAATTCTTGAAGACTTCATTTATTTAAATTATTTAAGGTAAAAATTTATGGATACTAATTATGGGTGGGATATTGATTCCAAAGATAGTGGAGAATATATTAATACTTGTAAAAAAATTATTGAAGATTCTAATATATTTGATAATTTTAAATCGTCCAAAGAATATAATGTTATTCTGGAGCATGTTCATTATGAATTGGGATTACAATATTATGATCATATTCAAAAAGTTGGCAAAGAAATCTATGACAAATATTTGAATAAATTTTTAGAAAATGATCAAATAGGAAATCCAAATCAATTTTTCTATGGGGACGGTAAAATATCACCGACCACTCTTAGATATATTAAAAATTGTTTAGATTTATCTTTTCTTTGTGATGATCAAAGTGTATCTAAAATTGTTGAAGTTGGTGGTGGGTATGGTGGTTTGTGTAAAACTTTGAGCGTTCTATGTAACTTTAATGAGTATTTAAATATTGATCTTCCCGAAACAGTATTGCTTCAAGAAAAATACTTAAAAAATTTCTCTGAAATATACCCAAAAATTAAATTCGTTCCCTGTAATGAATTGGAGGATATTTCTAATATTGATCTTTTTATTAGTAATTATTCTCTCTCCGAACTTACGATTGAAACTCAACTAAATTATTACAATAAAATTATTAAAAATAGTAAAATAATTTATATTACATACAATTTGATTACCAATGATTCCATGAATAATTATAATATTCTCATATCAAAATTGAAAGATGATGGGTTTAAACTTGAAGATAATTATTTTGATTATGGCAGTCATAAAAATACAATAATAGTTGGAAAAAAATGAAAATCTGTATTCTTACTATTGCAACAAACAAATACATTCAGTTTGTTGAAAGACTTCTTGATGATATTGAGAAAAACTTTCTTGATGGTCATGATATTCAATGCCTTCTTTTTACTGATCATGAAGTAGAAACTTCTGATAATGTAAAGGTTTCTCAAATAGGGCATAAACCTTGGCCAGAACCTGCTCTTAAAAAATATAACTATATTAATTCAGAATCAGAATATCTGAAAGATTTTGACTATCTTTATTTGTTTGATGCCGATGTTGGTATTGTTAACACTGTTGGTGAAGAGGTATTGCAAGATCTTGTTGGGGTTCTTCACCCATATAAGATTTTGGAATCAAAGAAAATATATCCATACGAAAAACGAAAAGAATCTACGGCATATGTTTCTGACCAAAATTATGATAAGTATTATGCTGCCGCATTTGTTGGTGGAAAGTCTTCCATATTTTTAAAGATGGCAAAGACTATTGCTGAAAGAGTTGAAGAAGATGATAGAAATGGTATTATAGCAAAGTGGCATGATGAGAGTCATTTGAACAAATACTTTAATGAGAATCCTCCAACTGCATTGTCTCCAAGTTATATGTTTCCAGAAGAACTCATCAATCATCCCCAATATCCATTTGAACCAAAAATAGTTGCTTTGAAAAAAGAAAGTTCTTTTAATCAAGAAAAAATTCAAATGGGACAGTATCCAGTATGAAAATTGATTTGAGAAAAATTCCTGCTGTTTATATGAATCTCAAACAGCACGAAGAAAAAAATGAGAAGATGCAAACACTTCTTGATAAATGTGGTTTTGAGACTAGAATTAAAGTTGAGGGTAATTATAGACCAGACAATCCTCCGGCAGGATGTGCTGGTGCTCACTATATTGGGTTATGTGAAATTGATCCTCCATTTGTTTTGTTTGAGGATGATTGCCTTTTATATAACTTTGAACCTATCATAGAAGTTCCTGATGATGCAGATGCTGTTTATCTTGGAACATCACAGTGGGCAAGATACTTCTCTTTTTCTGGACCTTTCGTTCATTATGATATTGTTGATGACAATATCGTTAGGGTCTACAATATGCTTAGTGGACATGCTATATTGTATTTGACTCAAGAATATGTTAGAATGTGTCAAAGAATATCACACCATGCTTCTGAAGTCATTGGATATAATCAAGATACTGGGTTTGCTGAAGTTCAAAAATATTTTAATATCTATTCTGTAAACAATCCTTTCTTTAAACAGAGTGGATATAATAATGCAGTTACTAGTTGTAAAGTAACAGATATTGGAATTCATGTGAGTGATGCTCAAAGATTTTTTGATAGTGTTAAATGTGACCTTTCTAGATTGCAAGGTGTACCCGATTTAAGTGGGGCTCCAAGTACATATCATCCATTAAAAATTGTATAATATTATGGTAGTTCAAATTTTTACTTCAGTAGTAAATCGTCCTGATTTTGTGAGTCTACAAAATAAACTATTCCAAAAGTTTCTTAAAAAAGATTATCAGTTTCATATTGTAGACGATTCAATTGATTCTGAGATTTCTGATCAATTTCAGTCAATTTGTTTGGAAAATCAGTTTTCTTATTATAAAAAACCAGAAAGAAAAAATCCAATGAATCCTGCTCAAGCATGTGCGGATACGGTTCAGTGGACTTATGATAATATCATTAGAAAAAATCATTTAGATGATATTGTTTTCTTCTGTGATTCTGATTTGTTTTTGATTGATGAATTTAATATTGAGGATTATATGAGTGATGCTATTATTGCAGGACTTCCACAAAAGAGGGGAGAAGTTACTTATATGTGGAATGGGATAATGTTTTTTAATATGCCTAAGATAACTGATTTGGATATTAATTTTTCTGATGGTGTTGTTGAAGGTGAGATGACCGATGTTGGTGGGCATACGTATTATTATTTTAAGAAAAATAATATTGAGATGAAAAAAACTGATGAAGAGTTCCCACTATACCCAACTCATTTTGGGGATATTGAAATTCAAAATGATGAAGTAACCAAAGGTTATAACTTTGAATTGCATTTAGGTGGTAAGTTCCTTCACTACCGTGCCGCAACTAACTGGCATTCCAACTGGAGAGATTCTAATGATCCTTTATTTAAAAAAACTGAGATCTTTAATACAATTATAGGGGAACTTTTAAAATGAAACATTTTCTAGATCTTGGTGCTCATAAATTAGAAGGTTTAAAGGAATTTACCGAAAAGTTGAATATTAATAAAGAATGGAATGTTTATTCCTATGAGCCCAATATTTTAGTTCATGAAGAATCTGAAAAAATTATTGAAACTATAAAAAATAATTATGCATATTTTGAATTTAATAAAAAGGCAGTTATGGATGAAAGTGGAACAATAACCTTTAATGGGCATAAAGGTGCTTGGAAAGATCAAACTAAATCTGATTTTATGGAGGGATACACTACTGGATCAAATGCTTTAGATACTAATCCATTGATTGATATTGGTAATGGTGTGATTTTTGATGTTTTTCAATATGATGTTGAATGTGTTGATATTGATGATATCTTAGAGAGTATTTGTAATAAAGATTCTGAGGCAGAGATTTACATTAAATGTGATATTGAAGGATCTGAATTTGTAGTTCTTCCTAAAATTATTGAATCTGAATATGTACATTATATCAAAGAGATGTATATTGAATGGCATGAGCGTATGTGGTTTCATGAAGGAAATGTGGGAATTATCAATAAACAAAAAGAAAGACAAGTTTATACTTCTAATCTTAAAAAATTAGGAATTAAGTGTTTCGTTCATCATTAATATGGATAAAAATAAAGCGGCATATAAATTAAAAAATCTTTCTCCGGTATATTATCTTAATCTTGATGGGCAACCAGAAAGAAAGGAATATATGGAAGAGCAGTTTAAGTATTGGGAGATTGAAGATTATACTCGTATCTCTGCGTATGATGGAAGAGAAGATGACCTGAGTGATATTATAAAAGGTCGCTATCCTGAGAATATGACCTCTGGTGAGATTGGGTGTACAACTTCTCATCTCAAGGCACTCCAGCACTGGATAGAGACCTCTGACAGTCCTTATGCAGTTATTATGGAAGATGATGTGGATTTACAACTTGCCAGATGCTGGAACTTTACCTGGAATGATATTATTGCCAAGGTTCCTTATGATTATGATGTAATTCAACTTGCCATTATCTGTACTGGTGATTTGCATGTAAAACTTCATAAGAGATTTGTGAATGATTTTTCAACTGCTGCTTATATGATTACTCGTCACCATGCCGAAAAGATTCTAAGGCATCATGTTCGTGGAGATAAGTATAAGTTAGATAATGGTGTAAAACCCAGAGCAGTTGCGGACGACTTGATTTACAATTCTGGCAATACCTTTTCTATTCCTCTGTTCCTTTATAAGATTTCTTTAGGTTCTTCTATTCATCCTGAGCACATTGATGTCTTTCATCGTCAGAGTCACGATGGTCTCCTCAACTTTTGGGAGAACCAGGGTGCTGATATGACAATTGATGACCTGATGAACTATGACCCTTATCTGGGAAGAATCACAAATCCCTCCCCGCCACCAAGTTAGGGTCTTCTGACTCGGGGCACTTGACATTGCCCTCCTTTGCCTATATAATGACATAGTTCTTAATGAAACTACGATGACCGTTACGACCAATGAGCACGGGCAACAAAACCTGTTCGCAAAGGAACCTGAAATGTATGTGTCTCCAACTGATGCAGAGCGTTATGCACTTGAGACTTATGCAGAGAAGGCAGAAAAAGCAAATTCAAGATGGGCGATGCTAGGATTTGTTGCCGCAGTTGTTTCTTATGCACTCACAGGACACCTATTCTTTGGTGTAATCTGATGAACGAACTCATTTTTACCGTAACGATTATTTCTTTTCTTGTGCTTCTGGCACACTCTATCAATCAACTTTCCGACACTTACTAAGGAGAAACAAAATGAAATTTGGATTTACTGAAACTGCCGAACTTTGGAATGGAAGACTTGCTATGCTTGGATTCGTAATTGCTGTAGGTACTTATCTTACCACCGGGCAAATTCTTCCGGGAGTATGGTGACTTCTGATATTATCGCAATATTCTGTGGAATACTTATATCGGCAATACTACTAAATGTATTGAAACTCTCAAATAAAAAATAGCAATATCAATCCTTCTTTCTAAATACGGAGAGAAGGATTTTTTGTATGCCCAGAGGACAATTGACTAAAGAAGAAATGAAGTATCAGGTCCTAAAGTTGAAGCAGAAACTTCAGAACGAACAGATTACTTATACCTCAGACCCCAAAGCACTTGCGGACCAATACTTGAATATGGTTCTGGATAAAATTAACGAATATTCCTGCTGACAAAGGGTTCTTATTTATACTGTGCCAGTTAGGTAATTGGACCTATTGACAGGATTTGCTGACAGTGTTATTATATATACATACACGGGGTTAAGAACCGTGTCTTCTCCAACCGGGATCACGAGAAGTAAAGCATCCCTCATATCCACGATAGAGGGTGTCGTGGAGTATACTGTACCCAGTTCGTCCCCCGAACTCATATTTACCCTTTTAATTAAATGACTGCTACAATTGCTCAACAACGTTCCACAAATACTTGGAACGATTTCTGTGAGTGGATTACTTCCACTAACAACCGTCTATATGTTGGTTGGTTCGGAGTCCTTATGATTCCTTGCCTTCTTGCTGCTACGGTTTGCTTCATTATCGCTTTCGTTGGTGCTCCCCCAGTGGACATTGACGGCATTCGTGAACCAGTTGCCGGTTCTCTAATGTATGGAAACAACATCATCTCCGGTGCCGTTGTTCCTTCTTCTAATGCGATTGGTCTTCACTTCTATCCTATCTGGGAAGCTGCCTCACTTGATGAGTGGCTTTATAACGGTGGACCTTTCCAACTTGTTGTATTTCACTTCCTCATTGGCATCTATGCTTATATGGGTCGTGAATGGGAACTTTCTTACCGTCTAGGTATGCGTCCTTGGATTTGTGTTGCTTACTCAGCACCTGTTGCTGCTGCGAGTGCCGTATTCCTTGTGTATCCTTTCGGTCAAGGTTCTTTCTCTGATGCTATGCCTTTGGGCATTTCTGGTACTTTTAACTATATGCTTGTCTTCCAGGCAGAACATAACATCCTTATGCATCCCTTTCATATGTTAGGTGTTGCTGGTGTTTTTGGAGGAAGTCTTTTCTCCGCAATGCATAGGGAACTGTGCCCTTGTTGAGTAATCAGCAAGTGAAAATCGGGTGAACTGCTGGAACCCTAAGTTACTAAAATGTTACTTGACTTATATAAATAACTCTGGTAACATAAACTGTATGACTAATCAGTACTTATCTTTTATTGAGGAATGTAAATCAAAAACATATCCTCCCAATACTTATCTTGAAGAACACCATATTGTCCCAAAACACGATGGTGGTCTTGATAATCCAGAAAACCTTATTTCATTATCTTTTGACGACCACATACTCGCACATAAAATAAGGTACGATGTATACGGTCAAGTTTATGACTTAGCAGCATATAACTTGATGTGTGGTTTTGATAGTGAAGGTTGGAGACTTCTTAGAGTTGAAGGTGCCTATAAAACACACGAAGCACTAAGATTATCCAAGAAAAACTTTTGGAGTTCTGATTATCAAAAAGAAATGTCTGCTCGTTCTGTAAAGTCTGAGTATGCTATGAAAATGAGAAGTATTGGTGGTAAAGTGGGAGGTAAAAATAGGAACAAAAATGTTGCTATTACTTCTACTGATAAGTATATTTTCTCTTATACTAAAGTTGAAACAGTTTGTATAATAAACTGTGAAACTGGTGGAGAAGTTTTAGAAGAACTACAAAAAATAGTTCCCAATCAAAACTTCAAGAGGGTAACACCTCTACTAAAAGGACAAAGAGAAAATGCTTATGGTTGGTCTTGTAAAAAAGTTTAGTAATACGGCAATCAGCATCCAAGTCCTAGATACATCTAGGAAAGGTTCAGAGACTACCTGAGGGATATAGTTCCCTTAATAACAGGTTTAAGTGCCCGACAACCTAATAAAAATAGGTTGATGATATAGTCCACTCCTTATGAAAATAAGGTACAATAGGGGTTCCCTCGTAACCTCTTCACTGGTTCGTGAAACCACTGAAACTGAATCGCAGAATTATGGTTATAAGTTCGGACAAGAAGAAGAGACATACAACATCGTTGCCGCTCATGGTTATTTTGGACGCCTTATTTTTCAATATGCTTCGTTTAATAACTCTAGGTCGCTTCATTTCTTTCTTGCTGCATGGCCGGTTGTAGGCATCTGGTTCACCGCTCTTGGTGTTTCCACGATGGCTTTTAACCTCAATTGGGGTTCCGTTAAAGCAATTTAACGGCAAACATCGGATGAATTGCTGGAAACCCTCCAAATATAAGGGCAATCAGCATCCAAGTCTTGAGTACACTCAAGAAAGGTTCAGAGACTACCTGAGGGATATAGTTCCCTTAATAACAGGAATAAGCGTCCGACATCCTACTGGGATGAAGATATAGTCCTCTCCTTAAAGATGGTAAATTTAAGGAAACAGAGTAATGGTTTTAATTTTAACCAGTCCATCGTTGATAGTCAAAACCGAGTAATTCCTACTTGGGCGGACATTTTAAATCGTGCTGGTCTCGGCCTTGAGGTCATGCATGAACGGAACGCTAGATTTGTTGGTGTTCTTGCCTAGTAATAGGCATTAGTAAAATCGGGTTAAACGGGGAAACTCTCTATGAGACAATCCCGTACCAAGTCAGAAAGGGTTAAAGTTTTCTGAAAGGTCTAACGACTAGGTGGTGAGTCCCAACAATAATCCACCCACGAATGCCCGACTCCTTAATAAACATAAGGATGAAGAGATAGTCTGAACTTACTAGCGATAGTAAGAAGTAGAGGATAAAGAACCACTACGATAACACAATTGCACAACTTTCCTTTAGATTTGGCGGCTGCAGAAACAACTTCGGTTGCTCTAACTGCTCCTTCTATTGGTTGATATAATTGAGAGATCCTTTACGGGTCTCTTTTTTTATGCTATAATGGACTTTAAGATTTTATAAATAGTTAAAAGATTAAACACCATAATGAGAACCACGAAGATTTGTAGAACCTGCACCAAAGAACTTCCCACTTCTGATTTTAGAGAAGGTCGTAGAAGGTGCATTAGATGTGAAGAAAAAACCTATGCCGAAAACTGGTCTAATAAAACTCACATTACTTGTAATAAATGTGGTGTAGAAAAACTAATTTCCGAATACTACAAAGGTCATAAGAGATGTAAGGAATGTTATAGTAAAGATTATAAGGATAAAAAACCTTCTTATGATGATAAGAAGAATTATATGTTAAAATATACTTATGGTGAAGATTTTGGATTGGAGCAATACAAAAACATCTTACAAGAACAGAATGAAGTATGTGCTATTTGCTTTAATCCAAATACTAATGGTAGAAAAGATAGTAACAACCTTTATGTAGACCACGACCATAAGACAGGTAAAGTCCGGGGATTACTTTGTAGTAACTGCAACAGAATGTTAGGATTGGTTGGAGACAACTTAAATACATTAAGTAGTGCAGTTAAATACCTACAAAAGCACCAATAAGATGCTAACAATCCTCACAGCCTTCATAGCATTCGGAGTGCTCCTCTTTCTAATGTCTCTGATATAATAGAATATAAATATCTAAGAAATATAATTTTTGATGGAAGAACTTTCAGAATTATTTAAAATAGTTGCAGAAGAAAATAAAAAGAAAAAACTAGAGATAGAATCTTTAGTTGGTGATTCTTTTGAGACACTTTTTATTGAGCAACTGAAACCCAAAAAGAAAAAAATTATTCAAAAGAAAATACAAGAACCTCAAATTGTTGAAGTAGTAGAAGTAAAAAAAGATACTTTAATAGAAAAATCATTAGGTTTATTATCTGAACCATCAGATACTAAACATAAGAATGATCCAATTACACCATTAGATCAAAAGTTTGCCACTTTTGATGATCTTCAGAAACATTACAGCACTTTCCTTTCTCGTATTCAGCAACAACTCTCTACATTAGGTGGAGGTGGTGAAACTCAAATAAGATACTTGGATGATGTTGTTGGTGTTGCAACCAATTCAAGTAATTATAATTCAAAATTTTTACAATGGGATTCTTCATCAAATACAGCAGAATTTGTTAATATCAATTCAGGAAATATTGTTGGTATTGTTACGGGATATTATGGAAGTTTTTATGATACCACAACACAAAATGCAGTAGGAGTTAATACATATCAACCAGTTACAATCAATACAACTGATATATCAAATCAAGTATCTATCGCAAATAGTTCTCATATTGTCGTTGCAAACTCTGGAATATATAATATTCAATTTTCTTTACAAATTGATAAATCACAAGGTTCTCTAGCACATGTTTATATTTGGTTGAAAAAAAATGGAGTAGATGTTCCAAATAGTGCAACAGAATTAGCAGTTCAAGGAACCAATTCCGAAGTTGTTGCTGCTTGGAACTTTGTAGTATCTGCTTCTGCAAATGATTATTATGAACTTATGTGGAGTTCTACTGACGATCATATTCAAATCAAAGCAAGGACCGCAAGTGGAGTTGTTCCTGCTATTCCATCAATCATTCTCACAGTAGTCTCTGTATAATACACAAGATAAATGCTCACAATCCTCACATCCTTCATAGCATTCGGTATGTTCCTTTTCATAATATCTCTGCTATGATACATAAGATAAAACCATAACTCTTTATGTACGACGCAACTTTTATCAGTGATATTCACCTAGGAACTCCAAGATGTAATACTGAAAAGTTTCTAAAATTTCTAAAAGAACTTAAGACTAAGAAATTAGTTTTAGTTGGTGATGTTATTGATATTCATTGTATGGAAAGATATAATACTCGTTGGACCAAAGAACATACTGAATGCGTTCATCAAATACTCAATCTCGCAAAGAAAGGAACCGAGATTGTTTATATTCTTGGTAATCACGAAGGTATGCTACGAAGGTATTGTGACTTTGAGCACAAGAACTTTAAGATGGTTGATGCGTATGTTCATAAGGACTCAAAGGGAAATAAGTTTCTTTGTATTCACGGAGATAAGTATTCGGAGTATTCTTCTGGGTCTTGGAAGCAACTGATGTTCAATAAAGGTTATGAATTGATTACACCATTAAGTTTATTTCTGGAAAGATTCTTTCGGTTTTCTTTGGTTTATGCTCTGAAGAATAGTGTGCGTGGAAAGAATTATATCAATCAATATGAGACCGATATTGCTTCTTATTGTGCCCAAAGAGATAAGAAATATTCTGGTGTAATCTGTGGGCACATACATTCTGGAAATATTCGTAACTTTGGTAAGGTGATGTATATGTGTTGTGGAGATTGGTGTGATAGCACCTCTGCGATTGTGGAGAAAAATGGTGTATATTGTTTGGAAAAGTATTGATTATTTCCTTTACAAAAACTCATAAATGACCTATAATAATCAAAAGACTTCAAAAAATGAAAAAGTATAATACCGAAGATTATTTTTCTGTAATTGATAGAAGAACTGGAAGAAAGATTGTAGATTGTGCCGAGTGGTCAGATGCAATGTTGATGTTTGACCTTGATGCACATAATCGCCAAATCACAAGTAATAAGTTTCTGATGGGTCAGGTGATTGATATTGAAATACCCAAAGCACTTCCTACGAATGAAATTGCTATCAATACCAAACCTTATCAGGACCATCAATATGAGTGGATGGTTGATAAAATCAATCAACTGCCTCAAATCAAACTTCCAGAAGGTCAACAAAAACCTGTAGTGGTATGATGCAAAATATCAATTGGTTTAATGTTTTCTTTGATTTGTATATCATTTATTGGGGATTCAATTATGGGAGAAATAAGGAAGAATGAATCATAAGACAACATTATCAGAACAGTTTAGTTATATTTGGATTTGTTTAAAAGAAACCATCTTAATAACTCTAAATAATCATAAGTCGCAGTAACTTATGGGACCTCTCCATTCGCCTAAAGAGTATCTGTTTAATCTTTGTACAGCAAGTTCTGGGGATGCTAAACGAATATGGAGAAAAGATATCAAAGAGAGTTGGAATCATAAGTGTGCCTATTGTGAGTCCGAAGATAATCTTACAATAGATCACATAGTTCCTCAATCAAAAGGTGGATTAGATACTACTACGAATGTAGTGTGCTCTTGTCATTCTTGTAATCAATCTAAGGGGCACGAGCACTGGAAACTATGGTATGTACAGCAAGATTTTTATAGTGAAGAACGATTTGATAAAATAGAAAATTGGATGAAACCTCCATTGCCAACTAATCTTTATTCTTATCGTCCAAGAAAAAATAATGCCTCATAAGGTTTTATAAATAACTCCAAGACAGTATATACTGTCTAATTTTGATAAATACCGATTGCGATAAATGTCAACTCCCATAAGGATTAAAAGATCTGCTGTGCCTGGCAAAAGGCCAACAGCAGGTCAACTCTTAAGTGCTGAATTAGCATACAATACTTATGATGGCGAACTGACTGCCAAGAGAGAGCGTCCTGGAATAGGTACGGATATTATCCGCATTGGTGCCGGAACAACAGTTACAAATATCATTTATGTCACAAAAGACGGAAACGACACAAACACAGGACTCAAACTTGGAGATGCCAAAAAAACAATCGGAGCAGCACTCACACAGGCAACAACAGGATCAGTTATTAAAGTTAGTGCCGGAACTTATATAGAAAATAATCCCCTAACCATTCCAGAACAAGTCTCAGTTGTCGGTGATAGTTTAAGAGAAGTATCGGTATCACCACAAAACCCAGATAAAGATTTGTTCTATGTAGAAAATGGGGTTTATGTTGCAGAGATGTCTTATACAGGAACGATGGATCCTGGTGGGGCAATATTTTCTTTTAATCCAGATCAAATAGGATATTTCGACCAATCACCTTATGTTCAGAACGGAACCAATTTTATTCCCGGAAGTATTGGAATGAGAATTGATGGTTCTAAGGCAATTGGACCAACTAAGAGTATGGTTCTTGACTCTTATACTCAATACAATCAAGGTGGTATTGGAATCTCAATTACGAATGAGGGATATGCACAGTTAGTTTCTCTCTTTACAATTTGTAGTGATATTGCAGTGTTCTGTGGAACAGGTGCTGCTTGTGATCTTACAAACTCTAACTCATCATTCGGCACTTACGGATTAGTTGCCGATGGTGTAGGTCCTCTTAAATATACCGGAATCATTACAGGTTCTCCATCATCAATAAATGATGATACTTTTACGGTAGATTTAAGTGTTCCGACTCTCAATATTACAAATGCACTTTATGATAATACAACTGGTCTTTTAACCGCATACACAAGTACCCCTCATCAATTCTCAGTTGGAATGGGAATCACTCTTGCCGGACTTGGATTTACTTGTCCTTATGAACCAGGAATTAGATACTATCCAAGTGGTCAAAATGGATATGTATTTGATACAAAGACTGTTGCACCTGGAAGATATTATGATGCTTATAATTTGATACAGGCAAACAAGCAGGAGATTCAGGATAAGTCTCTGGCAGCAATTGCAATCAATCATCCCGATTTTTATTTTCCTGGTGATTCGCAAACAAATTCTAGATCTAGGTATTATGATTCTTATCGCCTGATTCAAAATAATAGGAGTGTAATTGTTGGAACTGCCTGGACGAATACTTATAATGTTTATCCGGGCATTTCAACCACAATGGATAAGTGCAAAAGGGATATTGGATATTTTGTTGATGCAGTTTCCACAGATGTTTTCACTGGCGGCAATCATTATGTTAGGGAATTTGTAAGACAATATTTTAATGCAAATGGAAATCCTATTAGTAATGGATTGGTTGGTGAAGTAAATGAATCCATTTATGCTTTTAATCAGTCAAGAAATTTAATGAAACAGGCAATTACAAATTCTCTTGTAGGTGCTGCTTATTCTGATTTAACAATTTCGACAGGAACTTCTACTTATAATGGTGGAGGTACTACTTATGCAAATACTGATCCTTTGGCATGTTCTGATGTTCAATCTAATATTGATAATCTAGTCGGTATTGTTACGACAGTTATTGGTGCCGGAAGTTTGATAAGTATTTCTAGTTCTGATAATTACGGAACATTTACAACAGGTGGAAACAAGTGCTATAGAGATATTGGATACTTGGTCGATGCAGTTTCTCTAGATGTAAGAGACTATACGAATAAAAATACTCGTAATTTTATTAAAGGATACTTTAATATAAATGGTGATCCTTTAATAAATGGACTTGTAGGGGAAGTTGCAGAATCCATTTCAGCATTTAATGGAGTTAGAGATTATTCCAAAAAAGCAATTACGAACCAGTTGAATGCTCAGGACCTAACTATTGTCGGAGATCCTACAAATACTGATCCTGCATCTTGTGCAAATGTTCAGACATTTATTGATAATCTTATTGGTGCAGTTACTTCTAGTTCTGTTGGAGTTGCCACAAGTAAATTGAATCTAACGGCAGTTTCGATGGCAAGCACCGTATTTACTTGCAATATTGGTATTGCTACTCAAGCACATTATTATAATTCTGGCGGAACCGCAAAGATTAGTGTCATTCGTCCTTTTGATGGCCAGATAATTTATTTTGGTGATTTATATTATACAGTCTCTAAGATTATAGTTGGATCTGGAGGAACCGGATATACCTCTCAACCAACAGTTACGATTGCAGACCCTGATACAAGTTGGGGAGTCACGGCACAAGCAGTATCAAATATTTCTAATGGTTCAGTAACCAGTTTTGATCTTATCTCAAGTGGTAGGGGATATACGTCAGTTCCTAAGGTTACAATTAGTTCGCCTGATGTTGGGATAAATACAGCAACGGCAACGACAATTTTATTACAATCTTATTATCCAATTCTTAGTTCGTCTCCAATCTCTGCCGGAATCTGCACAGTTACTATCAGTGAAAACATTCCTTATGTAGTAAGCCCCGGAACAGAAGTTCCATTTTATAAGCAAAGTAGAGTTCTTGCATCTGGTCATTCATTTGAGTATATTGGTTCTGGAAATGAAATTGCAAAAGCACTACCGGCAACCGGTGGAGTTGCAATTCAAGATAATGAAGTTGATATTAGAAATGGTGGATTGGTTGTTTATACCAGCACTGATCAGTCTGGTAACTTTAGGATTGGTGAAGGTGTTGTGGTGAATCAACAATCGGGAACTATTTCTGGATCATTCTATTCTAAGAGTTTATTTTCAACCGTAACACCATTCATTCTAGCACTAGGAGGATAATTAAAAATGGCATTACCATTAAATGTATTCAAGACAGTTACAAAAGTAGCAACAACAAATCCAGTCGGTATTTATACGGCACCTGTTGGATATACTGGTGTTGTGCTTTTGGCACAAATTGCAAATGTTGATTCTAATACTCATACAATTTCATTTTCTCATCGAAGAACGACTGTCGGTATTGCAGTTACCACTGAAATCGTAAAACAATTTCCTGTTCAAGGAAATGATTCTGTTTCTTTAATTCAAGGAAAACTGACTTTAGAATCTGGTGATGTTCTTGTTTTATCTGCAAGTAACAGTTCTAATATTAAATTTATTGGAAGCATTCTAGAGACACTCAACTAAAATGGCAAAATATATTAGCGACCGCCAAAGAAATCTTAAGATTGGTATTACTTCTTATACTGAAAATTTAACAGTATTGGAAGTTACTGGTGGTGCTTATATTTCCAGTTATGTTGGAATAGGAACTACAAATCCAACACAATCTCTACACATTCAGGGTAGTGCAAGACTTACTGGTGCCCTTTATGATAGTACTAATGTAGCAGGAAATTCGGGTCAGGTACTTCAAACAACTGGTAGCGGTATTATATGGTCTAATGCTTCTGATGTTGGTATATTAACTTATGTCGATAGATCTGGTATAGCAACCTTTGCAACCAATGCCGGTATAGCAACCTTTGCTACTAGTGCCGGTATAGCAACTTATGCTGATAGAGCTGGTATAGCAACCTATGCTGATAGAGCTGGTATAGCAACCTTTGCAACTAGTGCCGGTATATCAACCTTTGCAACCAATGCTGGTATATCAACCTTTGCTACTATTGCCGGTATAGCAACCTTTGCAACCAATGCTGGTATATCAACCTTTGCTGATAGAGCTGGTATAGCAACCTTTGCAACCAATGCTGGTATAGCAACCTTTGCTACTAATGCCGGTATAGCAACCTTTGCAACCAATGCTGGTATATCAACCTTTGCTACTAATGCCGGTATAGCAACCTTTGCAACCAATGCTGGTATATCAACCTTTGCAACCAATGCTGGTATATCAACCTTTGCAACCAATGCTGGTATATCAACCTTTGCAACTATTGCCGGTATATCAACCTTTGCAACTATTGCCGGTATATCAACCTTTACATCAGAATGGATTTTAGGTGCTGTTGGAAGTTCAGATTACACCTTCACTGGACCTGGATTTACTGGTGCAGAATCTGATCCAGTATTATATTTGGTAAGGGGACAACAATATAAGTTTACGAATACAATGGGTGCTCATCCATTTAGGATTCAAAGCACTCCAAATGGTTCTGTTGGAACTCAATACGATGATGGTATTCCAAGCAATAATATCTCTAACGGAACACTAACTTGGAATGTTCAATTTGATGCACCGGGTATTCTGTATTATCAATGCACTGCTCACGGATCTATGGGTGGTAAGATTTATATTATTGATGCTGGTATAGGACCTGATGTAAGCGTTAATACTACTGGAATTATTACGGCATCAAGTTTTGTTGGTAACGCTTCGAGTGCTACCTTTGCAACCAATGCCGGTATAGCAACTTATGCTGATAGAGCTGGTATAGCAACCTTTGCTACTAATGCTGGTATAGCAACTTATGCTGATAGAGCTGGTATAGCAACCTTTGCTACTAATGCCGGTATATCAACCTTTGCAACCAATGCCGGAGTTTCTACATCGGTCATAGGCGGTATTGGTTCCATTACGGGACTTTATGTATCTGGAATTAGTACATTAGGAACAGTACTAATTTCTTCTGGTATTGTAACTGCCACCATAGGTATCGTAACTTATTATGGTGATGGTTCTAAATTAATTAATATTAATGCATCATCTATTACCGGAACACTTGATTATGCCAATAATTCTGGAGTTTCTACATCGGTCATAGGCGGTATTGGTTCCATTACGGGACTTTATGTATCTGGAATTAGTACATTAGGAACAGTACTAATTTCTTCTGGTATTGTAACTGCCACCATAGGTATCGTAACTT